GGACTTGATGCACCTAAGAAGTTCAATTGGTATTTGAGTCCTAATGAAGCTGTTTTGGCGGCTATGTGGTCCAAGGTGGGGTCCGAGGTGTGGTCCGAGGTGTGGTCCGAGGTGGGGTCCAAGGTGTGGTCCAAGGTGGAGGCTGAAATTTGCTGGGGACAACACGATGCTGGATTTCTTTCAGAATATGCCTTCTATCTGAAAGAATTGGGATTAAAAGAATGTGAACGATTGACTCCCCGTATGGAGCTTGCTAAAGAATGTGGATGGTTTATTCCTTATAAAGACGAAGTATTTATTTCTGAGAAGCCTTGTGAAATTCATTTGAACCATAAAGGACAGCTTCATAATCCCGTAGGTCCCGCTCTATTGTATAAAAATGGTTATTGTCTGTATTCGATTGATGGAAATGTTCTAGATGATAAAGAAGGATTTAAAATTACTAAGTCAAATTTAATCAATTCGGAAGTGAAGGATTTATTAAAATGAACACAGAAATTAAAAAGCCCGCACAACTCTTCATCATGGAAGCTTCCGCCACACGAAAACTTTTTGGTGAGGCGTCAGACGAAAAGAAACGCGCCCACGCCAAAAGAGTAATTGACTGGCATAAACAAGTTCGTTATAACAAACTTCGTCATCTCATTGAGAAACTTCGTGGATAATGAAACATAAATTAGCACGCCGATATATTGACCAAAACGGAAACGAGCGCTTGCTTGTATTTCATCGGGACTCTCCATATGGTCCCCAATGGCTAGACGAGCAAGGCGACGTTATTACCATTGATACCGTGAAAGACGTTAACGGAGGCTTGCATAATCCTTGGGATTTTGTTACTATCATAGAAGAATTCTATGTAACCCCGGAGGTATCGGACGAGTAACGAATTATACAGACAATAAGCTTATAAATATTAATTAGAAAAGGAGTAATATGATCCTGCTTAAACTTGTTCATAACGATACAAATAAATCTGTAGGGAACGTTTTGAGAATTCGACAAGACGGAGATAAACGTTTGTTGGTTCTTGACAATGGGTCTGAATTGGAACTTAATGTTAAAAACCGCCTTATTTATCGTCTGGAAAAAATCAATACCCGCGCTTTTGAAAACTGATAGGACTAATAATGGAAACTATCGAAGAACTTAAGAACCGAATACGAGAACTAGAAAAGCTTGTCTCCGAATTGTCACGACAAGGACGTGAAATGTATTCAGACGAACAACTAAACCATGCCTCCGATAGATATGTACAAATGAATAATAGAAAAACTGCGGACCGGGAATCTTTTGTTGCCGGATTTGGATTTGGCGTTCCCGCAGGCGAGAAATGGGCATATCGACAAGGCTTTGAAGCTGGAAAAAATTCAAAATAACATTGTAATTTAAATTGTATTTGTTATAATAATAAAATAGGAGAAAATAAATAATGAAATCTTCCGAAATTCACGCAATTCTTGACCTCGCATTTAAGGTCCGCGCCGCAGGCGAACGGTTTATCCCTTGCTTTGCTGGCGATCCGGGCTTGGGAAAAAGCTTTAATGCTCAACAATGGCAGAAAGACAAGGCTAAAGAAGTTCCCGGCTTTGGTTTTCTTGACATTCGTTTGGCTCTTCGCGAAGGCCCGGACTTGACCGGCAAACCCACGACGGAGCTTCAGAACGGAAAACTTCGCACTATTTCGGCGCTTCCGGGATTTTGGCCCACCGATCCCAAAAGCTCGGGGCTTCTTCTTTTGGAAGAGCCCAATCGGGCAAATACTTGGGTAACGAATTGTATCATGCAACTTTTGACGGATCGTAAAATGGATGTTGGGGAAGCGGAACCTTATGTTCTCCCTGAGGGTTGGATGATGGCCGCGTGTATCAATGAAGGGACCGCCGTTGACGTTTCGCAAATGGACGCGGCGCTTCGCAATCGCTTCTCTATGTTTGAAATTAAATATGACCGTGTGGAGTTTGTTGACTATATGGAGTCAACGAATTGGCACACAAATGTTATTAACTTTGTGAAAGACGGAACTTTCCAATTCACTAGCGCCGATGAAATTGGTGAAGGCAAAACCTACGTCTCTCCTCGCACGCTAGAAGTTATTTCTAATCTTGAGAAGCAATATATTCAAAAGAACGCAACGTTTCATAACACGATTGTTACTAGTATTCTTGGGAAAGAAATTGGGAGCATGTATCATAAGTTTTGTTTTGACGAATCTCCCATCTCCTATGAAGACCTCACGAAGCGCAAAAAGACCGCTATTAAGCGCCTTGAACGCTTCTCGGGAGTTAACGGCGATCCCGTTCGTGCCGACATCCTTTCGCTAACGGTACAAAACATTGTCGATAACTTCCCTAATCCCTCGTCGGAAAAAGACCGGAAACTCCTTTATGAAATTTCCCGTATTATTCCCCTTGACCAATCGGTCGAAATGCTTAAGACGGTATTCAGCAAGGATACAAATAAAGATCTGAAGTTCAAGTCTTTGGAAGCTGAAGATAAGGAACTCTATGACCTTGTTCTTCGCAAGATGAAAGGTCAATCTGAATACACCAAAGGAACCGAGAAGGATAAGAAATAATGCCTAATACAAACGCAATGACAGATAAGGGAGCGGGACTTGATCCCGTTCCCGTCCCTTCCGAAATTGTGCCGAAAAGGGAGCGCACCCCTCCTGACCTTAAACTCGCCAAAGAGAATATGGCGTGGGCAACTTCGACGGTTCTCAATGCGTCGGGATTTGGCTTTTATGGCTATATTCTGCAAGGTATGCCAACTCGGTTTACAACGGGACTTCCCACCGCTGGCGTTGCGTTCGATCCCCGCACTAAGCAATTTAACTTGTATGTCAATCCTTATTTCTGGAATGAATCTCTAGACAAGCTTCAGCGCGTTGCGGTTCTTATCCATGAAATGCTGCACGTAACCCACAAGCATGTTTATTATAATCTAAAGGGTCATCAAGAAAAGGACCGACTTAACATTGCCATGGATATGGTGATTAATCAGCAAATTTTGCATATGCCGAAAGAAGCCATCTTTGTCGAGAACTTCAAAGACAAAACCGGCAAACTTTTCCCCAAGAATCAAACTGTAGAAGTTTATTACGATCTTTTGGAAAATGACGCTCAAGTCTTTCAACGCTCTCAGAATGGTCAAGGCGAAGGGGAAGGGAAAGACAAGCAAGAAACTAGCGGCCAAGGAATCCCTGGAGATGTTGAGCACAACGGACAAAGGGGAAAATGGAAACGTCTTGGCGATCTAAAAAAGGAATTGGGCTGGGATCAACATGAATGGGGTCTTGACTCTCAGGACAATCAAAGCCTTAAAGAAAAGCTCGAAGGACTTCAGGACTTGTTTAAGCGTGCGGAACATAAGGCATCGTTTGACCACTCTATAGATAAAAACGCTTTTGAAGACTTCCTTAAAGAAATTAAGTCCCGCATTCAAAAACTTGACGCACGCGGCATTTTGCTTAACGCCTTAAGAAAGTCCATGCCTTCGAAGTTCGTTAAGAAATCTTGGTGGAGAGAATCTAGCCGTTATGGCGACGATGCTCCGGGAAGTCTCAGAGCCCCAATGCCCAAAATTGCTGTACTTGTTGACACTTCAGGCTCTATGAGCATCGAAGAAATTAACGAATTCTTTGCTGTAACGAATCAATTCATGACGGTAGGCATTGACAAAGCGTTCCTTGGACTTTTCCATACCGATATGTATTATGACACGATTGTCAAGAAAAACTTCCAGCTTGCCAAAACTAACATTCGGGATAAAGTACAAGGCGGCGGGACTGAATTGACGACAGCCTTTGAATGGGCAAAGAAAAAGAATCCGGATATGATTATTGTATTGACAGACGGATATTGGTCTATGCCGAATATCAACGTTAAGAAGCTGCCTGAATGCTGTTTTGTCATCTCGAAACAAGGAACAACGGATCATCCCATGAAGGGTAGTGGACGAACGGTGAAATATGACCCGTGATAGGTATTTTCGATTTACAAAAGGCCCAAATAGAGGTTCTATTGTATATAAATTAACCGCCGAAGGTTTGTATTATAAAAAAACTGATACCTTGGTCTGGAGAGAATCTGCGGCATCGGTAGAACAAATGGAATCCACACTAATGACCGAAGTCACAAAAGAGTATGAAGTACAAAACGAAATTAAGGAGTTGCTTAAATGATTAAGATTAAAGTCCTACAATTTCTTGGAGAAATTCTTAACAATGGAATTTTCTATGCAATGATCGCCATTGCTGTGAGGGTTTTTGTATGAAAGTGCAATTTGATTTTGAATTGATTAATGGAAATACCGTCTATGTCACGGCAAAAAAGAAAGGCGAAGAGGAATTTGACTTGCGCCTTCAGGATGACAATGGGGTCGAAATCCCTTTGACGCAAATTGATGAAGACGAACTCGATTCTATGAAAGAAAAAGCCGAAGAAGAGATCTTCTTTAAGACGCAGGAATTGGATTTTAGGGATTAGAAATGGACATTGGCATTGTTGAAGGTGAATGGTATATGAACCGCGAGACAAAAAACTGCTATAAGGTACTGCATTGGCCTGGATTTTATAGCATGTCTTTCCCTGTATCCACCGATGGCAAAAATATAATCACATATAAAACATCTCTTATAAGGAATTGGGTCCACCTTCCTAATTACGAAAAGACCTTGACAATACAATCGGAAGTTAATAAGCTATTGGAATGAGAGATATTGCGGTCTTTAAAGACATTGATAGAGAAAACCCCTGGACATGGGTGTATCAAAAAGGAGAACTTGTGGAGGTATTTTCAAATACAGACCGATATCCTGCCGATACTAAAATGTGGCCATATGATAAAATGCGGGAGTATTCGGGTTTTATTAAAGATATAACAAAAGAATATCTTATTGACAAAGAACTGAAGGACCTATTAAAATGAAAGTACAAGCTGGGCAAGTCTGGCTTTGGAAAAGATTTGATCTTTCGGGAGTAAAATGTCGTATTCTAGAAATTAGAAATCAAACTACAGTTATTGAAAATTGCGAATTAAAAACTAAACACATAATTTTTACAAATTATCTTGCTGATAAATGTTGGGAACTATCAAAATCGTCTGAAATTAAAGACGAAATAGAGGATCTATTGGCATGAAGTTCTATAAAGGAATGATTTTACGAGGAAAAGGCCCTTATAAACACCTCACGTTTAAATTGCTTAATATAGAAAAACAAACCTGGAGAGTTTTAGAGGACAATCGAGAATGCGGATCGAGAAACGGGAAAACTGAGGTTTATAGCGTCTCAGAAATCGAATGGGGAGACAATCAATGGGAAGTTATTACAAAATCCTTCGAGACTAGTAAAGAATTGAAGGATATTCTAAAATGAATCTTCCTAAAGCAATTTGTGTTGATATTGATGGCACAATCGCGAATATTGACCATCGTCTTCACCACGTCCGAAGAAAGCCAAAGAACTGGCCGGAATTCTTTAAGGAAATGTCAAAGGATTCTGTAAACGAATGGTGTCAAAATTTAGTTTATTTGTATTTCAATGCCGGTTATAAGATTATCTTTGTATCCGGACGCGGCGAGGAATATCGCCGCGCAACAGAAACTTGGCTTGACGAAAAAGCACAAGTATATCATACTGCCTATGAGCTTTACATGCGTCCAGAAAAAGACTATAGGCAAGACGACATAATTAAGGAAGAAATCTACTTGACGAAAATCAAAGATAAGTATAATGTTGAAGTTGTAATTGATGATCGGCCACGGGTTTGTCGCAAATGGCGGGAGTTGGGACTTCTAGTCCTTCAATGCAATGACAAAGAATTTTAAGTACTATCGAGAATCTTATGGTCACGTTTATAAATACGACGGCGATAATTTGATCGCCGTAAAGCCAATGGGCAAAGAATGGAGAGATCCACATCTTCCATTAAATGTAGTGGACTATGATTGGGAAGATGTCACAAAAGAATACCAAATTCAACAAGAAGTCAAGGATTTATTGAAATGAATTATCGCTATTTTTTATCTCTAGATCCTAATACTATCATTAGACGCCATTCGGATTTGTCGGGAATGGAAATGCGGCTATATCATGACAAAAACGACGAATGGAGGCCTTCACAGTTAGATATTAAATACATAGAAGCTATGATAAGGTGCGGATCAATGAAAGACGCGACAAAAGAATTGGAAGTCCTTGACGAAATCAAGGATATTTTGTCATGAAGCTGAAAGTTGGCGAATATTATAGGTCAATAGGCGCTCACTACGTATTTAGGGTTGATAGTTTCGATAGAAATCAAGATTATTTTGTTCAATTCGAAACAGATGGCAGATTCGAAAAATGGAAAGATGGTTTAAATGATTACGAACATCTTCCCAATTACAAAAAATCAATAGAAATAAAGGATGAACTCGATAAGCTTTTGGCTTGACTCATTCAATAATAATGATACACTTACTATGTGGAGGAAACTATGAATACGAGAATTCGGTACTTTGACAATGACGGTGTTTTGGAATCTAGCGGAATGGATGGCGCAAACAATAAAGTGTTGCGTGTTCGGCTTAATGACAATAAATTCTCTGTATTAGATCAAAATGACGAGATTTTGGCGGCAGGGGAAGCGAAAACCTCTACGTCCGCAAAAATCAAGGCCAAAGAGTCGCTTAAAAACTTTGGCGTTGTCTTTTCTGACGAAAAGCGTCAAAGAAAGTCTTCCGATCCCGTATGAAGAAAGTCCGGCTTGGGCAGATTTTTAAGGCCAAAGAGGGATCTATATATTACGGCGCAACTTGGAAATGCATTAATGTCAGAAATGGAAAATTCCAAGAGATGTCAAATCCTAAAGATTGTATCGAAGATCCAGTTCACAGCTTTATCAGAGATTGGGAAGAAAGCGATTGGATTGACGTGACGAAAGAATATGAAGTTAATGAAGAAGTTAAGGATTTGTTGAAATGACTTCATTAACATTCAGTCGAGCTTTGCAATGAGTCTCGGTGATATTAAATGTCGCATTTCTGCTGACGCAACAACAAAACTCCTTAAGTATAAAGACAAAGACTTCCTACCCTTCCGAGTGCAGGATTATATACAGAAAGCCATTGAATGCGTCTTTGAAATCTCCCCTAAAGAAGCCGAAAACATGGTGACGTTCTGGACTATTGAGGGTTTAATTAACGTTTTTGAAGCTGAGACGAATAAGATTCTAGAAATCATTTTGGAAGAAGAGCAGGAGGGACAATGTTGATTGTAATGGTGTCGCTATTGTGGCTTTTGAGTGTTACCTGTGCTCTATATATTTGGGCGAAAAATTTTGATGAAATTCAATATATCGCACTATTTTGTGCGATTATTGGCGGCCCCGTAACGCTTCTAGTTTGGGGAATGATGTTTCTAAATGGCAGGAACCACGTTGTCTGGAGACGGAAGAAATGATGCCTAAAGTCGGAGAAATTTGGAGATTTTGCAACTCTAAAAATTGGAGGATTCATAAAATTGACTCCAAATGGGCAACACTTGAATCTCCCGATACTGGCGAATTTGTCCAACAATACAACACTAGATATTTCGAAACTCCCGGCTTATGGAAACACACAAAACATTCTATTATTGACAAAGAAGTGAAAGATCTGCTATCCTAATCCCATGACACTTATTCAATTCTTTATTGGTCTTTTTGTCTTTATATTTGGATATTTGTATTTCCAATCTGTTCTTAAAGACCTTCGCAAAAACGTAATGCCTGGCGATGTTGTTGGTATTCGTTTTGGCGATTATGTCGTCAATAGAAAAATTCGTGCTATCTCCGGAACGACAGTTGATGTTTTAAGCCTCAAAGGCAATAATGTAATTACTGTTGACAAATCCAATATCTATGTTTGGGATAAATTTGCCATTGAGGATGAGAAAATTGATGTCTGATTTGATTTATAAATTTGCAGAAATACAAAAAGAAGTAAAGGATTTACTATCATGAATCTCGAAGACCTAAAGAAACGTGGCGATGCTCCGGAATGGATGTCGCCTGAGAGTTTTTCTACCCTTTGTGGTGGGTACCTCCTACAAAATGAAACCCCCAAGGACGCGTGGAAACGTGTATCAGAAGCTTCAGCAAAGAAATTGAATCGACCCGATCTTGCGCCAAAATTCTTTGACGCCATTTGGAAAAACTGGCTGGCGTTGGCGAGCCCCGTGATGTCAAATATGGGAACAAGTCGCGGGTTACCCATAAGTTGTTTTGGGCAGCTTATTGGTGATAGTTTGTCTGATATTTTCATGGGTTATCACGAATCGGCAATGTTGTCAAAACACGGCGGCGGCATTGGAAAGTATTGGGGTGACGTTCGTGGTCGCGGAACTCCCATTGGTCTTAATGGCGTCTCTGAAGGCGTCATTCCCTGGCTAAAGAATGAAGACGCTAACATCTCTTCTGTATCGCAAGGTGGTGTTCGTCGTGGCGCTTCTGCAAATTACCTCCCTGTATGGCATCCCGACATTGAGGAATTCATTGACATCCGTCGTCAAACCGGGGAAGATTCTCGCCGCGCTCGTTCCACACAATTTCACCACGCTGTCGTTTGCGACGACGATTTTATGAAGGCAATCAAAACCGGGGATAAATCCAAGCGAAAGCTATGGAGCAGTATTCTGCGTACAAGGACAGAAATGGGCGAGCCCTATCTCATGTTCTCAGATAATGCAAATAATCAAGCCCCAAAATGGTATAAAGATCAAGGCTTGGTTATTAAAACCTCGCAACTCTGTAACGAATTGTTTCTATTCAACGACGAAAATCACACATTTGTATGCTGTCTTTCCAGTCTTAATGTCGCTAAATTTGACGAATGGAAGAATACAGACCTTGTAGAACTCGCCACATATTTCCTAGATGGCGTAATGCAAGAATTCATTGACAAGGCAAAAGGCATCTCAGGCTTTGAGAAAGCTGTTAGATTCTCAGAGAAGAGCCGAGCTTTAGGTTTAGGCGTCCTAGGATGGCACACATTGCTTCAAAATAAAGGCATTCCCTTCGACTCCTTCGATGCTATGATGCTCAATAGAGACGTGTTCTCGCTCATCCAAAGGGAATCTGTGAAGGCTTCTCAGAAGATGGCGACAGAATACGGAGAACCTGAATGGCTAAAGGGCTATGGTATGCGTAATTCGCATCTCCAAGCCGTGGCCCCAACAATGAGTAATGCTCTCATTTCCGGAGGAGTTTCCCAAGGTATCGAGCCTATTGTAGCCAATGTTTACGCCCAAAAGACGGCCAAGGGGGTGTTTCTGCGAAAGAATCCCGCTCTTGCCGCTATTCTAGAAGCTAAAGGTAAGAACAATATTGACGTTTGGAATAAAATTAATAGTGATAAAGGCTCTGTTAAGAATCTGGATTTCCTATCCCAAGATGAAAAGGAAGTCTTTAAAACTGCTAGGGAAATCAACCAATTCGCCCTAGTTCGACAAGCTGCACAGCGGCAAAAGTTCATTGATAATGGACAATCACTAAACCTTTTCTTCACAATTCCCGAAGATGTTGGTGATACAGAACTCAAGAAGAAGTTAGGAAAATATATTCACGAAGTTCATTATGAAGCTTGGCAAACGGGTTTAAAAGGTCTATATTACCTTAGAGCCGAATCACCATTACGAGGAGATGCTATTTATCATGAAGAATCCGACTGCCGGAGTTGCGAAGGTTAATTTCCCTATCAATATATTACTACCAGAATCAAATCTTTAGAAATATCCCAAGAATTACAGGACATATTGAAATGAAATATAAAGTTGGAGATGTTTTTTATGCAAAATGGCCAAAATATGGTCATGTTTGGAAAATTGAAGTAATTGGTAAAAGAGGAAGATCTAACGCCACGATAGTAGATCCCGCAAAAACTGATTGGAAGCTCGGTGAAACTATTAAAAATTCCAACGCTAAACTATTTTCTATCGACGAAGGGTGGATTCATATCCCAGCTAAAGAATTTGACGTTTTAGACGAAGTGAAAGATCTTCTCGCGTGATTTTAAAACGTGGCCATGTTGAAGTTGGTCGGACGTATAAATATGTCGGCTCTCGTTATGGTTTTGATACGGTCGAAGTGACGAGAATACTATTAAAAGACGATATTGTCGGAAATTATAAATACGGGGAAGTAATTTGGCGAGATTTGTCGCTAAGCTTTTATGATCCCCTAGATGATTTAAAAGATCTTGTTGACATCACAAAAGAGATTGAGGTAAACTCTGAGGTGAAGGATTTATTGAAGTGACTAAACCCGAAATTGGAAGATTATATCAATGGCAACCAGACGTAAGAAATACAGCAGACATTGCCAAAGAAAATAAAGACAGAGTATTCAAATTCACTAAAGTCGGACCAAAACTATGGGCATATGAGTATTTAGATGAAAACTATTCTTTTGAATACGATATGGAAGATTATCCAGATAGATTTGATTATTTAATTGACGTGACAAAAGAAATTGAAATACAAGACGAAGTGAAAGAGCTACTTAAATGAGCACATTCAAAGTTCCCGTCACAACTATTCGTGAAGTATTCGTGCATCCAAATGCCGATTTGCTTGAAATTGTCAAGGTGTACGATTGGAATGTGGTCGTTTCTAAAGGTAAATATAAAGCTGGAGATAAAGTCGTTTATGTTCCAGTTGACAGTATTCTTCCCCTAGATTTAGAAGAAAAGATCTTTCCCGTAGGATCGAAGGTAAAGCTTAAGAACCATAGAATTCGAACAATCAAACTTCGTAAAGCTATTTCCCAAGGAATGATTCTTGCTATGGAATTTCTTCCTGAGGCAAATTATAAAGAAGAACAGGACGTATCGACAATCCTCGGCATTACAAAATACGAAGAGCAGGAACTCCCCGAGAGCATGAAATTGAAGGGCGCAAAATCCAAGAAGAAGGGAAATCCCAACTTCAAGAAATATACAGATATTGAGAATTTCAAATATTATGACCGAGTTTTCCAAGATGGGGAACTGGTTTATATTTCGGAGAAGCTGCATGGATGTCTAAGAAATAATACGAAAATCACGTTGACAAACGGAGATACTAAAACTATTCAAGACATCGTTGATAATAAACTGGAAGTTGAAGTTTGGGGAATTGATAACGATTCTCAAAAACTTATTCCGACTAAAGTTGTCAATTGGTTTAATAACGGAATTTCACACGACTGGCTAAATATTCGAATGACACGAAGTCGAATGGGCCGGGGAAATAGTTTTGCGGCAATTGACGTTACCCCAAATCATCAATTCTATAATCCAAATACAAAGCAATATGTCGCTGCCGGGAATCTCAAAGTCGGCGATTCTGTTTTGTATTATCGAAATGATAGACAAGTTAGCTACGTTCAAGAACAAATCCTTATTGGAAAAATGTTAGGGGACGCATCTTATAATAAAAGTACCAATATTGTCACCTTTGGCCAGAAAGAACTTCACGAAGATTATCTTGACGAGACTTTAAAAAATCTAGGAGATGTCGGTGGAAACCGAAGCAAAAATCAACAATCCGGATACGGAACGACAATGTGTCGCGGCAATACTAACTCGCTATTAAAATTCAATGACCTATTTTTGGATTGGATTTCGGGAACACAAAAGGTTGTTCCGGCGTCCATTGCCAATAAATTAGGACCAATCGCCCTAGCATATTGGTATATGGATGACGGCTCTTTGTCGTCTGTCGAAGGTCAAGAAGACAGGGCCGCGTTTGCTACTTGCGGCTTTGATGAAGCCTCTATTGATAATTTGGTTACTGGACTTAATAATGTTGGAATTTCTCCTATCAAATATCAAGCCGATGGATATTGGAGATTACGATTAAATGCAGACGAAGCTGAAAAACTTTTTGTCTTGATTTCTCCATATGTGGTCCCTTGTATGCGCTATAAATTGCCAGAAAGATATAGAAATTGCACAGTCACAGATGTTATTCAAAAAAGTTCGCAGTATAAGCCTAAGCTTGTCGAACAAAAAATTATTGGGATTACCCCTATCCAAAACCATAAATCTAAAAATAACACTAGATACGATATAGAAACCGAATGTCACAATTTCATAGCCGATGGGGTTGTTGTTCATAACTCGTCCTTCCGCGCTGGTTGGTTTAAAAATGCTCCCGACACACTCTGGAAGAAAATCCTATTCCTATTTGGCGCTCTTCCAGAATGGGAATTCTGTTGGGGATCGCGAAATGTGCAAATTCAAAGCAAGCTGTTAAAAAAACATTCCGGGGCAAAGATCGAATCCCAAGGCGTCGATTTTGGCGATGTTTATACAAAGATGGTCGATCAATATTCTCTTCGTGAAAACATTCCTAAAGGCTTTTCTGTATATGGTGAAATTGTCGGGCCTGGAATTCAACGTAATTATGCATATGGATGCGCAAATGGCGAACATAAGCTCTTTGTATACGACATTATGGACGAGCATGGGAAATGGCTTGACTATCCTAGATTCAAGCGCTGTGTGGCAAATTGGGGCTTAGAGAGGGTCCCTGAGTTGTATGTAGGTCCTTTCTCTAAATCTGTTGTCGAAGAACATCGGGAAGGGGATTCGACCATTGGCGGACAAAAAGTCCGGGAAGGCGTCGTTGTTAAACCTCTGGTTGAACGACAAACGCCCTCTCTCGGTCGCCTTGTATTGAAAGCCATTTCCGAGGCTTATTATCTCAATAAAGATAATACAGAATTCCACTAATGTCGCTTATTACACGGGAATATTATAAGTGTCTTTGTGGCTGTAAAGACATTTGTGAAGTTTTACAAATAGAAGACCCAAACTACTTTATTCGATAGGATCGAACTAAGATTATAGAACTTTGGTATGCTGGATCTGATTGTTTTGAACATCTCCCCAACTACAAAAAATCAAAAGTCATTGACAAAGAGTTAAAAAAGCTGTTAGAATAGATTCAAATGATCGAAGTTGGGCAAGTTCGTGAGTGGATTTTAGGCTCTGGTATAAACGCCAATACTAACCACCATTTAGGACCATTTAAAATCACAGCAATATCCAATGATCGAGTATATTATACCTATATAAATTTTCTTATAGAAAGAACAGATTTGTATAGGCCAGCATCAGAACTTGAAGCCGAATCTGGTATTTGTAAATCATACATTATTAATCAAGAAGTAAAGGATCTATTATTTTGACTCTCCTTTCGACAAGAACCTCGTATTCTCCCATCCTTTATCCCAAAGCGCAAGAATTCAATGAAGCTCAGCGTTCTGTATTCTGGCTTCCAAATGAAATCCCTATGGGTAAAGACATCCAAGATTGGAAGATGAATTTGACGACAAACGAACAACAAGTTGTTGGTCATATTCTAAAAGGCTTTGTTATTACAGAAACTTTCGTTTCAGATTTTTATTCGTCTAAAGTTGCTCGCTGGTTCAAGCATCCAGAAATCCAACGCATGTCCGCAACTTTCTCAGCATTTGAAGGCATTCATGCCGAAAGCTACGCCCGGCTTAATGAAAACCTGGGACTCCTAGACTTTGACGCTTTTCTCCACGAACCGACAGCAAAAGCCAAGATTGACCGATTGATGAACACAAAAGGCAATGGCAAAGCCGACATTGCTCGTCAATTGGCCATTTTCTCAGCATTCACAGAAGGCGTCAATTTGTTCTCATCTTTCGCCGTTCTTCTTTCCTTCTCAAAGCGAAACCTGCTAATGGGAGTTGGAAAGATCATTGAATTTAGTATTCGTGACGAATCCCTCCATTCCCGCGCTGGTTGTTGGCTTTTCAATGAATTTATTAAGGAATATCCAGAGATTTGGACGGACGAATTGAAGAAGGAAATTTATGAAGCCGCGCGCCTGACAATCGAGCTGGAAGACAATTTTATTGAGAAGGCTTTCGAAGGTGGGAACATTGAAGGTCTCGATCCCAAGGACTTGAAAATGTATATCCGATACAGGGCTAATTCAAAGCTTCAAGAACTAGGACTAAAGAGCAATTGGAAAAACATTGACAAGGACGCATTAAATCGTCTACAATGGTTTGACGTTATGTCTCAAGGAGTAAATTTACAAGATTTCTTCGCAGGGAGAGTTTCGGAATACGCCCGTTCTGGAGCAGATTTCGACGATATTTATGAAGATTGAAGAATTTGATATTGGTGATTATTTTGTAGCAGAAGAAGCCGCCGGTCCAGCGTTTTATCACCGCTTAGTTTGTAAAACCCCAGTTATTACCGATAGGTTTTGGATCAAAGGTGATCACGTAGAGGACACTAATTACAAATGGAGAAATTCAGATAATTGGGGATTTTATCCATATAAAGCGCCACAAATTAAACAGGAAGTGAAAGACTTGCTGTCATGAAATTCCAAGTTGGCGATATTTGCGGGTTTAACCAATTATATGACAATGCTCATCCCGAAAAATACGACTTAGTATACGAAATTTTAGAGGTTATTGACAATGGATACAAAGCTCAATTTTTAGAAGACAATATCGAAGATTCTTTTGCGGGAAATCGAGTAGAAGACTCCCCAGCATTTTATCCTCAAGAAACCAATCTCATTACTTCAGGATTTTTTCTCCCTGAATATACAAAGCGGATGAAAATCAACAAGGAAATAAAGGATCTCCTCGCTTGAGAAAAAAGAAAACATCCATGTTCTTTAAAACCTTCGCCGGTAGTTTCCTCAATATCTATACGTCTTTACAAACTGCTCAAAGTGTTGAATCCGAAGAAGGAACCGCGCATAGCGATACTCCATTGGTATTCCAAGGATATTTACTTGACAAAGACGATGAATACTATTATCTTGGTAGCACCCCCGACGAAGTAAATTGTAGCATTCGTATTGACGAAGTTAAATTTGCTGTTGTTGCAAATGAAGAAACTAACGAAGACGTTCCTTCACGAAAGGATTTAAATTAGTGTGAATGTGAAATCTTGGAAACAATGGGTAATGGAAAATGCAGTAGAAGTCCAAGATGGATTTATTATGGAATTTGCATTACCCAATGAACTAAAAAATTGGAATTATTGGGCATTAACTGAAGACGCTGTAATTGCTCGTAGGAAAAAAGCTCTGTTTGTTAAAACTACTGGGAATGTAATTCCTTGTAAGCAATACGCTGTTAAATTGTGGGTGATTTTCCAATCTAAAATAAACACTAGAGAATTTCATATTCCGGAAAAGAAACTAGACAAAGCTTCACGTCCTCCTGGAACTTGGCTAACAAAAGAAGCCGCCATTAAAGAATTTGTTCGCCTTAATAAAGAAAAGATTCGGAATTGGCAAAAAAATATCAGCGATACAGAAGCCCTTATTAAACCCTACGAGGTCCAATTAGAACTGGGAGAACTTCTGTCATGAAGCTTTCACATTCCGCCGTTAGTAAATTTCAGGACTGTCCTAAAGCATTTGATTATCATTATAATCAAGGCCTTCGATCAACAAAACAATCCGCCGCTCTTTCCTTTGGAACTGCCGTTGACAAAGCAATCGGACAACTTTTAGAACCAAAAAACTCTTCTAGCTATGTTGACGTTTTTATTAAAACGTGGGAAACACAAGAAGTCAATAAAGTAGATACGTACCTGCCAATCTGTACGGACATTGTTTATGCTAATACAGATTTTGATGACGAGCTTTTGACTGCCGAAGATTGGCGATCTTTAATGAAGATTGTCTCCGATGCAACAAATTCTCCCCCATTGGGATCTGCCGCTTTGATGCAAGCCATTGACAAAGTGCGCAAAGAAAAGGAACGCGTCGGATTTTCAAACCTGCCGAAAAACGATCAGAAGCTATTCAATGCCGCAAACTGGCAATGTTTGTACAGAAAAGGCATTATTATGCTCGAATCTTTCAAAAAGAAGATTCTTCCTAATATTAAGAAAGTTTACAATACACAAGAAGAGGTTAAACTCGAAAACGAAGACGGCGATACTGTCGTTGGATTTATTGACCTAATTTGCGAATACAAAGATCACGAAGAACCTATTGTATTTGACATTAAAACTTCAGCTAGGCAATATGAGGAATCCGCCGTATTAACTAGCCCGCAACTATCGTTGTATCTTCATTCGGTCTCGGACAAATACAAAACCAGAAAAGCTGGCTATATTGTATTCTCTAAGCAAATCCTTAAGAACAAGGAAAAGACTTGTTCGAAGTGTGGTAATGACGGTTCTGGCGCTCGCCATACGACGTGTAATGCGATAATTGAGGACCAAAGGTGTCATGGTGAATGGGAAATTAAAATTCGTCCTGAGGCGTTTATTCAAGTTCTAGTAAATGAAATTCCTTCAAGACTAGAAGACATTGTTCTTGATAATTATGACCAAATTAATAAGGCTATTAAAGCTGGAAACTTCCCTAGAAATTTTTCTTCTTGTATTAAATATAATGGGGCTGTAAAATGCCCTTTTTATGACGTTTGCTATAAAAATGATTTTTCAGATGTTGTTAAGAAATGACTCGTTATAAAGTTCCGGAACGCGGTCGTCAAATATTGGGAACCACAGAGTTTTGGACTTTAGAGCGTGAATATGAGCTGTGCGACTTTGGAACAACTATCCCTAAAAAATATTATAAATTTGTAGACGATAAAAATATTTCATATACACTAAACGAAGAGCAATATCTTCGTTGCTTTAAATCTGAAGAAATCAACAAGGAAGTGAAGGATTTACTAGCATGAGGATTGTTGAAAAATATTGTGTCGTTGATAAAAACGGAATGATTCAAGTAATGTCAAGCTATGGAAGCTCCTTTGGATCTTACGGATTGTCTGTTACAGATTATCGTTGGAAATATGTTCCTCAGGTTTTTAATACAGCGATGGAAGCTCAAATTGCTTCCCAATTAAAAGCATTCAATAATATCAACTCTATGACGGCAAAAGTCAAGCTCTACGAAGTTGAATATACGAGAGTCAGAAAAGGCGTCATTGAACGTCAAACCGTCTGGCTTTCTAAGAAATCCGACGCGAAGCGAATCGACGAGCAATCAAAGAACGCCACAGAGAAGGCTCAGAAATACTGGAAACGTCGTTGTGAATATGCTAAAGCGTCCATTGAATATCATGAAAAGCTGACAACGAAAGTAAAAGAAAGTCTTGTTGTATTCGAAACTAAGGTTAAAGAATTTGATATTGACAAAGAAGTCAAAGATCTGTTAGCATAGCTTTTATGATTATCGTATTGTGCGGCATCCCCGGATCTGGCAAATCCACCATGTGTAAAACTAAATATTCTCAATACATCCGTATTTCTCAAGATCAATTGGGAACTCGGGAAGCTTGTATTAAGAAGGCCAACGAAGAGCTTCTTAAAAAGAACTCCGTAGTAATTGACCGCGCGAACGTTTCTAAACAACAGAGAAAATTCTGGATTGACTTGGCAAAGAAACGTGGAGTAGAATGTCATTGCGTCGTTCTTAAAACGCCAAAGGATGTTTGTATTGAGCGAGTTTTGGCTCGCAAAGATCACGAAACTCTAGGACCTTCTGTCTCTAATGAGAAGAAAATCAAGGTTGTTGAGGATTTTAATAGGTCGTTCGAAACACCGGATTTAGACGAGGGATTTAATGTCATTGAAATCACGTTTGGATAATAAATGAGCGCAAAAATTGAAGCTTTGTACGTCGATCATTTAGGCACCGATCTTACGCCCGTAAACGCCGCAAGAATCTCATTCGCGAATACAAAACAACTGCTAGACGAATCCGATATTAAGCTTATCAAATATCTAGCAAAACACAAACATCTAAGCCCATTTGAACATTGTCAATTGACGGCAATTATCAAATGTCCTTTGTATATCCGCTCACAGATTCATCGCCATCGGACTTTTGCGTATAACGAGGTTTCTAGGCGCTATACAGAAAAGAACATGGAATTCTATGTCCCGGATCTTAATGACATTCGGAAGCAGTCTAAATCAAATAAACAGGCCTCAGAAGGATTAATTTCTGAGGACAAGCTTGCAACTTCTGAGTTTCTATTTAAAAAAGCAAACGAGGATTGCCTTGCCATTTATAATACACTTCTGGAAAATGGTGTATGTCGTGAACAAGCTCGCGGTGTTCTTCCTCAAAATCTCATGACAGAATTTTATATGACGGGAAATCTTAGAAACTGGGCACATTTCCAAAAGCTACGCTTAGGAAAAGACGCACAAAAAGAAGTCCGGGATGTTGCGGAACAACTCGACGCTATCCTAAAAGACAAGTTCCCAATTAGCTATACAGAATTGATGTCACAATGAATACTCGATCAGAATACATGGGAAGATACCTGAGACATAAGGATTGGGATAATACATCTAGTTATCATAATGTGCATTGGATTGTATATGACGTTGATCATAGTTTTTTGAAGGTAAGACTTAGTATTAGCGAGGACTATACAAGCATAATTCCTTATCGGTCTTTAAAAGAAAACAGATGGTATTTTTATAAAGGCGAAGAAATCAGGCAAGAAATAAAGGATTTACTTAAATGAGAATTTTATTAACTGTACTAGTTATTTCATTAATTAGCATTCTATTTCTTTCTTGTTCAACTTCAAAAGAATCTTTATTTTCTTATAATCAAACTCAACTACTGGATCTTCAAGAAAGTAGTTTTGTAACTGGCTGTATTGGTGGTTTTATTAATCTATATCAATTGGGAATGTATAAACCTACAAGCCCAGACGGTCACGCAAATTATGAAAAAATCAAGCTGGGATGTCAACAACAAGGAATTCTTTATCGCCTAGAACTCAGACAATTACACGGTGGTCTATGAGCCTTATTGACGAATTTGTAAATGGTTACATTGCCCCTAATGGTGGAGGGAAAGCTGAGCTTTGGGATGAAACTGATGGCTTGTATCCTGGCGCTTCGCGTCGTGCTATTAACGAAAACTCTATCCTATTCCTTGTCCAACCAGCACTAGAACTTGATCCTGAAGGGAAGGACCCACGTATTGCTAACGCCTATTGCCGCTTTACAGACGCGGCCACAATTGACACTGGGCTTTATGGACGCTGGCCCGGACATATGCCTGGGAAATACGACTACATTGGACAATCACACGATAACGTTGTATGCCATTCTATTGGCTCTTGGTTATACAACACAAAACATGCCGCACAAATTTGTGATTATGGAGAAGAGCATTGGTTCTCTTATAATGTAAAAAAGCTAGGGAAATTCGACATTAAGCAGTGGTTACAGCCGGGAGACTGGGCAATTGTCCGCCTTGCAGCAAAAAGAAATCCTGGACTTATCCCCAGTATTTGGCTGGCCGTAGGTCTTTCTATCACAAAGAATTGGAATCTGGCTGATGTTCGTGTTCAATTTCTAAATAAGGTAAAAATCCCTTGGTACTATCGCTGGATTATTATGTTTGGCGTTCGTCGTTATGAATCTAGAAGCATCCCCAGAGCTATGTGGGTTAAGAGTTTTTATAGAGATGACGGAAACCCCTTCAAAAAGAAACTCCTCACCGATTAAATAACTTGACACACAAACAAGCCTTTGGTATTGTGTTTGTATGACGTTTCAAGATCTATACGTAGGTGCCGAACTTAAACATAAAGATTGGGTCGGTCCAGCCAAAATATATAATGATGATAGTTGGATTGTTATTAGTTTTCAAACAAATAGAGCCAACGTTCAATTATCGTCAAATCCAAAAATTATTTCATATTTCAATAACCAAGATTTCACATACGATGGCTGGTTCATAGTCAAAGCTTATGAAATTAATGAAGAAATTAAAGACCTTCTAAAATAAAGGAGATAATATGTCAAAAAATAAATCAGAACCCATAAAGCTTGTAGAAATGCCTCATATTGCAATTTCTGTAGTCAAAAACGAGGAGGGTAAATGGGTACTTGTCGAAGTTGCATTTGATCTCGTTACCGGAAAGGCCGAGGTGCGACATGTCACTAATACCGGGGAAAGTGGGAGAGACTTTGGTATTGATGCCTTTAAGAAAGCCGCATCGGAGCATAATTTTGTATGAATGTGATTTTAGGAATTGTTACGTTCCTTCTTCTAGAAGTTGCATTGTATTTGACAATTGGGAGTTTATTGCTTAGTATTTCCCCAATGCACGCGTATGTAATTGGCGGACTTTTAATCCTACGCCTTGTTACTGGATTTTTTGTTAAAAAAGATTTAAAATTGGAGCAAAAGAAATGAAAAAGTATTTGATGCTTCTAGCCCTAACGGCCTGCGGTCCTTTTGTTGTTCCTCTTTTTAAAGGCGACAAGGGATCTGCCGGTAAAGACGGCGCTTCCGGTGTTCAGGGTGAAAAGGGTGATCGGGGCGAAGTCGGTCCTCGTGGCATGGACGGATATTCTATTGTATCCCGTAGCGAAGCTGCTAGCCTTGTAGATTGTCCTGCAGGCGGGAATACTGTAGTCCTCGCCCAAGATCGTGATTATGATGGCGTTTTTACCGATGCGGATCTTCAGTATTCTGTATCGAGTTTTGTTGCTTGTAATGGCCTTATTGGTGCTCAGGGTCCTCAAGGCCTGGCAGGGAATCCTGGTCAAGATGGAGTAAACGGACAGGACGGCGCTCAAGGGCCTCAGGGTATTCCCGGCACGTCTTCGGTACTTGTCGGGGTCGGAAACATGGCCGTATGTAGTCACTCATGGATGCTTTTCTCGGATGGCCGACTGATTCTAAACGAAAGCTCGGCATCAGCGTCTTCTGGTAATAACCTGGGAACTTGGTATATCCCATATGACACGGCGTTTAATCTAGCTATTGGTGGAAATACAACGTGTAGCAATATGCGATATCGTCTCAATACAAACCTTGAACGAATCCTTCGTTACGATAACGGGTGTTTCTTGCTTGAAAGTTTGAATGGTGATAATAACTGGGCAAACGAGACGGCTCTTCCCCTAACCGATTCTCGGTGTAACACACTATGAAAAAATTACCTGTAAGCCTATTGTTTATTAGTTGTTTATCAAATGCACAAACACTCCTAGACGGTGGAAATTCTACAGGATATCCACTAATTATGGGAACAAATGATAATAATCCGGTAAATATTATAACCAACAGTATAAATCGAATCTCTATATTATCAGGAGGACAAGTTGGAATTGGTAATAACTCCCCCACAGATAATGGGCTATCTTTATATAAAACAATCGACGGAAATTCTACTTGGAGTAATTTAGACGCAGTTCTTGTTGTCAACTCTTCAGGAACCGGCTCGTATCATCAAGGACAATATGTTGGCGTTCGAGCAAATCATCCTTCAGGAACTTTAGACTTATTGCGAAACTATAATACGTGTGAAATGACTGGCGACGGCGTTCTCACTGAGTGCTATGGGAATCGAGCGATTACTAGACTGTTCGATTATAATGCAGGCGGCAATGATACGACAGAAGGCACGATTGTCAATGGATTTGGCCTAGAAGCCTATGTCGGGACTAATACTATCAGCACTGGTAAAATTCGCAATGCAACAGGAATTTATATTTCCCGCGCTCACGCGACCGGCGATGATCCCGGAAGCGATCATAAAGCTGTCGGTCTTAGAATTGATAATATTGTCGCCTCCGGAGGAGATAATAATCAAGCGCTATCTATTTGGTCAAATACAACGGCGCTGTCGGTTTTCAATGGACCAATTCAAACCCCTAATCTTCTTCCGGTATCTGCGTTTAGTGGAAGCGTTGGAACCTTCGATACACCATACGACAGCATTTACGCTGGAGGGTTTAAAGCAAAAGTAAACGGATACGAGTTCGCCATTTATCCCGGAAATATGAATCAGAATATGCGTTGGTTCATGCCAACAAGTCACGGGACGGCAGGACAGGCCTGGGTAGAAGACGGAACCGGAGTAATCGAGCCTGGATCAGTTAGCGACGTACAAATTAAAACCCCGAGCACGCAGCCAACCTGTACTAGCCAATTGAGAGGAAAAGTGTGGAATGTTGAAGGCGGTTCTGGAGTTGCGGATCAACCTCAAATGTGTATTAAAAATTCCTCAGATATTTACGTTTGGTACAACTTATAAATTGTATTGACAGTAGAAAAAAACTCGTGTACTGTAATAAAACACCAACAATTAAAAAGGAAATTATAATAAAATGAACAGCTCACCAAGCGTTACGAAAATTGCCGCTGCCCTTCTCAAAGCTCAGAAAGAAATGGGCGACGCATCAAAAGGTTCGAAAAATCCCTTCTTCAAATCAAGCTATGCAGATCTAAACTCCGTACGAGAAGCTGTTACCCCGGCGCTCAATGCGAACGGAATCACGGTTCTCCAACCCATGGTGGCTCGTGAAGGAAAGCAATTTGTACAGACTCTCCTTCTCCACGAAAGTGGCGAATGGTTCTCTTCGGAAACGGAAGTTGTTTGCGCAAAACAAAATGATCCTCAAGCGGCAGGAAGCGGCATTTCATATGCTCGACGTTACGGTCTTCAGTCCTTCCTATCAGTAGGTGCCGTTGACGATGACGGAGAAAGCGCTATGGCTCGCCCCCAAAAGACCTGGGCTAAGCCTGCCGAGAAAGAAGAACCTAAGTGGCCTGAAACTGTTCCCGCAGCAAAAGAAGAAGCTCCCAAGCCTTCAAGCTCGTTCCGTAAACCCCCGGCTAAGAAAGAATCAGAAAGTGAGTGGTCATGAGCGAACAAGAAGTCCTCGATCCTAAAGAAGTAGAACAACAACTTCTTAATGAACAAAGCCAGCCCCAAGTATCGGATGATCCCGAAGAGATGGCGGCAACACTATTCACTCTGTATCGTCCTCGTTACGATGCTCTGGTTAACAACTTGTCGTCAAATGCTATGCGCCGTCTTCTAAAGAAAATGGTGGTCTTTCCGCTAAACGAAAAGGAAATGAAGTCTACCTCCAAAGAAGAGAATGAGGCCTTCGCAATTTCTCAACGACTTCTTGAGGCTAAATATGTAATGATTATGTCCACATATCAAAAGGCCGCAGAAGAAGCGTACAAAAAACAACAAGAAACCGAACAAGTTAAAACACAAGAAGAAACCCAAAAGGAGAATGAAAATGGCTAAGTGGAAACGTCGCACTATTGGTAGTGTTGTTAAGTCTAAGGAAGCTGGAGAACCTGATTATATTAAGATTGGTGATGATGTCGTTCTCAAAAAAGGCGACACTCTTCGTCTAGAATCAAAAGCCGCACAACTTCGTAATCTAGAAGAAGGCGTTCAAGCTGGAAGGCTGGGCGAAGAAACTGCCTCAAAGATTCGAGAACGCCTAGATCGGTTTCCTGAATGGGTACGTTTTGAAATTGTTCAGCTAACTAAACAGCAATAGTTCTATTCGGCCCTTTGACAGACTTTATGATCTGTTTTAGGGCCTTTTTGTATCATGAATAAGCTGCTAGTATTTTTGTGGGTATTATGGGTCTTCCCTTGGTTATTACTTATATTATTATATTGCACTATTGAGGCTTTCTTTTTTCCAGAGTTTAAATCTTATAAGAGGTATTAAATGAGATATGTTCGACTCACTACAAACTTCGCCGATAAAGGGAAGCTAGTTCCGCATGACAAAGTTTGGGACTTTATTAAAAATGATAAAGAACATTACGTAAGCACTTATTATTATAATGATAAGCACTTTGAACAATTTCAAAAGACCGGCAGTGTCAAAGGAATTCGTGACGTTGTTGCCGATAAAATTTGGTTTGACTTTGATAACAAAGAAAATCCGGCCCTTGCCCAAGCTGACTGTCTCACAGTTGTTGAACGTCTTAAACGTCAAGGAATTCCCGACTCTGACATTCAAGTTTTCTTTTCGGGACAAAAAGGCAATAACATCGTAGTCGATACAAAACAAACACTGACCCCCGAAGAAGTCGCTCGTGTGACAGAAAAACTAGCGGGAGATCTTAAAACGTTTGACTTGTCTCTGTATGACGCTTCGCAAATTATGCGTGTTCCAGGAACAAAGCATCAGGCTTCCGGCCTATATAAAATTCCGCTTACAATTCCCCAACTTACAAAGGATATCTCTCAAATTAGGGAAATGGCAAAGGATCTTTCGAATGTTGGAGATTTTCAATGGGGAAGAGCTAGTTTGCCTCCAGACCTTCTAAAAGCTCCTCCAGCTAAAAAGAATACCCCAGCAGCGCAAATGCCTGTTGTTGGACCTTCGAATCCTCCGTATGGCTGGAAAGCGTATAAATGGGCATTAGTACAAGGGAACTTCGAATCCGGCGAACGGCATAACGCCTTGATGGTTGTTGCCGCTACATGTCGTGGTTTGGGATATGACAAAAATACCACTTATTATATCTGCAAAACCGCTATTAAGAACCAAGCGGCTATCTCTGGCGCAGACGAATTCCCTAAAGAAGAGCTATTTAAAAACATCATCGAGGAGTCTGTATTCTCCGATGGCTGGGAAGGTGGGTCTTATTCGCCTAAAACTAACCCATGGCTTCGTAAATATTGCGAGCGAATGGGGTTTAAATGGGAAGATGACATTGAAGAAAATCCTTGTGTATCCCTTGATGACATGACACAAACGTTCTCAAGCTACGCACAAAACTTCGAACAAAATATTATTAAGACCGGACTTGTTGAGCTTGATAATAACCTTATCCTTTCAACATCAACTCTTAACGGACTTCTTGGGCAGCCCGGAGCAGGTAAAACCTCCGTGTGTTTAAACATCCTTCGGCACACGGCAAAAAATAATATTCCGTCTATCTTCTTTAGTCTTGATATGGGCCTTCCCCTCATCTACTCAAAACTTGTACAAAAGGAAACCGGATACGATTTTAAGCGCGCAATGGACGTTTATAGAAACAATTCCGATCTACGGGAAAAAGTCTCTCAAAAAATTAAAGAAGATTATAAGAATGTTTCTTTTAATTTTAAATCCGGAGTGACGGTCGCTGATATTAAAAAGATTAAGCGAGCACAAGAAGAACTATCAGGCAAGAAGATTCGTCTCTGTGTCATCGATTATTTGGAATGTATTGCTAGTCCGTTCTCTGATGCCACAGCCGGAGCAGCTTTCATTGCTAATCAATTAAAAGATCTTGCCAATGAAGAAGAAATGTGTGTATTGCTCCTTCTTCAAACGCAGAAACACTCTACCGCTGATATTTCAGATCCTTTGCTTTCTATGAAGCAAATTAAGGGATCGAGTGTTATTGAACAAGCGTGCTCGACGATTTTAACTCTATGGAGAGAAGGATATTCACCCAAGACCGTCAATGACGATAGGTATTTATCTTTTGCTGTTGTAAAAAATCGCTTTGGAAGTCTTTGGAGCGGCGATTTTTCTTGGAATGGCGTCACAGGTGATGTATCATCTCTAACACAGGAACAAGTTATTCAACTAGACGATTTTAAGCAGCGTAAATTCGAAGCTAAAATGAAGCTTGAGAAGGAAAGCAAGGCCCAATGGGATTGAGAGTGTTTAAAGTCCTTCGGGAGTGAAAATGATGATTATCGAATGGTTTGTTGTTTTATTGGCGTTTGTTGTTTATTTATTCATTGGATTTATTGTAAGCCGCTGGCATATTAAAAGTCTTATTATTAATCAGTTTAAAAAACTTGAAAATATAAACGAGAGGCGAGAATTTAAAAAATGGACAGCAATTAAGGTTGATACTGAGTTAGATGACGCACTAACGCCAGTTCGAATTGTAATTTGGCCATTCTATGTGGTGTGTCAATTATTTTTTTGGGTTCCTGCTGTCATTAAATTTTTCGATAATATGTTAGTTGATAATATTCAAAAGAATCTACATATTAAAGAAGATGAGGTTCAAGAAGAAGTCAAGGGGCTTTTGAAATGAAGCAAAGAAAGCACATAGTAGTTGGTGGAAGGTATTTAAACACGGGTATCTTCGATGATGGTTATTTTTTTCATCATGTCGAAGTTGAAGGGTTTTCTGGTAATGTCATCATTGGTAAATATTATTACGGTGATTCATTAAAGAATTCTTCATTTACAAACGTAACGCACTTAGACTTTAATGATGAAGATCTTGATGCTCTCGTTTCCATGAAAGCTTTAGAAATTGATATTGAAGTGAAGGATCTTCTAAAATGATTTCACTAACGTTCAATCGAGCTTCGCAATGACCGACAGAATTATTTACGGCAAAGCGCCAGAAGAAAAAATTGTCAGTATAGAAATCAAAGACGACGCTGCCACTCTCTTCATTCAAAAAGACGATGGTAATGTCACGATCAAGGAAGTTCCTAATCGCTATTGGATACTTTCCTCACAGCCGCTCGGAAAGGGCTGGTCAACACTTAAAGGTGATCTCCACTACAAATACGGAAAGCAATATCTCTCTCGAAATGCCTTCTCAAAAGAACGCTCCTATTTCAAGAAATCAAATTTAGATATCTTCTCGATTTGGAATCCCAAAGAAGCCTTTATGGTGAAAGATGGCTATACGTATCTCAAAGGCTTAAAGCACAACGAAGTTACCTGCCTGTCCTTCGACATTGAAACGACAAGCATTGACCATACAGATGACGCAAAACTCCTGCTAATCTCTAATACGGGGAGAAAGAACGGCGTTCTAACTCGCAAGCTTTTCTCGTATGACGATTATCAATCTGAAGGCGCGATGATTGAGGATTGGTGCAAATGGGTAAGAGAATACGATCCCTCCCTACTAATCGGTCATAACATCGTATGCTTCGATTTGCCGTATATCCAGTTTATCGCTGATCGCGAAAACGTCTCTGTCGATTTGGGAAGAAACGGCTCCTCGGTTGAATTTGACCGGACAGAATCCAAATTCAGGAAAGACGGATCGCAACATCTCGACTATTTCAAAGCTCATGTCTATGGTCGCGAAATTATCGATACCATGTTCCTTGCTTATAAATACGATGCAGCTTCTCGTAAATATGAAAGCTATGGACTAAAGAACATTATTAAACAAGAAGGCTGGGAACAAGAAGGTCGTGTCTTTTACGACGCTTCCCAAATTCGTCATAATTATAAAGATCCCGTTGAATGGGAAAAGATTAAGCAGTATTGCGAATTTGACGCTGATGATAGTTTGAAATTGTATGACAAAATGATTGCGCCATTTTTCTATATGACGCAAAGCATTCCTAAGCCCTTCCAATTGATTATTGAATCCGCAACAGGATCTCAGATTAATGCGATGATGATTCGAAGCTATCTACAAGAAGGGCATTCGTTACCTAAAGCCGATGAAATGGCAGCGTTTACTGGCGCACATTCCGGGGGTATTCCTGGGGTATATAAAAACTGTATTAAATGGGACGTGGCCAGCCTTTATCCTAGTATCATGATCGAATATAAAGTTTATAATCCAAAGAAAGATCCACAAGGGAACTTCTTAAAGCTGGTTGAAATATTTACAGAAGAACGACTTAAAAACAAGAAACTATTTAAAGAAACCCAAGATCCTTACTACGACGATTTACAAGCCGCCCAGAAGACGGCTATAAATTCCATGTATGGCTTCATGGGCGCAACCGGACTACTTTTTAATAGCTTAGAACACGCGGCGTTTGTTACGACAAAAGGTCGAGAAATACTAGAAGCTGCTGTTAAATGGGCAACTGGAAAGGAATTGAATTCATATGTCCAACCATGATTTTAACTTGGTAAATTATGATACCGATAGTATTATGGTTTGTAAACCCGATGGATCGGCGTTTGATTCGGAAGAACAATCCCAACTTCTAATCGAGCTTAATTCTCTTTTCCCCAAAAGGATTAAATGGGAACCCGATGGGTATTTCCATACGGTAGCTATCATTAAAGCTAAAAACTATATCTTGTACGATGGAAAGAAGTTGAAAATCAAGGGAGCCGCATTAAAAGCAACAACAAAAGAACCTGCCCTACAAGAATATATTAAAGAAGTCATTGACTGTATTATTGAAGGTCGTTATAATCATAAAGAAGTCTATGATAAATACGCTAAAGAAATCATGTCGTTAACCGATATTAAACGCTGGGCGACGAGAAAGACCTTGACTAATACTGTATTTGCTGGCGAGCAAACGACGGCAAAGAAAGTGCTTGACGCCATTGACGGAACTGAATATACTGAAGGAGATCGTGCTTATTTCTTCTTTAAGCCCGACGAATCGTTAGAACTAGTTGAAAACTTCACGGGAGAATATCATGTTGACAAACTTTTGGAAAAGCTGTTCAAAACTTCTTCAATTTTTCACACGGTCATTCCGAAAGACACCTTCCCAAACTACAAACTCAAACGAAATAAAATACTGTTATCCAGTTTATAATGATTTTCTATAAGGGAATGATTTTAAAAGGAATTAATAGCATGGAAGGATTAGTTTTTAAGTTATTAAATATTAGTTCTCATGAATGGGAGCTTATTCAATCAACACGTATTGGTCCATCACATAGACCATATATAGTTTCGTATCCTATATCCGACCGAGAGTGGCCCGAAACAGAATGGATTGATGTAACAAAAGAATATGAAGTTGCTGACGAAATTAAGGACCTCTTGAAATAGCATGTTCCGAGACAATCTCCCAAAACCCGGCAATACAACAAAGATCAACGTCTTAATAACAGACGGCGGTCTTGGAGATCTTGCTTGTTCCCTCGTTCCCGTAAAATACATGCTCGATAATATGTTCTGGTTGAATCCTCAAATCTTTGTACCTGATTATTTATTTGACTTCGCAAAGAACGTCTTACCTTCAAAGGCAAAAATCTTCCGCTATTCCGAAGCCTCTCGTTATTATAAGGAAAAACTCCCGGCTGTATCCACGCAATGGAAAACCAACCATACGGCAATGCGTACACATCCGGTCGATTATGCATTCCACATGCTCCTTGACAAAACTCCAACGCCAGAGGAACGGAATTACCTCAAGGTGTCGCCGGTTGATATTTCCGTTTTCAATCTCCCGACAAAATACGTCTGCATTGGAGTCGGACACACAAACCGCACTAAGGAATTCAAACCCGATGTTGTTAATGGAATTGTGACTTATTGTCTCTCCATGGGATACCTTCCCGTATTCCTTGGAAAAAAGGAAGAGCCCACAGGACATGAGAAACTCGGCTTAAAGGCTGAGATTTCTAATGACATTGATTATACGAAAGGCCTTGATTTTACTGGGAAAACGACCATTTTGGAAGCCGCGAGTATTATCAACGGAGCGAAATGTTATATTGGAATGGACGGCGGACTTGTTCATATCGCAGGATTTACAGATGTTCCGATCATCGCTGGTTATACGTTTGTGAACCCTAACCATATTATGCCTATTCGTAATGATATTCTAGGTCACAACGTACAAAATATAGTCCCGCCCCCATCATTAGGGTGTCGATTTTGTCAAACAAATTGGTCTATGTTTTATGACCATTCGTTCTTTGATTGTTATTACGATGATTTTGAATGTGTTAAACAATTGACTCTTGACAAATGGATAGAAAAGCTGGAGAATGTATTATGATTGATTTTTTAAAAGGTATTTTTGGTATCTCTGCAAATAGTCAACAAATCCAGTCCTTACAATCGGGTGCTATTGCACGACAACAACTGGGCTCTCAAGGAACCAAAAGTAAGTTTTCTGTATATACGACACCAGGTTCCGAAACATTCTTTCCATATTCACAAGGAAGTATTTATTATGATCCAGAACGTCTTTTGCCGCTTCATCAAAGAAAAAGGGTGTCTCTTCTAAAGCTTCAACGCCGAGCGGCAGAAGTCTCCTCTCTTATTACTGAAAAACAGGACGATCTTATTAAATTAAACGCTCGAATTAAAGAAATTTCTATTCAAGAAGAGCTTAAAGACCTATTGAAATGACCTTCACAAAAGGACACGTTTATTACTCTAATTGTAATACCTATGGTATTGCGTGGGAATGTTTAGAATCAACGATAGTCGCCCACGTACGGTGTCAGGCCGTAGAGTTTACTGGAAATGTTCCCGATCATATTACAGTTAGACTATTTGACCCACAGACAATCGTATTTGGCCTGCATACAGACCACATGAAAAATATTACGGAATACGCATCAAAAAAAGCCTGGGAAACTAGAAACGAAGTGAAAGATCTACTTGCTTGAAATTTAAACTTGGTGATCTTATTAGCCCTAAAAATATGTCGGTAGTCTATAAAGTAATGTCAATTGATCCTGTCATGAACAAAATAAAATTACTGACTCCAGATCTCAGAATACTTACGCTTTATAATGATAATACAGAAGAACACTTTGAAATTGCTAAAGAACAAGTTGTTTCTGATGAAGTGAAGGATCTTTTAAAATGATTGTAAATTATAAAACATACGGACAATTGGTATCAGTATTCAAAGGAACATATGAAGCTCCATGGAAAACCGAGACAGACGTTTCCCGGCTTTTTGAATATAGAAACATGCCGGGGATGTCAACGGAAAATACCGAGTTCATTGACAAACGAATTAAGGAATTAGAAACGTCACAAGAAGTGAAGGAACTATTGAAGTGAGCATTACTTATATGCTTAAGGCTACATACGGTAATCTTATAAATCTAATTCCGGAAGGCGTTTATTTATTCTCCATTGAAAGAGAAACCTCATTAGAAAAACTTAATAATATGTTAACAAATGAACGCTCTGAAGATATTTTAGATCGCGTTCGTAAAAGAATCAAACACATTGAAACCCAACAAGAAGTGAAGGATTTACTCGCTTGAAAACCGCCATTGTCTCTACATGTTGGCTGGGGAATGACGATTATATTAAGAAAACGGCTAAATTCCTCAAATATTACTCCCAATCAGTCCATAAAGCCCTTGGAAGCCCCGATCTATGGTTGGTAGATAATGCCTCCCCTCCGGAAGGACATCGCGCATTGGACGGCCTCTGGGGCACGTCTAAAGTCAAATGGAAGCGTTATGACAAGCATTATACAAGATCGGCGCATTTAGAATATCCGTATTTGTGGCGCGCTTTGTATTTCTGCCGCGATTTGTTCCAAGAGCATGATTATGAAAAGGTAATATTCGCGGATAATGATGCTTATATTATCTCAAATAATATGGCCGATGTTATTAAGCAAACGAAGAATACGGCATGGTGGAGCCCTTTCTGTACAAAACACGGGTTTGCTGAAACTGGCATTCAGATCATTGGAAGCAATAATACAGAATATTGGGACTTGACTAGAAAACCGTATGTAAGCTACAATGGATTGACAATGGAAACGACTCTTCCTGTCACAAAGAACAAAACGCTTGTTGGTGATCGATTCTCAGAATACGGAATTGATAAGCAAGTTCCAGGCTGGGATTTCTCTACACAAACGACTTTAGAGATGGATATTAAATATAATGGATAAGGATCTTTTGAAATGAGTAAAATCAAATGTATTCTCCCTTGTGCAGGACTTGGAACGCGAATGGGAATGAAAAATAACGAAGCCAAAGAACTTCTATTAGATCCAACGTATCAAACTCCAATTATCGACTATTCGCTTAAGATCTGTAAAGATCAAGGATTTACGCCAGTTATCATCTCTCGCAAGGAAAAACGTGAATTTAATCGTTATGTCTCAGGAAAAGCTGAATTGCTTATTATTGAACCCCGAGGAGAATGGATGGACTCTATACTACAATCGAAAGATTTGTGGGAAGAAAAAAACATCCTAATTCTCCCCGATACAAGATTTAGGCCTATTGACGAGGCTTCAAAGCTCGTTAAAGATCTGGATTTCTGTAATCTGTCCTTTGGTCTTCATTTTGTAAAAGATACACAAAACTGGGGCATTGTCAAGCAAATAGATATGAAAACTTATGATGTCATTGAAAAGCCTAAAGACAACATCTTCTGTTCTACGGCTTGGGGAATCGTCGCTTTTAAGCCAGAACAAGGCGAACAACTATTCGAAGGCTTTCGGACAAAGAACCAATGGTTTAGGGTTGAAAACGCTTCTTGTGCTTATCTTCAAAGTTTTAAAGATATAACGAGAACCGGAAAGATCGAAGATGCTTAAAGTTGACGATACTGGGATTCCTTTTACATATATCGGAAATGAAGTTGAAAAAGAAGTCAAGGACTTGCTTAAGTAATGAAACTCAAATACTTCGATCTGGCAAGACAGCTCTCTGAGAAATCCGACCACCACACGTATAAAATTGGTTGCGTCATTGTTCGTAAAAATCGCATAATTGGAATGGGCTGTAATAAAATGAAAACCCATGTGGCTTCTCCACACAAATGGAAACATATTCACGCAGAATTTGATGCCATTCTTTCGACTCGAAATAAAGAGGACCTTGTTGGTGCGAGCGTTTATGTATTCCGCGCAAGGAAAGACGGAACGAACGCCATTTCAAAACCGTGTCCATCTTGTAAAAATATGTTGCAATCTGTAGGTGTCTCTGATATCTTCTATACAGAGGACGGTGGATATGGGAAAATTTAAAATAGGGCAATTGATTGAGAGTTCTGCGCATCCCGGTAATATTACTCTAGATAAAATAATTACGGACATTAAAGAAGAAATTTATATTTGTAAAAATGTAGTAAATGGTGCTCAATTGTACCTTCCTTTTAGTTTTGTCGATAACCGTTACACTTTACATAAATCTTGCCAAATTGAAGAAGAAGTGAAGGATTTATTGAAATGAGCTTTAGAGTGGAAATTGGGATGGTATTTCGAGTTCCGCAAGGACTCCAAAGCAGCGGTCCCTGGCACTTCGAATACCTAGGCAACGGTAACTTTAAAAATCTAGAAATTAATAAAATTATTAGCTATGATCCAGACCATTCTTTGTGGGAATCTTATTATGTTCCAAACTATAAAAAAACTAAGGAGATTAAAGATGAAATTTCTACTCTTCTGTCTTAGCCTTTTACCTATTGCCGCACATGCTTGGGGAGAAGTTGATGGTTATCTAGAAGCTCGCAAATATTTTAATGCAAATTATCCTGGTCATTTTGATGCCACAGGAGATCCACAATTATACGGCGTAGATTTCCAATTTAACTTTCGGCTTGTTCCCAAATATTTTACACTAATTGCCGGAGCCAGGTCTAATGGTAATGCCCACGGCTTCTCTCAAGCAGCCGGACGGGCTGGTATTGAAACGCATTGGAAAATGCCCTTTGGTGGTCCGCGCATTGACGTTGGAGTTATGCACGAATCGCAACATAATTTTGAATATGAACAAGGCCTGAACGTTCCCTATCGCTTCTATACGGGAGAATGGCTGTATGTCCGATACAATTTTGGAAATAAGCCGTAATTATGATGCAAGTTATTACCGTATATAACGGAACGGTTCTAAAAAATAAAAATACCGGGACGAAGTGGACCTTTGTTATTGAACCTAATGAGATGTATTGGCTTCGGAATGGGACACATAAATATCCAGTAAACAGCGATGAAGTTACAAAACGTGAAAATTCCGATCAATACGAGGCGTCAATTCCTGATTTTTTTATCGACATTACAAAAAGCAATGAAATTGAAAAAGAAGTGAAAGACTTGTTGTCTTGAAATCAGCGGATAAAATTGTAGCGGTCAACGATTCCAAAGGTATAACGTATTATGCCTTTAATTTTGACAGTCAAATGTATTGTGCTTATTTTATGGACTCTGTAAATTTCTATTCCTTTCATAGCGGCTGGCTTCCTATAAATGACGAGGCCCGGAGAATTCTTAAACAACACGAAGTTAATGCTGAGATCAAGAGTCTATTAAAATGAAATTTAAAGTCGGTGAATACTACGAAATAACCGAAGACATGCAGGGACACGCAGTATGCCACAAACGCGGCTCGGTTTTTAAAGTTATGGAATCAACTTCAGAAATTGATAGATTCGTAATCAGATTTATTGATGGAGAAAAAACAACCGGGCCTTGGTATGACGGAATGTCTTGCTATAAGCACCGCCCAGAACTAAAAAAGGGCGACCAAGTAAAAGAAGAACTTGACAATCTACTAGCGTGATGATAATATAGTTCTATATGAAATTAGCATTTGATGACGTTCTTATTAGTCCCGGATTTTCCCATATCAACTCCCGTAAAGACGTTGACCTTTCCTCCAACCTCGGAAGCTTGGGATTGAAACTCCCAGTAATCTCGGCTCCGATGGATACTGTAACGGGACCTGCGATGGCAAACGCCCTATCCAAGGTTGGCGCTGCCGCAGCCCTTCATCGCTTTCAAAGTATTGATGATAATTTGAAGCAGTTTAAAGCTTGTGAAGGAAAAGTCATTGTTTCTGTAGGCTTGAACGATTGGGAACGAACCAGCGCTCTTTATGATGCTGGTGCTGAATATTTCCTATTAGACATTGCTCATGGAGCGCAAATGCAGGTTGTAGATTGGGTATCTGCCTTTCGGCAGAAGTATTCTGGAGTATGGCTAATGGTTGGGAATTTTGCTAATGCGAATCAAATCCACACATTTATGACACATACAAATAAAGTAGATAGTTGGAGGATAGGAGTGGGCTCAGGATCGAGTTGCGAAACAAGAGTTAAGACCGGATGTGGTTTGCCGACTCTTTCAAGCCTTCTCTCCATCAAAGATTATAATTCATCAAATTGGAAGCATCAAATCGAGAATATTGTTGCTGATGGCGGAATTAAGAATCCTGGGGACGTTGCAAAGTCCTTGGCCGCAGGAGCTTCTGCTGTAATGGTCGGAAAACTTCTTGCTGGAACTGATGAAAGTCCTGGTGAAATTACAGAAGTCGGAGGATGGTTTGCTCGACCTGATAAATACGCCGTCGAGAAAGAAACCCGAGTTGACGGCATTAAAGTGAAACAATATAGAGGCTCGGCTTCCGCCGAAAGCTATAAAGATCAAGGAAAAATCCAAGGCTATATTACGACAGAAGGAGTGTCCTTCACAATTCCGTATAAAGGCCCAGTATCTTCTGTGTTAACCGACATTGAAGGTGGCCTTCGTTCTGCCCTCACCTACGCGGGCGTTTCGAACCTGAAGGATTTTAGACAGTCTGCTGAGCTTGTACAGATTACGAATGCCGGAGCTTTAGAAAGCAAAGCACATGGCAAAATTTGAGGTAGGACAGCAATATAGGTTTTCTCCAAAAGGAGTTTATAATCTCACGTTTGAAGTTTTATCTAAAACTGATGATGGTAGTTATAAATGTATTACGTTGACATTTGAAGCTACTGGAGCGACGCCTACGCCGACTGAAATAGCCGTTCCCGGAAAAACCTGGACATTTACACCGACTTCTTATATTGAAGAAATTTCAACATCACTAAAAGCCGAAGAAGTAATGGCAGAAATAAAAGAGCTTCTGTCATGAAGATTCTTTGGTTTGTCATATATTATCTAGTGTTATCTGTAATGTGTGCGGGATTTGGACTTATGGGCTGGTATCCGCATTATCGACTTATACTTCTTTCTCTTTCAGCAATGATGCTTACGAGCTGGACTTTTAGGCTTTTCAAATGAAAACATTTCTATTAGCAGTTCTATTATCCTTCACAGTTTTTGCTAAAGAGACTCGTATTAAAATCGCAGTGATTGACACCGGCATTAAAGATTCTCCAGAAATTACTCCTTATCTATGTAAAAAGGGCCATAAAAACTTTACAAAAGGAACTCTTAAAGACGTTCATGGCCACGGAACAAATGTGGTCGGTCTTATTGCTAATAACATTAATAAGAATAAAGTATGCCTATTAATTATTAAATACTACCATTTAGAAACCGATGTGCTTCCTCCTGAAAAATACGGAGAGTTGTTTGATTATGTCAGAAAACAAAAAGTCAAATATATAAACTTTAGCTCTACGGGAAGAAGTCCTATCGAAGTTGAAAGACAGCAAATTTTAAGCTTGCTTTCTAAAAAAGTACATGTTATAGTTGCAGCAGGAAATGAAGGGATTAATCTGAAATATGACTGTTCTTCTTTCCCCGGTTGTTATAACATAACGTCTCAGTATTTCCATGTTGTTGGTGCTAAAGACCTGCTAGAAAGTAATTATGGAATGCTGGGACAAGAGTATGAAAATGGAAAAGATCAGTGTTCTCTAGGCGTTTGTCTTTCGGGATCTAGTCAAGCAACTGCTGTATATACAGGAAAACTTGCGGCAAAGGAGACTCGATAAGTGTTTAAAGTAAAGAGTAAGAAAGTCTTAGGAACTCTAGAAATTGGTGAAGAAATTCCTGACAGCGACTTTGCTCTGCATTGTCCACAAACTAATGAGTTTGTTCAGTTTGAATATGTTGATGGTGAAAAGGTTTACGGACAAACTGAGGTTCGTCCTGGCATCTTTGCCATTTCTAAACGTGCAACGGGTCTTGTATTAGAAAAAACTTCTTTTGTATCTGACAATATTCTAGAAGAGTTTGTTCACACCCACGACATTCAGGACAAGATTGATTGCTTTTTTAAAAACATTCACGTATATGCGGAAGAAGGATTTGAAGTTGCTAAGCGTGGGATTTTACTGTGGGGACCTGCGGGCACCGGCAAAAGCACCGCCATCTCCAAGGTATGCCGTGGTTATGTAAACGACAATAAAACTGCGGTGATTGTCTGGCATACGGACAAATTTGAACCTCAAGTAATTAAGGGATTTATTAAGCATTTTAAATACGTTGGAGTTGAAAAAATCATCTTTGTTGCTGAAGACATTGGTGGAACAGAGCAGGAAAATGCCCGTTTTCGTAGTGACGCGTCTCTTTTATCTCTTCTGGATAACCAAGAAAAGACTTTCACTATCCCAACGCTTATCCTGGCCACTACGAACTTTCCAGAAGCATTCCTAGCAAACTTAACAAACCGGCCTAATCGTTTTGATGATAAGATTCAAGTCGGGTATCCTGATAAAGAAAGCCGAGGGAAACTCCTTAGCTTCTTCACAAAAGGTGCAGCAACTCCTGAAGACATCTCTCTAATCCAAGACAACAAATGTAAAGAATTTACCCCCGCCCATATTCGAGAAATCCGTATCCGGTCCCGTATCTACTCTAAAACTATTAAACAAGTGATTACGGAAATGCTTAAAGAAATTGCGGAATATAAAGCGATGTTCCAGGATAAGAAGGCCATGGGATTCAATGACTAAAAAAATGCCGCAGCAAACCCCGCTAGTTGATTTTATTCTAAAAGATAACACTAAGATCAATATAATTGATAAGCCTAGTCCCAGAACCTATATGGTTTCAGAATACGGCAACGAATACATGATTAATGGGGAATACGAATTTGCCATCTGCCCAGAATCCGGAAGTATTAATAGAATTATATATGACGAAATGTTTAGAAAGTTTCTTAAATGAAAACGACAAAAAATATGCACTGGGCAAATCCTTTTATTAAGTCCGTCAAAGATATTGTAGACCTACATAAACTCACTAAAGTAAGTGGTTATATTGTTCCATTTGGAAAAGAAGCTGTCAACGACGGGACATTGCATAAAACTGGGAATTCGTACACCCTACAAGTGAGGCTTAATTATTGTCAGGGATCTTCAAAACACGCGCACTATCAGCGCATGCCGTTTCCGAGTATTCTAGATACACTAGCTCACGAACTTGCCCATATACAAGAATGGGAACACACGGTTGAGCATATGAAGTTACAATACCGCATCATGCAAAGATTTGCCACCGTCGTAAAAAAGAAATACGATCCTAAAAATTACTATAATATCAAGTATTGGAGAGAGTTGTGAAGGTTTGTTCCGTATCTGGTTGTGGGAAAAAAATCCATTCCCGCGGGCTTTGTAATCCGCACGCCCATAAAAAACGTCGCACAGAACATCCGACCGTGGACAAAGAATACGAAAAAACTCCGGGTGGCTTTTTAATGCGCGCGTATAGAAATATGAAGTCGCGAGTAACAGGAGTACAAAAAAAGAAGTTCTACCTGTACAAAGGTCTTTCTATTCTTCCTAAAGAACAATTTTACGAGTGGTCGAAAGAAAATAAGGACTTCTGGCGTCTCTTTAAGAACTGGGCGGATCATAGTTATGACCGAAAGTTGAGTCCTTCTGTAAATCGTATTGACTCTAAGAAAGGATACGAAATTGGCAACATTGAGTGGATTACCCATTCCATCAATTCATCGCTTAGCTCTGTTACTAAGCGTAATAAAAATAAAGAACTCGAACAAATTTATAAAACACTAGGAGTAAATAATGTCAAAGCTTGAAAAAGTTCTAATTGTACCTGATACGCACGTTCCTTATCACGATAAGAAAGCATTCGAATTAATGTTGAAGGTTGCGAAGAAATTCAAACCGTACCATTTGATTATCGGCGGAGATTTTATCGATAACTATTCGGTATCTTCCCATAATAAAGATCCTAATCGAGCTTTGAAATTGAACGACGAAGTGAACGAAACCATTAAGGAACTTAAAAAACTCAAGGCTCTCGACGCCAAGAACAACGTTTTTCTAGGGGGAAACCATGAGGACCGTCTAGAGCGCTATCTGATGGAAAAGGCCCCGGAACTTTACAATATTATCTCAACTCCTTCCATTCTGAAACTCAAGGAAATTGGGTTTAATTACGTTCCTTATAAACATTCGTACAAACTAGGAAAGCTTGCAATTACTCACGATTTGGGGAAGGCCGGACGTTTCGCTCATTATAAAGCGATGGACGATTATCAAAATAATATTGTAATTAACCACACGCACCGTTTAGGATATGCCGTCGAAGGCGATGTTGAAGGTAATAAGCACGTCGCGGCAATGTTTGGCTGGCTCGGCGATGTTGAAGGTGTTGATTATAAACATCGTCAATTGGCAAAGAAAGAATGGTCACTTGGCTTTGGTATTGGTTATCTCGATCCAAAGACGAAAGTTGTATACCTCCAGCCGATCCCCATTGTGAATTATACGTGTGTCGTTGAAGGAACCCTTTTTACTTGACAAAATCATTAAGCCGTGGGAAACTATTTAAATAAAGGAGATATATGAAGTACATTATTCTGGCCCTAGCAATTTCTGCCTGTTGTTCCCATCCTCCTAAACGTGTCGTGCCTAAAGGACATAAAACGTCTGCACATAAAAAGGCACCAAAAGTCCATAAAACCCCTCCAGCACGTTCAGTTAAGGTTCGAGGGGACGTATGACTCGCCAAGATTTAGAAGCTATGGACGTTCCTGACGCCCCTAGCGCCTTAGAGCTTGAGATGTTTTTAAACGACGTTCTCGATTTTGAGCCCTCATATCCAGATGAAGTTCAAAAGCTTAAGACCTGGGCAAAAGATCTATTGGAGCGTTTGTAATGAATAACATTGAGCTTACTATGAGACAATATGTTGTGCTTAATAAGAATACCGGGGATCTTCTAATTGCCACGCCTTTGTATCCCGAGCAAGCAAATCTAGATAACGTTGATGGGTATTCTATTTCCATTTCTGTAAAGCCCGAGAATCCTTGGGCTTTTGCATTGGAAAACGATCAGCATATGGAAGTGTATGCTGAAGGTATTAAGAATTATTTCGAGATCCTTGGAGATTTGTAATGGAGCTTTCCGCTTGCTCTTCTTGCGGTTGGGTTCATTTTGTTGTTTCTAGGGAACATGCGGAAAAGGAAGTGGTAAGATTTAACGAGTATTTCAATAAGCTGGGAGACAAAGAAAAGTATGAATACTATGGAGGAAAGCCTTCGAGTATTGTATCATATCAGCATTGCTTTTGTTGTGGAAATTCTTATAAAGAATTTGTAGATTACGACGTAAATAAACATAATAACATTAACGGCCATACGCTATCACCAATTATGAGGAGAGAAGAATGACACAGAAAGAATTTTTAGAGCTGTTTGATCGAGAAGTGGCGCTTATGCGTGAAACGCTGGTTGCCAAGGGCAATGACTATTCTGGTGGAGATTCGGATACTCTTGCGAATTTCAAGATGACAGAAAAGTTAGGATTGGCAGATGCCGACACTGGCCTTCTTATCCGTATGGTCGATAAAATCCAGCGCGTGAAGAGCTTCCTTCAACGAGGAGAGCTTTCTGTTAAGAACGAGTCGGCAAAAGATGCCGTTCGCGACATTATCGGCTATTCTTTCCTAGAGCTTGCTCTTATGGAAGAAAAGGAAGAGCGTGTTAATGTTCCTGTTAAATTCACAATGACCGATGGAAAAGTCACGGTATCTCCGGTTGGTAATGAAATTAACTACGGACACGAATGGGTTATCCCTGGTTGATATGAAAGTGAAAATTAAACGTCTGCATGAAAACGCTGTAATTCCCCGGCGAGCGAAAAATGGCGACGCCGGTCTAGACATTGTTGCAACGTCAAAAGACATTCAGGAACTTTATACAGAATACGGCACCGGAATACAATTAGAGCTGCCTCCGAACCATGTAGGACTTTTGTTCCCTCGAAGCTCGATCTCCAATAAAGTTCAGATGTTATCGAATTCTGTAGGCGTAATTGACGAAAATTACCGTGGGGAAATCAAATTTCGTTTTCGCGACCGTTTCGGAGCAACAACGAAAAATACATACGATATTGGCGATAGAATCGGACAATTGATTATTATTCCGTATCCAGAAGTGGAATTGGAAGAAGTTGACGAATTGTCTGAAACTGAACGGGGAACCGGGGCATATGGGAGCAGCGGCAAATGATTAGTATTAGCTATCTACAAGAACTCGCTAAAAAAAGGCAAACCGAAATTGCAGATAATACGGAGAAGAAAAAACACATAGTTCCTTTTATAGTAGAGGAAAAATTAAAACGTGCTGCGTATCTTCAACAAACACACACCACCGTAAATATTGCGTTCGAAATCGAACCTGAAAATTTTAAGAAGAATTTTCGTATATCTTTAGAAGACGTTAACGTTAATGATATCGTTGAAAAATTTGATGAGGTTGTTAAATCCCTTCAACCATTGGGTTACACTGTATGTAGTAATGCAGAATTATTTACCAAATCAAAACACTACGTCATTGAGTGGTAATGGGTAAAAAACGAAACGAAGAATCATACGTTGAGAAACTCGAAAAAGAACTCAGAGAAGAAAAGGCCAAAAATAGACAGCTTATAAAGCGTCTCAGAAAGCTTGACAAAGCTTATAATCGGTCCATAAAAGAAGCGGAGCAAGAAGCCCGCGACGAACTAGAAAAGGAATTTCATGGCCACGTTGAAAAAGAAGAAGTCGAAAAGTGTCCTTCCTGTGGAAAAGGAAGACTCCTTGAAATTAACCTCGGAGCCAGAATCATCAAAAAGTGTTCCCAATGCCCCTACAGGAAAACCGAAAAAGCCTAAGACCTTCAATTTTAAATCTTTTATCATTCAGTTATTACGTCGTGGAACTTATCGTTATAAACCTAGAAATGACGCGCTAAAAGACGCTAAAATAGCTCGTAATCAGTATAAATGTGCAACATGTTCTGGTATTTTTGGAAGGAAAGACGTTCAAATTGACCATACAGATCCCGTTGTAAGTGTTGAAACTGGATTTGTAGACTGGAATACATATATAACTCGTATGTATCCGGAAAAACAAGGCTTTCAAATTTTGTGTTCACAATGTCATTCTAATAAATGCTTATTAGAAAAAGAAATGCGTAAGTTTTATAAGAATAAACTTGACAAATAATGAATTCCATGTTAAATTGAAAGGAAATAAAATATGATTGTTCTTGACAAACTTAAAAAACTTATGGTATATTGTAATGAACAGGGAGTAATGCTTCCGTTACTACATGATCCAATTAAAAAGGCCCCTTCTGTGTCTCTGACATTCCTTTTCATCTCAGGGAATGTCGTTCTTGCCGGGCTTCTCGGTAAAGCCGCAGGATTCTTCGGCGGCATTGATATCTCACAAGCTCTCTATTGGTTTGGTATGTGCGCAGCTTTATATTTTAGTCGTAGCTTTTCTGGCGACGGCAAACAACAAAACATCTCAAACGATGAGAAAAAGGAATAATAATGAATAAGCTACTAATACTGTCCGGCCTTCTTTCAATTACTGCCCTAGCACAGGTTCCTCTATCCAAAACTGATATTGTTCTATCAGAAAAAAACACGTTAGTGTTTAATACAGACTTTAATAGTCGTGATGTTGCTAAATTATCTCAGAATGCTCGGGATATGGACGCGGCCTTACCGTCACAAGAGCCTATTTTTCTTGTTATGTACTCGCCAGCAGGTAGTATCGACGCCGGTCTTGAGCTTATCGAAACGCTTACAAGTCTCAATCGACCCGTCAATACCCTATCTATCTTTGCCGCTAGTATGGGGTTTCAAACCGTCCAAGGTTTGGGTGAACGTCTCCTGGTAGCCAATGGTACGCTCATGAGCCATAAGGCCACCGGAGGATTTTCCGGTGAATTTCCCGGACAGCTAGACAGCAGATATTCTTACTATCTAAAGCGAATTGCTCGATTGGATGAGAAAGTTGTTGCTAGGTCTAAGGGAAAGCTTACGCTAGAGAAATACCGTTCCTTGGTGGAAAATGAACATTGGTGTGACGGTGAAGATTGTGTAAAAGAAGGTCTTGCCGACAGGGTTGTTAAGGCGTCGTGCGACTCTACGCTGGCCGGAACAAATGACGTTGTTCTTGCTAAGTTTATGTTTGCCGGAGCATCAATACAAGTCAATGCTGTTAGATCTAAATGTCCACTAATCACTGGAATTTTGTCTGCTAGCGTTACTATTAATGGTGAAAACATGTACAAAGAAGCTAAACCTCAAAAAGACCCTGTCGTTGTGGATTATTATACCCAACAAGCCCAGCCGGTTCTTTCAAAAGAAGAGATTGCACAGTTGGTTATTCGGGTTGACAAAATTCTTGACGATAATAGCGGCACAAATCGTCAAGTAATTCGAGGCTACTAATGGAGTATTTGATCGGAATTATCGGCCTCCTTCTTGGGGGCTTTATTTTTCAGCGCACAAAGCGCAAATCAGCAGAATCGCTTCTAAATAATCTTCCGGTTAAAGAAGAAGCTGCAAAGCACGAAGCCTCCGTTACCAAGAATGAGGCTTTAGGTGACGCTGAGAAACAAAAACGGGCAGACATTGAATCGGAAACAAAGGCAAAACAAGATGAATCGACTAATCTACAAGATCTTGAGCGTTTCTTTAATCGCAAGCCTTAATATCTCAGCATTAGCACAAGAAGTAGTTATCGTACAAAAGGGTCAGGAAGCTCCTTTCACGGGGCTTCTTTTCACCAAAGAACGAGCCGATGTTATCAGGGACAATGAAATTGCTCTAGATGGACAAAAGAAACTTAATACATCTTTAAACCTTGAACTAACGTTTAAAGACTCCTCTTTAAATGCCCGTAAATCGGAAATTGACATTCTAATGGCCCAGAACGACAAGCTGTCAAAATCGCTCATGGAAGAGCGCTCTGTGGGCTCCTGGGAGCGTCTTAGTTGGGTAGCGGTTGGTATTTTAGCTTCAGGATTAGCATTTTATGGACTCCAAAAAGTACAAAAATAGCACAGAAGATCTTTTAACGGCTCTTAATTCTTCAGATAAAGACATTGTTATTATTGAGAAAGAAGCTCCCTCTGACATTGGTCGGGCGGGGGTTTTTTTACGTTTGTATGATCTTATGCCCGGAAGTACTAAAATCTCACAGAATACAGTTTTTAAAGCTTATAAACTTAGTGTTAAGAAATTTAAAATCAAGTTTAAAACTAAGCAATCCTTTTTTGACTATTTAGCAACGCTAGGATTTAATACTGAGAGGAATTTTGTATTTGTCGATGGAAAAGTCAAGGAGCTGGTTTATGCCGCGACTGAAAAAGAAGTAAAGATGGCTAAATACAAGAAAGAAACCACATATAAACTTCTAGAACAGTTTATTAATGAGCTTTCGATTTCCCCAGGCGATTGTCGTTGGGCTTTTGCCAATGTTCGTACAGTGATTTGGCTATGGCTTATTAATAATAAGTTAAAAAATCGTGTAGAATCGAAGCATATCAGTCATGCGTTCTTTAAAAAACACAAATTGGCGAGTAGTAGTACATATCATCTCTACGTCTCGGATGACGCAGATAAAAACATGAAGGAGTATTTAAATGGTAATGCAAGTAAAGAAAAAACGAGTAAAGCGCAAGAGTCTAAAATACCCGGCGCTGGACCCGGCGGTCAATCTAAAGACTAGATCTGATTTGATTGACTATGATTATATTAATAAGCTCTCTGAGAAAGAGAAAGCTTTTCTAAATGACTTTACTGAAGAATATACAAACGCTTCACTAGACTCTAAAAATCTAGAAAACAATATGCATAATACTGTTGCGTTGAAACGTGACTGTTATAAGCGCAATAATGACAGAAATGCTGACATCTATACAAAATCTAAGGCTCAGGGAATTTTATTACAGCTCGATGACTTGAAAATCTTCAATGAAAATGAAGAAGATCAGATGATTGAGCGTATTATTTTAAGAAAGAGCGTTAATAATACCGATGACGATGGCAACAAATGATGCTATTGCTGCAACATAACCCAAAATTTCAGCCGTAAACTTAATTTTTCTAACATGAAGTTTGATAGGTTCAAGATCTTGTCGTAATAAACCGATACTTTCTTCAGCTAGATCTGTACGTTTAATGTGATGATCTATGTTTGATTCTTGTTTAGCAAGCGTAACCTTCATCTCGCCAATATCCTCTGAGATTTTTTCTACTTTTTCGTAAAGTTTATCAGCGATAGACATGATTACTCCTCAGTCGGCAGTTGTTCTCCAACAGCTTGTCTCGCTGCTGGGTTTTGTAATATCGTAAATAGTGCGGCATTCTTAGCCATCTGATTCTTATCAGAAAGCGCCGTGCGTAAAGCCTCTCCGACTTTTCCTAGTCCGGGGGTATTTTGTAGCTTATCTGCAATAAACATCAAGTTGTCGTCGCTGGCAGTCGTTAGCGCACGATTGAAATTTGGTAGTGCTCTGGCGGCCTTCCCTGCCAAGTTTGCGGCCTCAATTGGGATACCCCTACCAGTCGATACACGACCAAAACTAGCTACAGATATAAGATTATTAAATACGTTACCATGTGGGTCAGTTCCCAGGGCTGTATGTACGGTGGCGGCTTTGTCGGCTTCATCACGAATTTGCTTAAAGAAAGAGTTTTTATCAACTCCCATTCTATCAAAGATAGTTTCTAATTGTTTACCTTCTTTAGATGCTTCGAATTTACGAACGGCTTCAGACGATTCTAATTGCTTAAAGTTTTGTTTTAATTTATTCAAAAGCTCTGTAGAATCTAAGGCTTTAGTTCCAGGAAGTTCCGATTTATTAATTAGATTCTTCAATTCGTCATAAACCTTGGTTTCGCCCGTCTTTAATTGTCCATAACGAACATTAGAAAGGCCTTCAGGACGAGCTTTTCCGATGATGGTTTCCGGAATCATTTCGCGGAACTCGGCAAAACGTTTAGCAGCTTTAGCGTATTCTGGAACTTGGTCATTAAGACGGCTCATAATATTTCGACTAAGATTCTGTAGATTTTCTCTTGCGGCTCGGGATTCTGGATTTAAATTTGCGGCAAGGTATTTAGATGCGTCGTCAAGCTCTGCTCGTAAAGAACGCACTTGATCTGGGGTGAATTCGAAATTAGGCTGTGAGTAAATCTTACGGAAAATCTTTGAAATAGTATTATCTGCGTCAATAGCAGGGTTATTGAGGAATGCCTTTTCTAATTCTTGTGCCGATTTATTAAGATCTGCACCAATATTAACCTTAATACCCTTTGCGGTTGCATTGGCAATGGAATCACCAACAGCCTTCCCGAGCATGTCGTCGGCGGCATTAATTTTATTCAACATAACTTCTGCGGCCTGACCTGGTTTAGACGCAAAAGCTTCTTTATTGGCAATATCAGTTCCTTCTTTACCGACATCAAATGCGTATTTCATTTGTCTGAGAAGTGCTGGGGCTTTATCTTTGTCCGGGACTTTTTTAAGCAGGGCGGCAGCGCCAGCTTTAGCCCCCATACCTAGAGCGCCTAATGTACCAAAACCCGCACCCCACTTAGCGCCACTTTCAGCGCCCTCAAGTCCGGATTCCAGGAGTTTTTTACGACTATCTTCAGTATCAAGGTTTCCTTCAGACTGCGTGAGTCCTAGGATTCCTCCCGTAACGCCTCCGACGCCAGCGCCCTTAGCGACACTTCCGGCCATGCGAGCAAGAAGAGGAAGCTTTGTTGCGCCTTGTGCGGCCTTGCCAATAGGCAAGAGAGCGCCCATGCCAATGCTACCGGCAATATTACTAATCGTACCAGCAGTCGGACTTCTTTTCATTGCATCTTTGGCTTCTTTTTCACCAATCTTCTGATATTCGCGATATAACTCGGTCCAGTCTTTGCTAGAATCCCCGCCCATTGAATCGGGAAGAATCTTGGCAAGCGAAGCCCCAACAGCACCAGAAGCCTCATCGGCAAGACCACCAGAAAATCCTTGAGCCGCTTGAATTGCGCTGTCATACAAAGTCTCACCGACAGCGTTGGCACCTTCTTGAATACGAGATCCAATAGAGGGACCTTCGAGGCTTTGCTCTTCAAATCCATCATCTAAACCGACATCAATAAAACCATCATCAAGTTTTGGCATTATAATTTTCCATCCTTGATTTCTTTAGTTCCATCAGCATAAATAAATTGCGTTTGATTAGTTTTAGGATTGTACCCCTTTTTCACAACAGACTTTTGTTGAGATTGTGAAGGAGCTTCGGGAACTTCCGGTAAAATAAGACTAGCATCAACACCACGTTTTTTAGCTTGCTGCAAATACGGAGCTGCGGTCGTTTTCCATTGACCATATTGTACGTTTCTGGCGTTTATTGCGAAATTTTTAACATTTTCGCGCTCTTTTGGCGTTAAAATTTCCCCTTTTAGGCCGCGAGTAATGGAACTTTTTACTGTCGTTGGAATTGAGCGTGCATTCCTAACGAACGAAATTTCACCTTCACGAACCACTGAATCTGGATCTAGAGAACGAACGAATCCGTATAATAGCGCCAAATCGTTTTGTGGGTTGGGTTTATTAACCAACTCATCCATCTGTTTCGTCATACTATCCAAGGTCATGAGTTTTTCGTATTCTTTTCCGGTGACTTTCGGTGCCACTTGTCGGGCAAATTCTTCTCCGCGCTGGTCTTCTTTTGTTTGCCTATTTACAGCGAGGACCGCCTGGCGGAATTTACCTTCTTCTTTTCTAGCATCCAGACGATCAGCTTGCATGTCTTTTTGATTTTGACGCGCAAGCTCCATTTCCTTTTCTTTAAATACGTTAGGAAGAATCTTTTCTAGATCTTCAGCAGAAGCATCGCCCTTAACTTCAAGACCAAGCTTCTTCATATAATCACGATAACCTTTAGATACAGGACTATTTGGGTCTTTCTTATCAAGAGCCATCGTTTCTTTTACTTGACCGGGCATTGCTTGGGCTTGTTCAATGTTCTTTTGGAACAATTCTTGACCAACAGGTTTAACGTGAGCAATCGAAGAACCGATTAAATTTGCAGATTGGCCCAGATTACCAACTAGAGAACCTCTATTAGCTCCCTCTTGTGCTGCCATAAAAGCCGCCATACGATCTTGTCCATCACCAAAGTCAATGGACTTCTGGGGAGGAGGAAGCGGAGCTTCTAGCTGTGCTGGGGCTCTTGGGGCAATAGATGCCGGAGGCTTCATACCATCAGCAGGAGGAGGCATAATTGGAGCTTCTAGGGCTTGTGGGGCTTCAGGCATAGGGGGCTGTGACGCCATAGGAGCCATTGGAGGCTCACCCTTGACGGAAGGAGATCCACGGAGCATGTCCATAAGACCGAGGGCACCCAAACCGCCTCCCACGACGTATGGAAGAGCCTTAGGAGTTGACATATTTACAGGGGCAGGAGGAGGAAGGGCTAGTTGCGCAGATTGAGGTGGAAGGGCTTTTGGGGCCATAGAAGGTGCGGCCTCGTCCGCCATACGAAAAACACCTTCTTCGAAATCATCGGCAGCGCCCATGGCTTTTTTAGTGAAATCGTATCCCTTAGGAACCATATCACCAACAACTTCGGCTTCTTTTGCTGCCATTGGAAGCGCCTTCATTGCGCCAGAACCGACATTTGAAATTGACCCAATCATAGACGCGCCTTGGGTTGACAAATCACGAATTTTTCTAGCTTTGTCTTCATCACCAACGAGTTTAGCCGTCATTTCGTCAATGCCTTTTTCGTAAGGAGCGGCAATATCCAACATGGGCTTTTGAAGCTCTTTGTATTTCTTAAGAAGCTCTTCTAAGTAATTCATTATGCAATACTCCCGGAGTTACCGAATCCCGAGCCGGAAGAATTTCCTTTTATAAGTTTTTTTGCCGAATTCTCTAGTTCTTTGTCTTTCAATCTCTTCAAAATCTCATTGTTTTGGAGATAATTAGCACCGGCTCCTAGCCCAGAACCAACACCACTACCAATCCCAGACCACATTTGTGCTGTAGAATTTGCATTATTTTGGTCATTTGACGCCTTACCTTGAAGAGCATTTGCTTTGCGTTCGGCCTGTGCTGCACGATTTGCATATTCTTGCGCTTCTGCGCTTCTTTGACGATTTAGTTCTTGATTGGCCTGTGCTGTATTTTGATCTGAGGCCTGTTGTGCGGCATTTAGATTGTATTTTTGTGCTTCATTTGAAGAATTAGTATTGCGCGTTTGGCGAGCAATTTGATTTTGTAAATTAAAACGTGACATTTCATCAGCAGCGGAAGCCTTGGCTTGTGCAATCGTATTATCTTGTCCGCGAATGCTACCGGACATATTACCGTATTTATCTAGGGCGCTTAAAGACGCTCGGGAAGCCTCTGCCGCTAGACGGTCAGCTTCTTCTGCTTGTTGGTTTGCACCGCTTTGTGCTGCTTGTAATTGAGCAACTAGCTCTGCGCCAGAACCACCCATACCACGTTGTTGTAGTTGTTGGAGAATTTGTCCACGTTGTCCTTGAACATCACGTTGAACTTTATTACGCATTTCATTGAATGCTGCTCTCTCTTCAGGACCAATTCCGGTTTCGGAGCGGTCTTTTAGAAGCTGCAAAGCGCTCATCTGAGCTTCACGAAGACTGGGATCTTCCTGTACTTGCGCTGCTTGCGATACAGCATCACCAAGGTCTTTTTCTAATTGAGGAGTTAAAACCCCAACAGACTTGAATTTTTCTAGAATGATTTCTCGTTGAAGATCAGGGCCAGCGCCAATAGCGTCAATTTCTGCCATAGCAGCATCGAGGGCCTGCTGCGCTTTTTCTCTGTCTCCACGAGACGAAATGTTGCCAATAACACCACCAGCAATGGGGGCTAAAGCACTACCAATAGCGAGAGCTGTTCCGACTGCCATTTTATAACCTCTTTATCATATTAGACATTTTAGTGTCTGTAATTAAAAAACCAAAGTCTTCATATCTCTGAATAAGTCCAGGATGCTCCAGAGAAGTAAACACACTTTTAAACCCAGATTCTTTTGCTTGTGACAAAAGATCGTCAATAATCAAATTCAGAGCTTGACTACGATCAGACTTATCTGACTCTGGGTTTGAAATAACAAACTCAAGCCAACAAATTTTACTATCCGTACGATACAAAAAACCAGCAGCAACGCCATCGACAATCATTCCCGTGGCTGGAAGCATGTCGTAAGAAGGAACAGACCAATCCCTAGCTCTCCACCATGAGGCGAGAGTTGGATAATCGGTTATTTCTACCTTACGCAATACCATTAAAATCCTCTACTCATAAGATTTTTATAATAGGCAAGTTGTTGAGATTGTTGTTCATTATCTCGACGAGCGTTTTCTATATCTCGTTCTTGTTTTGCTATTTCCGATTTAAGACTTGCACTCTTTGCTTGGCTTTCGAAATCAGAAATACCACGCTTACGAAGCTGTGCTAATTCAGTGTTTAATTGTGCTAATCTAGATTGACCAGTTTGTATGTGCTGATTTCCCGTTTCATATCTAGCTTGGATTGGGGCACTTTCAGCCGCCCATTGTTGCTTCATTGGGTCTAGAAGGCGATTTCCAGCCTGACGACCGACCTGAGCATCGAGTCCGGCCTTAATTTGCGGTAATTGTCCGGAGAATGCCTGATATGCCTGGTCTACGCCACCTAGTCGCGCTAAAGCATTTAAACGTGAAGCCTTTTGTTCATCAATGAATTGTTGTTCCTTAACAGGACCGGCTTGCTCGTATTGTAAAGAAGGGGAAAGAACGGCGGCAGGATCTAGGCCGTATTCAACGGCCTTCTTAGCCAGTTCAACCAACTCAGATTGTTTTTGTTGTGGTGTCCCCAAATTAGACATTCCAGGACGGCTTAAATTTATTTTGTCGCTTTGCTGGTCTTCGGGAGATTGAATACCAGGGTTACGATATTGACGCTCAAGTTTTTCTATTTGCTGATAATATTCAGGACTTCCTATAGCAACTCCCGCCTGACCACGAATAGTTGCCTGAAGTTGGTCGTAAATACCTTGGGCCGCCTGTGATTTTTTATTAAATTGGCGAGCTTGATCGGCAGCTTCGGCTGTAACGGCATTTTGAGCGCCAGACAACTGTTTTTTAGTTTCTTCTGCAAATTGCTGAGCTTGACCTAGCGCTTGTTGTCCTTGTCCCAAGGCGGCAGCTTGTGCGGCCTGTGCTTCTGGAGATATGGCAAGTGCTTGACGGCGAGCACCTTGGAGTGCAGAACGATCAACATTAGCGCCAAATAACAAGGAGTCTAGACGTTTTTGTCCACCCGTATATTGTTGATTCCCAGCAGCAAAACGCTGGAGGAGATTCATTTGTCCTGGAGTATTACTAACATCTCCGGCAAGTTTTGCTGTTCTTTGCGCGGCAGATTGAATTCCGGCAGAGTTCGAAAGGCCCTGTTGGCCCATCTGTTTTAATTCGGCAGATGGTCCTGATAGATAGTTCTTGAATTTATTGACATCTTCGTCCGTTGCTGTTTGAGCGCCAGACAGAATGCGGGCAGAATTTTCTTTATCGGCAGAAGTTCCTAATTGTTGTTGTTGAAGACCCGCACTAAACTTTTCTTTAGATTGACCAATATCTTGCTTGACTTTGCCGGTCTCATTTTTAATACCAGTAGTTACAGCTTGGCCTAGTTTATTACCCTCGTTTGCTTGCAGGTAACGGCTAAGGTTTGTAAACCCAGAGCCCTTTTTTTGGGGGCCGCCAATACCAGCGTCTTTTTTATTAATAATATCAGCCATAGGTTCCTTAATATAGTTGTTAATTGTACGCAAATACAGTTAATAAGAACGGCGTATTTGCCGGTAGTCCTGTGACGTGTAAAATGTCTACAGATGCCGATAGTTGTCTGTACGTTATAAATGGGGCATTATTTGGATAACCTGCGGCATTTGATTGGTTTTCCGCTCTTAATACGGATAATCCGACCACCCGCACGGCACTCTTTAAAGGCACAACGGTTTTGGCTTTTACCGTTCCATCAGCATTTACCGTAATATTAACGGTGAACAGCGTCCCCTGCATATTATCGCCTAGAGTAAGACGACCGCTTAAAGCCGCATAGGCACTATCAAATCCATCATTTATAGAGCCAGCAAGAAGGTCGATGGTTGGCTGGATTTCTTGGTCAAAATCAGACTTATTAATTCGCTTAAAATTTCCAAGCTTAGCCATAATTAGTTCCTATATGCTCTTGTAGAAATACCGACATTTCCACTAATAGTTACTCCATATACAGACCACTCTTCTCTAGCAACAGAATGTAAGAACGATAGATTAATATAACGACATCTCATGTAGTTTCTAGGAACATACGTTCTAAATGGTGATGAATTCGAAGCTCCGCCAAAATAGCCTTCACCAAAAGGTCCCGTACCCGTCCCAAATATCCCATTACCGGAAGAATTAAATTCCACGTAAGTGGTCAGAGGAATTAAATCGCTACTAAAGCCCATCTTACCTTTGGTGAATGCCCTATTAGCAAACATGATAGTTGCTTCCATTAAATGTTTCCATCCCAAGGGATCGCCCATTGTTTCTGGAGCATAAGTTACAGAACACGGAATAGACTTAAATACCGTCATTTCACCAACAATAAATTGCGGGCTAACGTTAAGTGTAACTTTTTTAATATTACGATTTACAGCAGTTACTACCGCCTCGAAGGAAGTGTCGTATTCAATTTGTGAATAGTTTGTGAACGTAAAGTTTGTGCTGGTATTCATTGCATCTATCATAGCATTATAACATGCCATAATATCTTGAAACGATTCTACCTGCGTAGACCAAGTTCCAGTGGTTCCTGGAGTTGTGACATCAACAGGAACCGTAAAGGTATTGGCCGTAAGAACAGTAACTTCACGAGAACCGTTAATAACTGGAAAGGAATCTGTGCTAGCAATTGTAATAACACGACCAGAAACCAAGCCATGTGCAGAATCAGTGACAACTGTTGGATTAGCAACAGAAATTCCGGTTATAGTACCAGTTTTTGATGCAATTAGGCTGCTAAATGTTGGTGATTCTGTTATCTCAGAGTCTAGTTTAGTTGCGAGTGCTTCCATTTTAGAGCGCATATCGTCCCCAGAAACAGCAAATAGTGTCGAATAGTAATCATCAGAAGGAACTGATGGATCTATGTCAAGCTTTTCAAGAAGACTATTAAATCTAAATACACTTAATGTTTGAGATTGTTCAATAACATCACCAACTTCAATATCTGAAACCGAAGAAAACTCTAGGGTATTTGGTGCTGGATATCCAGAAGAAGACAGCAGAAGGCTATACTGCCTATCAGCATAATCCGTACGAGTGAAGTCTTTTCTTTCTTGTTCGATTTGATTAACATCCCCGGCACCAATAACCAGGCGGTCGTCCACAGGATTCACAATGCCACAGGTGTTTTGCTTTTCGTAAGTGGTCCACGTTTGTGTTAGTGTACTGTATCTAAAACACTGTGTTGCGGTTGTGTCGTTAGTATTGGAGACTGTCCATACCAAGTAAGAATCGTCGGACTCATACCCAATTCCCCACGTCGCTGTTGCAAAGTTTGTATAGCTGCTTGACGCTAGCTTAAGTATTTGTGTGTCAATTGCACGCGATCTTGTGTCTACCGAGGCCTCAGTGACCGTTACGATGCCCTTTTTGGTCCAAGCATAAATTGTATTATTTGAAGAGTCCACGCTATCTGGAGCAATGAGGATACACGAAAGATCAAATGGTTCTAGTATGTACTGTCCAGTTTCTCCTGAAACGCGATATAGCCCATCTTCTGTAAAGATGAATAAACTATTTCTTAATGGAAAAATACGAAGTATCTGGTTTTCTAGTGGTCCAACGTCAAAATAGTTAACAAGAGGAACGGCTTCCGGTTGTCCTGGTTTAGAATAGAATATTCTGTTTGGTCGTGCCTCGTTCTCAGAAACCTCAGCGGAAGGTAGCGGGATCAATGCCCCCATAGTTCCATTTGCCGTGGTTGAAACTGGAACGGTAAAGCTTGTTGAATTTATTACAGTAACAACTCTTATTCCGTCAATGCTTGGCGTTGAGTCTGTATTAGTAATTAACACTTTATCAAGATTATTCAGTCCATGTGGAGTTGAGGTTGTTACGGTTGCTTGTAGTTCTGGTGCGGCGATATTAGAAATCTGCACGCTAGGAGCTACAATCGGATCAAAGCTTTCGGCCACCGTTGAGTTATTCGCTAAGATATAGAATTCCGGTACAGGCAGGTCGCGACCTTCTAATAACATAATACCTGGATTTGTATCAATACCAGGTAAATAATATCCGTATGTAACTTCGCCTTTGTTCTTATTCATAACACGAACAAAGCTCTTTGCTGTATTTTCTACGGCCTGTCCCACCGAAGTGATTGTCGAAAGAAGAACTTGTAGCTCTCCTTCTTGTGAAGTGCTTACAGTAAAGCCCCCAGATGTCACGTTCTCTGTAGTAGGTGACGTTGGTCCATAATCAACACTGGTGATAGTTAGTTGATTTGTATTAACTGAGACGTTAAAATAACCAGTATCAGTCAGCGCAGTTTGGATCTTGATGGCCATCTGATCGGCAGTCTCAGATCCAGTGGTGTCAATGCTAATCCCGCTCAAACCGAATACGTTCGGGTCTGTGGCCGATCCGCGATCAAACCATACATAATATTGTTGTTTACCAAAGGGGGTAAACACACTGAAATAGTCAGCAGTTCCCGCTGCGGCATATGCGGAGCCAGCAACGCACGTAACAACTGAGACTTCTTGTGTTACTTTTTCACCACGACCCTGCTGCGTAACCGTGAAGGTGAAGCCTGCTGGAAGCGTAGAAACAACGTCATCAACATACCCATCTTCCAATGTCGTAATTAAAACTGTGCTGGTCGATATTGAAGATATTTCAGCATTAAAATCGTATAATAATGTATTAATACAGTTTTTTACTTTTTCGGCAACCTGGGATGATGTATCAGAAGAAAGAACGTCTATAGCAAGTCCCGTTCTACCGGAAAGGGCGGGATCTGTGCCCGCATTGTCAACTCTAAACCAGAAATAGTATAAGTTTTCGTTGTTGCCAGAATTTATATTGAAATAGCTGCTAGCCAATAATGCTGTACTTCCTGCAGCACAAACCAGGGAGGTCTCTTCTTCTCTCCCAGTAACAAATTCATAGGTATGAAAATCGCTGGAGGTTGCTATTGTAATTTTTGGCGGCCTTCCAGCATTATACTCGTCTATTAAATCTTGAACGCCCAAAAGTTTAAATTGTCTTCTTTGGCGAGTTTGTGTATTCGCATAAAAAACAGAGGTCTTATAAAGCGAAACATCTCCGGCCTCGGGAGGAACATCGTTTGCTTGAACAATTCCTTCACCAGTGGTTTCGTTTGTATAAAGATTTGCTCCGAGGAAAATGTCAGGAGTGATATCCTGAACAGTTAGAGTTCCATCGGCGAGTTCTGTGTCGGTAGGAAATCCCTCAAATACAAGCTGAAGTTCATCAGAAGGAACCAGGTCATCAAGAACATCTGTTCCGACCGCAGTTACCTGTGCTGAACGATATACTTGATAAAAGTTATTGGTTGTTGCACTTTCAGGAATAGTAATTTCGAGGTACGACGTTACTGTCGTTGTAATCGCCAAGTCATCGACAAATTCTTGTCCAAGTTCGTCATTAAATACAATGGTTTTGCTAATAAAGGCATCTGCATCTGGAGGACCTGAACCTGAATAGGTACTAGCAAATTGTAGGGTGGTTGACGTAACGTTTGTAATTGTTTTGTATCCGTCAATACTAGCACTAATAAACCCAGAAAGATAAATCTGTTGTCCAATTTGTACATAGTCTCTTGGGTCGCCAACAGAAAATGTTACGGTGTAAGTAGACCCATCACCAGAACATGAGGCCGAGTCGATATTGAGAAGTCCGGTGCCCCCCGCGTCATTTGCAAGTAACGACTCGCGTGTAACGTTTTGAAGGGCCGTGATAATGGACTCCAAATAAGTCTGTAGGTCTTGAAGTTGTGTGTGGGTCGTGGGAGTTGACGGAGCGGAAGGAACTGTAATATTACGGAAAGTTCCACTAGTAACTGTTGCCGAAGAGCTTGCAGTTACAGTGCCAGTGGCATCTGTGGTAAAACTTAGGGTATTTGCTGTGGGATCAATTGCTGTAATAGTTCTTAGGCCGTTGAGTGTTCCCGACGTTCCAGCCGTAAATCCGGATAGATAAATAACTTGGCCAATATCGAAATATTGTTTAACATTGCCTCCGTCATTTCCTCCAGTAGCAAAGGATACGGTACACGTTGTTCCAGAAATAACGGCAGGAGTTGCTGCTAATTCTAAAGGAATAGCTGCTGAAATTGCTCCGTCATTATCTGCATATAAAATATCGTTGTCAAGTTTCGCTGTAAGGCCTAATAAATTTGTATATAAATCGTTAGCATCTGAAGAATCCGTCAAGTTATAAATAGCTTGATAGTTTCCATCAGTAATCATGCTTCCGAATTGATCCAATTGATCGAGTCTAAGAAGTAGATTATTAAAGTCCCTGGCAATAAGCTGCAACATTGGATTGTATAAAATGGTCTGTTCGGAAGGCGTTCCTAAAATTAGGTTATTGTTTAGGTCTCTTGAGGCCCAAACAACACGGTATGCAACAACCGAGTCTTGCTGAAACCAGGAGGTCTGGTCTCCTAATATAACTCCTAAACGAGCGGCAACATCCAAAGCTTTAATACCACCAGCATCGGTAATATAGCCAGCATTTGCGGTAAGATCTGTGGCTGTTTTTGCTGAGATCTTTTTAATACCAGCAGACGTTGTAAAATATAAATTCCCATTACTAGCAACAAATTTAATACGAAGACCTGGACTAGTTTCTTCATACGAACCGGAAAAATCTGTAAAATTCCCAGATCCATCATCAAAAGCTAGAGTATTGTCATAATGTAGGATAATACGGTCACGATAAGCTCTTAGTTGATTAGCTCTTTGTTGAATAGAACCAAATGCAGAACCATACAACTTAAAGCCACGACGAGATTCAATGACATTATCACGACGGATAATGACGTTCTCAGCCTTAACAAGACTTCCTGATGGAAGGTCAATATTATTAGGCGAATAGTTCAAACCTAGGGCTTTTAAATTAACCTGACTAGGCATTATTTATTCCTTTTTTAAAGCTTTTAAACGGCCTTTAGCGCCCTTTAAGATATCATCATATTCATCAGCAACGGCTCGCCCTTTTATTAGCTGTGGGCTATCTAATGCCTCTAGGGACTTTTCTACGGCCCTACGAGCCAAAGGAGCGGGCTCTGGTTTAATCTGGATATTATCTAGGGCGTTTCCGGCCTGTTCTATAAATTCCTGACCAGAAGCCGGAACCTTAGCACCTAAACCACGAAGGTAGTCTAAAAATTCCTTTTTTTCTATTAGGGGAAGGAGCTTCTTCTGAACAGCATGTTCTAGACTTTCTTCAATGACTGTCGGTCTGATAGGACCGATACTTCCGACAGCAGAAGCTCCGGATTCTGCTAGTTCCCGAACCCTTTCAGGATCGTTGACATAAGGACGTGATAAGTCGTCAATTCCCTTTTGGGATTCGGCAATTTTTTGTTTGAGACGTTCTAAAAGACCCATTATGAATTCCTACGCCACCCGTTCCATTTACCGTAACGTAAAATACTGTGTGTATTATTAACTTTTTTTGCAGCGCCTTCTACTCGATTAGATATCATCTTATTTTCAGCGCTAATAATGTCTTGAATCTTAGCATTTGTAACTTGTAGTCCGGCTTGATCGCCAATTGCTGCTAATACTCTAGCGGAGCTTCTTTCTGCCAGCCCGTTATGAAGATCCGATGGGATTTGCGGGATAATACATTCTCCGGCTGTGCAAATATAATCACCAATTTCAAAATTATCGGGAACTACCCCACTAGAAAATGTAATTTGATTGCCAGAAATTGCACTATTTGATAGTAGAATGTCAAATTTATATGTTTTATGCGCTCCGGGGGTTTGTAGAAAGTCGATTTTTGTATTATTCGCGATATTATCGGGAATACTGTCAAACTGAACCACTTGTAATGGACTGATAATAATAGCATCCTCGTTTACAGTAGAGAAATCTGTTGTCACAATCGAGTACGAGACAGTTACGGTGGCAGTTGAGGGAGTTCCATTTGATGCTGAATATTCTCCGTTGGAATTTATAGCGTTCACTAGATTGGTAGCTGTCAAAATTGAAGATGCGCCAATTAAAAACTCGTTACTTAAAGGAGATCCTGTTACGGCGGTAAACTGCTGTTCTCCGATAGTTAAAACGTCGCCATCGGCAATCGAAGCATTGTCAATTTCGATATTTTTTAGGAATGCCGTGGCCGTTGCTGCTCTATTAATTGGAACCAACTGGTTTGGACGCATGAAATAGTACATAACAAGCGAGCCCGTTGGAGACTGATTTGCTCCAGGGGTAATCACAATGTCAGACCCTTCCAAATAAAATCCCTGAATTACGTCTGGATTCGCTGCATTTTGCTGGAAGAAAGCCTTTTGACCTGCGTCAATTTGCGTCATTTCATACAAATTACCGTAGTCTTGACCGGGAATAATTTGGTTATCAGCATAAAACACGTCACGAAGTTTATCACCAATAGCACGCTTAGGAATAGCATAGCGAGACTTATTAGATTGTAACGGGACAACAACGTACGATACAAAATATTCTTCGTGGTGCTCAAGAATAGCGGGAACTTGTCCGATCATCATCTCCTCGTTAGCAAAATCGAGCAAATCCTGTTCGGAAAAGGTCGCAGAAGCTATTGGAAACGAGATCTTACGTTTTAGGGCAGCAATAAGCTGCGTGCTATTCATCCAAGACGTTGCATTTGCCATGGAAACTCCTTAGGCTTTCTTTGCTTTTAGAGCCTCTTTTTTGGCTTGAAGTGAAGCGAGAAGTTCATCAATTTGCTCTTCTGACATTTCTTCACCTTCCATGTCATTTTCCGGCTCACGATCTTCGCCGTCATCGGCAATCTCACCAAAACCACCCGCCTGACCTTCAACAATCTCTTCGGCTTTTTCTAGACCAGACTTCAGCCCCTCGGGAGAGTCGGCGGCAACCGAAACTTTCTTAAGGCCCTGAAGAGGTTCTTTCATAGCACCCATAGCTTCAGAACGAAGGCTGCTAAGAACAGACTTTTTGGCATCCTTTTCCATAGGGTCCATTTCACAGTCTTTGCCACCTTTAAGCGACTTTAGCTTTTTTAACATTTCCATTTTCATATTAATTCCTTACTTAAGGTTTAGTGATGCAGAGCCCGAGCCTGCGCCAGAAGCCGCGATTGCTTGCGTAGTAGTGCGCGTAGCAATTTCGATCTGAGCGGGAGCACCGGCAGTAATCTGAAGAAGAAGGTTTAGGACTTGCTGGACTACTTCATGGGGTTTGGTGCTGTCTAGTTGTAGTTGCTGCGTCACTTGTCCGCAGTCTAGGGCTTGAGTCTCGATACGAATCATTACATAACCGGCCATAATATCTCCTTATTTTAGAGCTAACAAAATCAACGTCAGAACAATTCCAACGCTGTTAATAATATATAGTAAGTTCATGTTTTTATGTTCTGTTATCGTCTTTTCAATAATAACAGGCTTCTCAATGACTTGGTATTCCGTGATATATTTAGGAATCTCTACGATCTGCACTTCTTTGACAATAACCGGAACTTCGATTTTCTCGATTTGAACTTCTTTAACGACAATAGTTTTTTCAACTTCAAAGGGCTCTTTGACAATCTCAGGAATCTTAATTTCTTGTATTTCTTTGACAATGACAGGAACCTCGATCTTCTCAATCTTAATTTCTTGTGGGGCAGTTTTGATTTGCGACGAAATCACAGGCATTTCGCCGTTCACAATAAGAACTCTGGTTGCATTCATGTTCTCGTCATGCGTATCGCGGATAATTTGGTTTGAGTCTTTAAGAGTTAGCATTATACCGCCGTCGTGATCGCTCTAAATTTCATTGTTAATGCTGAGAATCCCGAATAGTTAGCCGAGGTATACTGAATTTGTCCGGCGTCCGTAATAGTAAAAACGACAGAAGAGGCGTCGCCCACGGAAGTAATCCCCAATACCCAATCGGCCCCTCTTTGAATACCATTCAGTCTAAATTGCTCGAATAAATCACTAGTAGCATCCACAGAAACACTCACCAAAGCTTCAAAACTACGAACAGACGCATTTGAAAACGCAAGACCAGTAACGTTTGCTGGTGAAGATTGGTTGTTTGCTCCAGAAAATGAGGTTTGGTTAATATCGCCAGTTGAGGCGGTCGGAACTGAAGCCCACGAAAGAGTTCCCGACCCATTAGTTGATAATACCTGACCAGTTGTTCCACTACTATCAGGGAAAAGAAGGGTCCTATTTGCTGTCAGTGTTTGTGGAATTGAAAAATCGTAACTAAAACCTGATCCGTCTGCGTCTCTCATTGAGAGTGTATTGGCGGTTTGGTTCATTTTGAGTGTGGCGGAAAGTCTTGTTCCAGAAAGCCCAGAACCGGAAGCTCCACCAGTTGGGGAAACGTATAGGTTAATAGCACTTCCGTTTGATCCACGACCAGAAGAGGCCGTAATATTGATATTACCGCCGTTAAGATCTGATCCGGTTCCAGCAGCACTGGAAGAAATAGATATTGCGCGACCAGGAACTCCAGCACTGGGAGTCGTCACCGAAATTGCGGGACTTGTATTGTCAAAATTAAGGTTTGTGTTGATAGCTACAGACGCTAAATTAGATAGCGCAGTATTTGCTCCAGAGCCAGAAGGCGTTGTCCAAGTGCCATCAGCACGTAAGAAATTAGACGTTCCACCACCAGATGCGGGAGCAAGACCCTTTAAGGAAGTGGTAAAGTTATCTAGGAGTGCAGTTACCTGTGTTCCGGTAAGGTCTGATGGGGACGTTGAGCCGCCTGTAGCGTTACCTTTAATAGTGGTGGCCGCCATGTTTGCAAGTTTTGCGTTAGAAACTGCGTTATTTGCAATAGTTGCTGCAGCAGATCCCGGACCAGAGGCGGTTACATCGCCAGTAAGGTCGGTAATATAATTACCAGTGGACTGCTTGCCGTTTAATTGTGTTTGAATATCAGAAGTTACTCCTGATAGGTATTGAAATTCTGAGCTTGTTACAGAACCATCTGCGATTTTAGTTGCATCAATTCCAGAAGAAAGAGTTGTTGCCCCGGTATTACTAATGGTAACAGCTCCGGACATGGAAACCGCTGTGGCTAAATTTGAAGAATTACCAACAAAAATTTGGCCGTCTGTCAAAGAATATCCGCTGTCGGTGTTTACCCAAGCGCTACCATTCCATACCCAAATTCGACCAGTATCAATGGCAACGCGAGCATCACCAGTAGTATTTCCAGAGGAAGGCAAAGCCGCCTGATTAGCGACAGCAGATTGCCAGGTGATTGCGCCACCACCTCCACCACCACCTACGAGGTCGAACTGGCCTGTTAGGCAATTGTATCGGTAACCGGCCATTTTATTTCTTCCTCATTGCTTTATGGGCATAATTATCGGTCTGTTTATGACAAACATGACATAACGTTCTACAGTTCGAAGCCTCAAAACGAAGTTCTGGGTAATTGCACCACTCTTTAATGTGGTCCATTTCTAACGATTTTCCTTTTTTGCTACATATTTGGCAAGAATAATTGTCACGTTTAAGAACTAGAATTCGTAACTCTCGGTATTCAATACTAGAACGAAGTCTTTGTGATTCAGAGGTTTTTCCGCCATCCCAACGATTTGAAAGCGGTCCTCGTTTACCTAATTTAGCGGCTCTCTGTTTTTGTCTTCCGGCTTCGGTGCTTAATGACTCAGGATTAAATAGCGCACGATATAATACTGGCTTATTCGATCTTTTACTTCCCCTTCGTGTTTCTGAAGCTTTTCTTTTAGCTTCGGGACAAGAATGGCCAATCTTAAGACCCTCTAAGTTGAAATTAATTTCCCCGGCAGCAATCTGACACTTCTTACACTTATCCTTAGTGTTTCCCTTTTCAATATTCCATTTTTGAGCATAAGAAACAATTCTTTCATGCTGACAATCTGGGCAAACGCAAATCCATTTGGTTTCACGCCGCGTAACGTCGGGATTGATTGGAACTAGCATCATATAATTAACTAATCCGTTCGGCTGAAACTAAAACGTCACGATTTCCATTCGTATAAATAATTCTGAGCGAGTACAGAGCAATTCCGTTCTCAGAAAATGCATAGGTTTCTGTGTCATTAGAAACCGTTGTGGTGCTAATGGTCATCTCAACTTTATTACCAATAAGACCAACAAGAAACCCATTGGTAGAGATTGTCTTATCTACGTCATTAAATACAGAACGAATAGCTTGTGCCATGTCTTTATCGGACATTGGCTTTGTGGTGTTTGCCATTAGTCACCCTTCATGTGTTTTTTAATCTTGGACCATTTACCTTTAGACTCGGGAAGCTTTTTATAGGCTTTCTTCCCTTTATTATCGGATGTGAATTCTTTGGCCTTTTCTGGCGAAAGACTTTTAGGAGCGTCAAACATATTCTCTTTATTATTTTGGACAGCTTTCATAAAGCGAAATTGACGTTTTGAGACGCTAGGCATAATTAGTTTCCGACCCTCTCGACGTTGAAATAAGTATTTGCAGTAGTTCCCGAAATTGTGAGTGTGCTTGCCGAGTTGTTTCCAAGGCCGTATAGGAAGATTTCAACGTAATCCCCAGCATTCAACTGAAGCGTCGTGCTTCCATTGAACGCGTTGATTGTCGTTGCGGCAGATGTTCTGTACCCAAACAGACGAGCGGACGCTCCGTTTTTGTAGAGGTAAAGCCCGTAATCAGATGCGAGCACGTTAGCTGAGGCGAGCAGGACTGCGGAGCTTATGCGGTACTTACCCGATACGGGTGCAGTGAATCTGCTGTTTGCTGAGCTAAATGATCCGGTCGTGTCAAACACTGCGGAAGAAAAAGCTACCTTAACGAAACTATTATTCGTCGCGATCCCTGTTTGGTTAGACCCTCCAAGTGTTGCATCCATCGCGACTGTTTCACTCGCCGCGATCTGCGACGGGCCGGAGATACGCGAGATTGAGAAGTAGTTGTCAACAACACTACCTCCGACATTCAATGCTCCACCTGAGTTTTGGAAAACTTGAATCCCTACCGTGTCCCCTGCATTGAACAAATATTCTGTTGCACCATTCAAAAACGTACCTGCAGAAGCCGTAGGGTCGAATATGTATGCCAGTGTGCGGATATTGCTTCCGTTTACACGCAGACGAACCTCACGACCGTTCGTCGAGCTTGCGGCAAAACTTACTTGAGTCGTAATCCTATACCAGCCGGGGACTGGAATCGTGTAGAGACTTGTACCGGTATTCCAAGCCCCGTGCGTGTCGCTGATTGCGGCATCGAACGCTACGAGTGTTCCGGTGCTGTCTGGAATTGACTGAGTGGCTGCGCGGCCTGTAGTCATTGCCACGACGCGAGTGTCCGTCTCAGACGACATCTGCACTTGAGACGACCATCCGGTGATGGGGACGAGGAAAGATCCGCCAAAAACCGTGTTGTTGGCCCAAGCCGTCCCTAACGTGCCATTGAAATAATTATCTGCCTGTTGGCTAATGATTGCGACCGTTGTTGGAGAACCTGTGGCTACGAGAATATTGCCTGACCATGGGGTTTTAGATGCGGTAAGCGCCCCCACAACAGAGTTGTTTACGGCTCTAGTTATGTCCATAGAAAGGCCGCTTGGCAGCGAAATAGAAACTGGTGATCCAGAATTTGTTCCAGAAGTAACTGTAAACATGACTTCAAGAGAATCACCTACGCGCCGATACTTGGCGATAGATGCAGAAACAGTTCCTAGGCCAACGTATGTCGGAGTGTAGCTCTGCCAGTCCGTGACTGGCGTTCCCTGCGTGATGATCTGCGGAGAGACGCGGACGTCGGATAGCGCCATCGTGTAGGCGGATGCCGACGTGCTGCCAACGTGGATACAGAGGCGGTAGCTGGTCGAGTTAGAGGCTGCCTGGAAAGTGCCTCTCCAACTTTGTTGAACAGTGGTGCTTTCAATCGAAGAAGGGGCCGGTTGAATCAAAATCGAGTTGGTAACATCGTAGATCCAGACCGAAAGATCGCTCGTGGCGTAAGTCCCGCTGACTACCTCGTAGGGGAACGTAATTTGCAGGACTTTACCTTTGTCGGAATTATCAATCGTGAATGCATTCGAGACCCCGTTGCCTTGCCGGTTGTTTGCATCCTTGACGAGGTTGAAGTCAGCTCCCGGACGAAGCGGCGTTGTGGTCGAGCGCGAGATCGCAAACGTAGGGCTACCGCCCGTGCAATCGACCGGAGAGCTGGCTGCCGAATCAGCATACCCCGCCCATCCGAGAGTATCTTTTCTAGCGTAGGCGTTTTTTATGTAGTTGCGGGAAGAGCTTGATCCGCTGTCGAGGAAATCTGCATCTAAAAACCTAGGGGTTTGCGCAAACGTAGTGCTCGCCCCAAGGGCTGCCGCTGCCAGTAAGAGGCGTTTGAAAAATTTCATATCTCTCCTTTAGATTCCGTTACGAGCAATTTCGACAACTGCGGCAAGACCCGCATCCCAACGAAGACGAATGATGGAGCCCGCTTGCCCGCGCCAATCCCCCTGCAGGAGGACGGTCGAGGATGCGGCTAGGTCACAGTAGTTTGCGTTCGAGGTCCCGAGGATTTCAATCTCAGCTCCGTCAACCATACTCGAGGTCGTGATCGTGAACGTCTGAGCCGAGCCCCCCGTGTACCTAAAGCGCTGTGCCGGAGAATTCGTGGGCGTAATCGAGGAGCCGGTGAAGTTCGACTGATCGGGCGTCTTTGCTCCGCCGGTAGATAGCACCACATCCCAGCGCGTATCCGTCGTGTTGTAGACGAGCAGTGCGCCCTCGTTGAGCTTCAGCACGAGGTCCCGTGCCTGCGGGCAACGGATACGGTTTGCGGAAGTAGATCCCGCCCCCTGATGGCTGATCGTCACATCTGCGGTAGCGGACGTGTTCACAACCCATAGCATTCGCGGCGAACCGCCCCCTGAAATCCCACCAACTGTGCGTGCAGTGGCGGGAGCCAGACGGAACACGGTGATTCCCGTTGAGGTTACGTCATCGGTTGTGCCGGTCGCGGTCGAGTCGTCTACGTCGATAGCGAGGGTGCCGTCTAAGTGCAGTGTCTCAGCCGGGGATGCTTTGTTGACGCCCATCCGCGAGGTCGCAGTCAGTGTAAGCATTTCGACCGGAGTCGTTGATGCGTCGGGCTTCACGAAGAATCCGAGATCGGCGCCCTTACCGTTGGTTGTGCCGACTCCGCGCAGGATGGCGCGGATGTAGCCTACCAGGCGAGTACTGGCCGAAGGGGAAGTGCCGTTGTTAAGCGAGAAGAATTGCAGAATTCCTGCGATGTCGCTTGCTGCCGGGCTTGCGCGGTTGTTGCCGAGTGCTAGTGCGCCGTAGGAGTTCGCACCTGTCGCGTCGCCCATCACGTTCACGCGGCCTTCGGTCGTAACCGCGGTGCCGATCGGATCATCGCTCGTCGGAGTGCTCCCGAGAGTTAGCCGGAAGTTTTTATACCAGCGGGCAATCTCGATGTTGTTCACCCGGAACGGGATTTTGAAATCATCGATCGTACCGAAGAACTTCTCAGCCAGCACCGTGTTGCCATCGAGCGTCCAACCGGATCCGCCGCCAGAGCCAGAGCCAGATCCGCCCACCACCTGCCAGCGGCTTGATGCGGTCTCGTAGTAAAGAATGACGGCGGCACCGTCGGCCATTGCTATGGCCGCGCCCGTTCCCGTGCGGATACGGTTTGCAGCGGTGCCGCCCGTGTCGTCGTTGAGGTTGACGGATGCGCCCGTGCGGTTGATGAGAACCAGGAACGTGGCATTTGGCGGCGCCGGAATCATGTCGATCGAAGTCAGCGACCCGTCGGTAACAAGCAAGCTCGTCTTGGTCGGAGTCGCAAGCGTGGCGTTTGCGCCGGTCGCGGCTGCGTCCGTCTGCTCAGATCCCTGAAGCGTTGCCAAGGCGCGCAGGGCTGCAACAAAGCTCTTAGCTCCGCCGAAACTCTGTGCCGCGGTGCTGACCGATCCGGGGTTGGTTGCGTCTGCCGGCTGAATCGTAAGGGTGTCTGCCACAAGCGTCGCGCCAGACGTGCCTGGAGTAGACCCAAAAGTCGCAAGCGAGAGGGAGCTTCCGCCAGCACCTTGGAAACTGCGCCAAGTGCCGCTCGTCATACAGAAGAAAAAGACTTTGGAGCCACTGGCCAGCGCAAAGGCAGCGTCGGCGGCACCCGCGTCGATCGCCTCGCCCGAGGCCGGGAACACGTCGCAAGAGGCAGCGCCCGAGTTCTGCACGTAAAGCTGCATGCCCGCGACTGCCGCGGGGAGCTTGACTGAATCGTTTGCGGTGGCGCACACGCTCACGCGGTTTTGCTGTTTAGCAAGCTGGGTTGCGGAAGCCTGTCCGCCGCCCGCAAACGCGGTGATTGTGTCGGCAGCCGAGAACATCACGTAGGCTTGCGCAATGATGTTGTTTGCGAACGTCTTCACACCCGCGATCGTTTGCGCGATGGCGGTGAGTAACCCCGGCTGGGATCCGTCTGCCGGCTGCAGGGTGAGGACTTGGCCTGAGAGCGAGGCGCCGTTTGCAGAGGGGGAGCTGCCGACGGCTGCAAGCGACACATCGCCTGAGTTCGTTCCCGCGATGTCAGCGTCACTAGAGAAAGTCAGCGAACGCGCGGCGTTTTTGAGATCGATCGTGAGGTCACGATCGGCGTCCTGCGTGACGCTACTCGTGAAAATGAAGCGCGAGAACCAAGACGTGGACGTTTCTTTGATCGAAACACCCGTCACGAATTTCTTCAAGCCCGCAATCAACTGCGTGAGAGTTGAGACGCCGCCGGGGTTGGTTGCATCTGCCGGCTCCATGTTTAGCACAGCACCAGAGAGCGTAAGGCCGTTTGCGTTCGGGGCCGTGCCAAATCCTTGCAGGGTGACGGTCGCGGGACCGGCAGGACCAACGGCGCCGGCAGGACCCGGGGGGCCTGCGATACCCAAGTACTCGGACGGATCACGCGCCTGCACGCCGGTACCGTCATCTGAGATTGAGAGAACTTTACCGGCGTTGATTGCGAGGTCGGGGAAAGCCTTATCCCGATCAGGCGAGGTGGAACCAAAAAGTAGCGCCCGCCGCATGCGGCCGACCACTTCCTGTACTTGCTGCACGATACGATCAAGCGTGCGCTCGTTCGTCTCAGGCGGGAAGATCCCCGTCGAAATGTAATCCGTTTCCTGTGTGACGGGCGTCACTCGACGAACGAGTACGCGCTGCGTGGCGGTCGGAGTCGAAACTGTGACTACCGCACTACCAGGGTCGCCGCCCGAGATTGAATACTGCCCGGGAGCTGTGAGCGTTGTCTCGGTGACTGCTGTCGGCACCGTGTAGTCGCGTAGGATGACTTGCACCTGCGAGTTGGCAGTGAACGCAAAGGGGATTGCGAATGAAGTCGTAACTCCGTCGCCCTGATAAATCTGCTCGGTCGTCGTGTTAGAGATCGTCATAGCGTAGGCTCCCCTTTTCGTTTCGCCCGTTGCTGGGTTTTAAGCATAGTTGATTCTTCGTCTTTTGAAATACCCATGATGGACCGAATTTGTGCACGCGCGTTTTCAACCACGTCACGGTCCACCGTTTGCCCAAGCGCGGTCGAGCGCGCAACTTGAGCACCCAAGAATTGTTCCCGGATATCCGGGAATTCCAGGAGTAGTTGTTGTTTTGCAGCGGCGCGGTACATGCCCACCATTTCTGCAATGACGGTGCGTTTGTTTTCGTCGGTACGGTAGGCCTCCGGGATGCCGGGCTTCCCATCCAATTGCCGAGCGTAGTCGGATTTAATGAGCGCCCCAAGCATGTCCTTAAGGTTTGGAACCTTTTGGTCCCGTTCCTTAGGTGCTTTTTTGATCTCATCGATCGAGCCAAGGCCGTGCCCCGCCGCAAGCTCTACAAATCGATTGTACTGCTCACTGGTTAGGTTCACGGGGAAGCTGTCTTTGCCGTCCACGTAGGCGAACGAGATATTGCGGGGAGGCATGTCCACCATGAGGTGGCTCTGCCCGGCAAGGGGCTTCGGCTTGACGAGCGGACCCGATACTCCCAGGCGAACAAGCTCTTCCCGGATGGGATCGTCTTTTGCAGGGGAGTACTTGAACGGGTTCACCAGGGCGATCGCGGAGAGGATCGCAGGGCCCGTTCCCTGCGGGTGTACAACCTCTTCACCGAAGAGGTTTAGCTGCGGCATGCCCACACCAAACGAAGCTTTCAGGGGCTTCACCACTGACTCCCAAGCGCCGTCCTGTGCCCCAAGCTTTGTGTCGATTTTCTTATCCCCAAAAGCTCTGTTTACTTGCTTGAACAGGTTGGGCGTAAGCGACGAGGCGAAGTTATCTGCCAGTTTTTTCCAAGCTGACGTGGGCGCACCGTCCCGAAGCAACTCGAGCACTTTTCCGAAATCGTCGGTGAGTACGTCGGGAACTGCCGCGGAGGCAATGTGCGCGGCCCCCGCAAGTGTGAGGTCTTCAAACCCCTGCATGTCCCCATCCGGGCTATCCCAGTAGGCTGCGAGCTCATGTAGATCGGCGGCAATACCGAGCAGGGTCCCTACGCCTCCCAAGGCTTGGTAAGAGAAATACCCGTCCCCAACCTTGATAGAGTTAGGTTGCCAGCCAGTGTCCTCGAGCGCTTTGCGCGCCTGCCAGTTTGTGGGACCGGCGCCCGTGATGACGCCCTCAACGGCGAGTAGCCCACCAAGCCCCAGCATCGACGTGCCTACTGCTACCTTACCGAGCGCTACGTCCCGAGCGGTACCGCCGGAAGCCATCGCTTCCTTGAATCCGGGGGTGAGCATCGCAAGGCCAGGGAATCGCTGCAACACTTGATCCGTTTGGTTGATGTTGATTTTGGTAAACGGAACCAGCATGCGGAACATCGGGTTCTGCGAGATTCCGTCGTATAATTTTGTGAATATCTCCGGGGTGTAGTTCAGCGTGCGCTGCCCCGCCTCACGCGCGGCCATCATGTTGATGTGTGCCGGCGGGAACTGCGTCATCTCCTTCACCATTTTTGTGTAGGCATCGCCCGTAAGGCCCGCTGCCCGGGCGGTGCGAACGGCAAGAGCGTTGGTTTGCATGCGATAGATCGTAGCCTTAGATGCTACGTCGGCGGCGTTCAGCGCACGCCCAGGAATACGAATTCCAGAGCCGATGAAATCCATCGCGTCGGCCCAGACGCCATGCAGCCCGTTGGCGGCGCCAGTCAAAGTAGAGGGACGCTCAAGCGCCATCAGCTTCGAGCCGCCCGCAGTTAGAAGGGGATCGCTCGTGCGCCACGCCTTGAAGTAAGCAATCCAACCTTCCTTGAGGCCCTGCCCAAGCGACAGCACCGTAGCGTTAGACTCGGCGAGTGAAACGGCCTCACTTTGCACCTTGTTTGCAAACGCCGTGTAGGTTGCGTCAATCTCTTCCGCTGGCATCCCACCGAAGAAAGACGAAAGTTCATCCACACTAAGACGTGTGGCAGGGTTACCTTTGCCGCCTACGATTGAGCGCATTTTCTGGACAGCCCAAGCCGCGTACTTCTCGGGGATTAATCCAATGGTGTTCACCAGGTTGTTGGCGACGTTTACGGTCTGCGTGAGCGGCCCGGAAAGTAAGCTCATAACCCGCAGCTCTTCGCCCATCGCTGCGAGGTGCCCAAGTCTCGAGCGATTACTCATCCAGGAGAAGTGCTTCACCTTCTCTGCGGGGGACATCCTAGACATCATGTCCACGATTGTTGCCGCTTGCTTCTGAATCTGCTCCTTACCGCCAGCGACGGTAAGCACGTCCTTTGCAGCGAACATCTCTGCAACGGGGAACGCAGTCACATTCGACAAGTCCGCCGCACGCGTGGCAAGACCGGCTTCCTTTGTCCCGGCTTTAAACAACGCCATGGAATCAAGCGTGAGCATCTTCGATCTCTCGAAAGCAGCAATTACCTCATCGCTCGCATTCGGAGCAGCGGCAGCTATCGCTTTCTCAACACTGTCCTGCACGGCGTTAACAAAGAAAATTCCAGCACCTTTTACCTCAACGGCATTCCACCCTTGGCCAGGCACCTTAGTAGTAAGCCGGCTAACATCTTCGCCGAGGAGCTTGAACGCATCAGCAAGTACCGACTCATCGCTAACAACTCCGCGAGCAATCGTCTCAAAGCCTTCCTTGTTCGCGGCTACAATATTTGAAACCACGCGGCGGAAGTCATCGACAGACCCCATCGTGGGCACGTTATCTAGATTGAACCGCTTCGTGGCCTCGGTCGCCGGAGCCTGCAATTCTTCTAGGCTGAGCATACGCAAGTTCTGCGCTTGGCGCATTACCGTGGGCTGCTCAACTACCCGGGCTGCGTCGAGAACACCACGCCCTTCGGCCACTGCAGCGGAAACCGCAGATGCGTCTGCCGTGATTGTCTCCCCGCCCGAGTTTACAAGGGTGTGCCCTCGCGCGGTCGCTGCCGCATCCAGGGGAGCCTCAGTTGCACCTTCCTGGGCTGCCTTACTTGCAATGGCTTGCGCCTCGTCAACCGAAGGGGCAATTGCCTGCCCGGCCTTATCGACGGCAGTGTTTTCTGCAGTGACCTTTACTTCCGTCTTTGCCGCAGCTCCGGCGGCGCCCTCAGCAACTTCAGTGCCTACTTTGGAGACGCCTCGGAAGGATTTGTAGACCTTCATTGCGCCAACAAAAACTCCGGCAAGTGCGGCGTCGCCCACGATGCTCGTGACGAAGTTTTTGAAGCGGCCTTCGGCCTCGGTGTCAGTTTCCTTGGCTGCCCAGTAATCGACAATTCCGTTCTGGAACATCGGGAATCGCTGAACAAAGTTAGCGATATTCCCCTCGTGCGGGTCGGCCGTAAAATAAGAAGATACGCCTGCAGCGGCAGCGCTGGCCCCCACAGAAACAATCCCAGGTGCAGCCATAGCCGCAGCGCCTACGCCTGTTCCAATCGCGGTCGCAAACTGGGTTACAAACTTCCCAGCTCCCCGGAATGCACGCTCTGTGTCGGTCGTAGACGGGGGAGCCAGGTCTTTGCCAAACGTGAACACACGATCGTCATCGATCAAATCTGTTTCTTTGATCCCGGTGGTCGTAAGCCAGTTATCGACCGAGTTGATGAGATCATGCCCGGCCTGTACAGCACCACGTGCGACATCTACCGCACCTGCGGCAAACTGCTTCATCGGTTTCCCGCCGGACAATTCATCCGCGCGGGTAGCCACACCCGAGAGCTCATTTGCAGGGGGGGTTGCCTTTGGGGCGGGCCCCTCCTGCGGCTGCTGTTTTGCAAGCAGTTCGTCTGCCGGAGCTCCGAAAATATCTTTCTCGAGTTGAGAGATTCGGTTGTCTTGTGACCCCGCAATTTCACGGTCTAGTGCGTAGCCGCGTTCCATCGGAGACAGATTTGTCGTATCCATTATTGTGCATCCTTCGCGTGTACTTCCAACGCCTGCTGCCAGTCTCCGTAAAGGCGCACGCGGCGCTCCCATTCAGAGGCGCCAAATTGACGGATGATTTCCTTCTTCTGCTGAAGCAACGTGGATTTTACCGCATCCATGTTGTTTGCACGCATGGAATCCCGGCCGATACCGGGTAGGGGAGGAAGAGATTCCGGGGCTCCGATCATCTGTCGAAGCGCCTTGCGCGCCGCGGGCACGGGATCTACACCCTGCTCCATGTACTCGTTGCGTTTGTTGATGACTTCAGCTGCAAGGCGTTCCTTGTCGGCGTTGCCACCCATTTTAGTTGCAAAATCAAACTGACCACGAGATCCCGTAACGGTAGCGTTGATGATATCGTTAGATACCTGCACCTGGCGTTTGAACGCGGGGTCTGCCTGTTTTTCTTTCGACGCTGTTTTAGCTGCGCGCAACAACCGCTCGGTGGTCTCACGCGTAAGTGTACCATCATCGAAAGACTTCATAATGTCTTTTTGAATTTTAGACCCCGACTCGCCTTTAAGAATTCGACTGGTGTAGTTCACGCTTGCGCGCGATTCCATCTCGCCAGAAACATCCTTGGCCTCGGCCTGCAGCCGGTTGTATCCCTCGGGGCTTATCAACCTTTGCTTGAGTAAATCTTGCGCTTGTTGCAGCATAACGTCACGCTGCGCAGGCGAGGTGGCGGCAGCGACACCCGCAAAAAGTGCGGAATCGTTATTTTGCACCACTTGCTCATAGGCTTCTTTGCGCTTCTTTTCAGCTTGCTCTTTTTCATCAAGCACGCGATTCGTGTATTGCAGCTTTGTCACGGCAATCTTCTCAGAGAGTTTGTTGATATGCGCGGCATCCTTAGCGTAAGGCGCAAGTTTTTGTAGGGCCGCTTCCGCTTCCGAGAATTTCTTTTGCCCAATGAAACCGTTGACGGCGGTATCGACAAGCGACGCTTGATCATCAACTTTTATCTGCTCGCGCACAGGTGCGGTGTATAGCCCTGTGAGCTGATCAACTTCCTTATTGTTTTTTTCGATCTCCTCAATAGCGGCGTCGGGGGCGCTTAAAATCCGCGACGCCCGTGACGCGTAATTGGCCCTACGCGCGCGATCTAGTGCCTCGGGACCACGACGCGTAACATCAGCGTACACGTTGGCGGCGTAAGAGTTTTTAGCAGCGCCAAGTACATTCTTTGCTTCGGCAGCGATGTTGCCACCAAGTGCATCGATTTCCTTGGTGATCTCCTTTACTTCATCGTCGTATTTTTTCTGGTACAGCTCAAGCATGTCGGAGCCATCGTCTTTGGCTTCCTTACCGGCGGCAGCAAACGCTTTCTGTTTTGCCTCTGTACCTGCGTTTTCCACGCGCCCAAGGAAAATCTTTTTCTCCTCAGTGTCTTTGACCTTGAAGTAATCCTGCAGATTCGCCGCGGTCTTTACGAGATCGTTGCCAAACCCAGCAACAGCCTCACCCTGCGTGCGAGCGCCGCTCGTGCCTCCAATGGGGACAGGCGAGGATACTTGCAGGCGAGTGGCTTGGTCCTGTAGCGGGATACGCGGCATTATTTGCTCCTAGCGAGGAAACCGCTCGCGGTCGAAAGCCCTTGGCCGATGACCGGGAGCACGTTCGCCTCAAAGCTCGAAAGCCGCTCAGCCTGCTCCATGGATGCGCCGGCTTTCAGGAAAGCCTCGCGCGCCTTGGCCTTGCCGTCGTCGATGATCGCGCGCTCCTCGCCCACCTGGCGAGCCTTCGCGTTCGCAAGCACAAGCATCGGCGAACCAGTCAGATCTACTCCCCCGCGCGCGAACGCCGAAACCTGCGCTCCGCGAAACTCTTCTGACTGATCGCGGTAGATGCTAAGCTCACGTTGAGTCGCGGCCTGTGCAAAACGAGCCTGCTCTTCCAGGAAGGAAGCGTTTGCGCGCTCAGCTTCCGCCTGCGCCTGGTTTGCCTTGATGTTGCCGTAGGCGCTCGTCGCGAGCCCAGCCGCGGCAATTGAGCCTAAAATGACCCCCGTACCTACAGGCATCCCCTACCCCACTTCCCGGATTAGAATAGTCGCATCCTCGACGCAGGTAAAGCCAAGCCGGCGCGCAAAATGCTTTGCAATCTCAGGCTTTGTGAAGTGCATAACTGCCTTCATGTTGCAGTCGCGGGCTGCCACCATGAGATGATCGATCAGGTAGCCCAGCGCCTTAAATCCCATGATCCCAAGCGTCGGGTCCGTTGCCGTCCATTCGAGCACGCCCAGACTCGAATTCGTGAGGTACAAAAACCCCACTGCCGCGGGCTTCCCCTCGATCTCAACAATCATCCCCGTCGCCGGCAGGAACTCTTGGGGAGGCACACCCTTTGCATCCCAGCCGTGCCCAATAAACCACCCCGAGATCAGCTCGTAATCGCTCGGTTGGTACTTACGCCAGGAGAGCATCAACGCACCCGCGCCATGATGTTGTAGTTGCGCCGGTCCTCGCCGAAAGCCTTCAAAAGCCCTTCCGATGCAAACCCGAGAGTAGTCGCCCAACGGTAAGCCATCGCCTCGCCCTCGAGCACGTAGGCCTGTACGCGGTGAAGCGTGAGCGCCTGCTCGTAGTCCTGGATCACGCTCAGCACGCCCTTGGTGAACTGCACGGGGCAGGTGTAGATGTGCTTTGAGAAGATAGCCCAAACTTCAGCCACCCCCGCCCACAGGACCGTGCCGCCGACTGCTCCCAGGCAGAGGTCGTCCTCGGTATAGAGCGTGTGCGCAAAGTTATGCGGATGATCCATGAAGTGCTCTTTGGTGTTGATCCCGTTCTCGCCAAAGAAAACGCTGGTAGGTTCCAGGCCGTCGAGATGCCGGGGGTCAAACTTTTTGCGCTTAATCATTGGTCACACCGCGGGCAAAGATGCCTTCGACTTCCAGGGGGAGAGGAAGGTCCTGGGCCACGATGAGGTTCAAGCGCTCGCTCCACCCCGACTGGAAGCCAAGGTGGCGATCGCCCGTGAACAGCGGAATCTCGGCATTGTTTACGAGATCCGGCGTGCGGAATTCGATCGTCTCGAGCTCCGAGTCGTTGCTCCCAAACTTAGCGCCCACCGTGCGGTTGAAGCGGATCACGATGTCGTCGATTGATTTGTTCGCTCCCTGCGCGGATCCAATCACAGATCCCAGGTTGATGTTGCTCGTCTTAAGAAGGCTCCGGTACTTGAGCCCCGCGATCAGCTCGGTTGCGTTGATGTCGAGCGTGATTTGTCCCGAGCCGTCTACCACTTTCTCACCATGGTAGATCCCGTCAGCAAGGCACGAAACCGTCTGCCCGATCAAATGCGAGAAGCCGGTGAAGACTTTCCCGGGGCTTCCGAGTGTCACGATTTTGGCGGAATCCGAGAAGATCGGTTTGTCGAGGTAGCTGGTAGAGTTGTTGTAAAGGTCTTCGAGCTCAAACTCTTTGTTGATCCGCTCGAGGTACGTGATGTCGGCACCGTTGATCGTGCGCCGGACAGCCAACCAAATGTCGTCGTGCGTGCCTTCCGCATTCGGCGCCACGCAGAAGGACAGAATCTTAGGCGGCGTTGCCTTGCTCGACTCGGTGAGCACCCCGCCCAGCTCATGCCAGTGGAAGGCGGCATAGCCCTGATCGCGGTCACGCGTGCACGCGTAGAATCCGCCGTTGCGATCAAGTACCCAGAGCATCCCGTTGAAGTGCTCTTGGTTAGAAATCTGCACGATCTCGGGGTTCACGTACGTGACGCGCTTTGCGAGCATCTTTTTCGGCATGTGCTCGGCATACGTCGAAATGTCCGCCGCCTTGTAGGAATCTTCCTGGAAGTTGAAAACAAATTCCCGGAGACGGCGCTTGTTGCGCGGGATGAATACAAGAGAGTTCCCTTGACGCGCAGGCATAATGAGTGCCCCGCCGTGGGCCGTCTCTGCCTGGAAGCCCACGTTCAGGGGGCCCAGCGTTTGCGAACTGTCAGGGTTATTTGAGATGAATTCGCGCCCAGTCGAACCAAGCTGCAGCGTCTTACCAGCGGACATCCACACGATCTGCGAGAGTTCGTTGGAAGTGAGGTTCACATCATACGGGTCATCGTTCGCGACGGTATTGGGGCTGTCGTCCACATACTTTGCTTGGCGCATGTCGCCCAGGTTTCCGATGCGGGAGGCCCACAAACCGTTCGGGCGAAAATAGTGGCTTCCGTAATAGAGGCGGTTCTCGTAAAACGAAATCACGCCGGGATTGCCGCGGCTGTTGGCCTTCACCGTCGAGTTAGAGACGCCCTCTTTCAGTCGCCAGTCAGAAAAACACCAGCGAACAGTGGCGCTCGTATCTCCCAGGGTCTTGAGCACCGTCGCGTTCACGCTGCTTGCAAGCCCGTTCGATGGCGATACCAGCGAGGTGATGAGCACAACACCCGTCGTAGAATTCGATGCGTTCGTGATCCGCATGGCGTGCCCCACCATGGATTCATTGTAGATCGTGATCGGAAACCCACCCGAGACCGTGGTGGCGGGGATCGTGATGTTGCCAGTGGTGGCCGAAGGCGTAACCTGGAATAGTCCGTTCGACGGGTTCTCAGGCAAAAACGGCCAGGACTTGGCTGCAACTGCGCTCGAGAAACCAGTAATCGAAGTGTTAGTTTGTCCCAGGGCGGAATACGCCCAGAACATAAACAGGCCTAGGTCCGTTGTCCCGTCGTATTGGATTGCAAACGGCGGATGATCCTTCTGCACGAAGAACATCGCGCGCCCAAACTGTGTGTACTGAATTTCGCGAAGCTGCTGCGCAGTCGAGAATCCTAGGAACTGTGCGGCACCTGAAAGAAGCGAAAATGGAACCGAAGTCGTCACCGCAAGCTGCGTGACCGTTCCATCAGAGTTCAGTCGGTAAGCGTCGATCCCCTTGGCGCCGGCAACCGCCGCCACTGTGCGCGTCGTAAACGCGAGTACGATCGTAACCCCATCCTGCACAAACGGGATCAGCCGAACATTCGTCTCATCCTTGATGAATGAACCGACCGAGCTACCGTGCCCGCCTACGTACTGTGCGCCAGGGCGGCGCATAGCACCGCCTTGCGGGAGCACGAGCATGTTTGTGAGCTCTTCGCATGAGTTTTTGTAGGTCTCGAGATCAACGCGCGCCTGCGCACGAGGAGAGACTTCGCCCGCCAGGAAGTGGGCGATCTGCTCGCGGAATCGTGCCATCTAGTACCTCGAATCAAGCCAGGAAGATGCTTCCGGCGCTTGCTGGGAACCACGTTGCTGGGCGGAGTACGACCGTGCCTCGCGCATTTTCTCTTTCCAGAGGGTCTGCATGTTAGCAGCGAGAGTAGCGTTCTGCGTAATCGTATACGCCATCTCAGCCGCCATCTTGTACGCAAGTACCTCTTGGAAGGCCGGCTGGTAGCTGCTCGTGTCTGTGTTACGCCAGGCGTAGCGAACGGCAATCACATCGGTGTAGTTCGTAAGCAGCTGACCGCTTTCGATGATCCAGTCCACCTCGTTAGGGATGTTGGAGTCAAAAACTCCAAGGCAATCCCCCGGGAGCTGATATGCACGCGTGTATTGAAAAGCCGGTACAAGGCCCGCAATTTGCGCGACTTGCGCGCGGCGGGTCGCAAAATTCCACGGCTGAGAGGCGAGCAGCGCGTCCCTGGAAATGAAGTACGTGTCCTTGCAAGTGCGCCCCTCGAGAGAATCATCCGAGAGCGACGTTATCCGCCGCGCTCGGAGCTTCGCTAAGGCCGCGTTACAAATCTCGACTTCAGTTGCCATTCGGCTGCTCCCTCCCACCCCTGGGTGGCTATGATATAGCCCAGAACGGAAACTTAGTCTTGGACGATGTAGAAAGCGCCCTTGATGAGCACGTTGCCCACGTCGGTTGCTTCCGTCCAGGCCAGCACAACGTCCACTTCAGAAGCGAAACGCTTCAAGTGTCCGGCATGCCCTGCGGCAGGCTTAGCCAAAACCGCAGCGCCACCAGCGTCGTAGCCCGATCCAAAGGCATCGTCATCTGCGGCAACAACCGCATCCGCCGAAACAAGGTTGCCAATCTTACAGATACCCGTGGTGCCCGTGGAAGGGATTTGAATATCCCAACCAACAACACGCGAGCCTGCAGGGAGGCGGAGAAGGGTCAGGGTATCCGCGATAGCTTGGACCGCGGCGCCCGTGACTTCAAAGTAGAATGCACGCACGCGACCACGTACGTTGCCGATCTCTTGCTTGTCGAGACCGACACCAGACGATTGGGCCGTGAACAGAGAGGTATTGACGTTCGCCATGAAAGTGGCTCCTTATGCTTAAAATCAAAGGGCCCCGGGGGACCACCCCCCGGAGCGTTACTGCAGGGCAAAACTTAGGCTTCGGTGCAGAGGATACCGACGACTTTAGTCTCTTCCAGGCGAACAGCGCCACAAGTCATGCTCGCGTACACTTGCTTGGAGTAGGACTTGTCGGCGCGCTCGTCGATCCGGCCTTTGATCTCGGAACCGCTCGCAAGAACGATACCGCTTTCGGCCCAAGCAAAACACCGGCGGGTGTTGTTGCCGTTACCCGTCGAGAGCGTGACCGCGCCCGTGGTGGTGTTGATCGAGGCAAGGAAGCCGCCAGCGCCGGCCGTACGCAAGAGTTGCGTGCGGTGGAACTTGAAGCCCATGAACGTGTCCACTTCGCCGTGCACAAGCGCCTTGATGGCGTTGTAATCGGCAGAGGTGACTTGGTTCTCGCCCAGGAGACCGTCGATCTGCTTCTGCGAAACCGCAATGTGCAGCATCTCGTTCTCGTCCACGTCGGCCTGCCCGAAGAGCGACTTGACCTTGATCAAGGTCGCGACGTTCAGGTTCGACACGGCCGTCGAAGCCACGGCACCGACGTACTGTGCTGCCAGTTGAGCTTGAGTGCTGTCGCCTTCTTTACCAGTGATGGCCGAGCCAAGAGCTGCGTCGATGATCTCAAGATCCATCGCGCGGCCAAGAGCCCAGGCTGCCGACATCGCGTAGGGGCTGGTAGGATCGATGAGAGCGCGGATGCGATCTTCCTTGTCGATCAAGTCGGCCCATTCGTAGTCGTTCATCTTCACGCCACGACGGCTGTGATCCGAGTTCACCAAGGGGGTGTCGGAATGACGGCCGACTTTCTTGATGGCGCTCGTGGGTCCGAGGCGGTCGTAGAAATCGACTTCGGCGTTCTGGACTTCGTTGCGCACGAAGGGACGCAGACGCGAGCCCTTTTGTTGCGCGAGGTGGAAAATGTTGTCAGAGAAGCCCTTTACAAAGGCTTGCGGGTACAGATTCGACATGTGGAATGTCTCCTTTGGTTTCGAGTTGTGGGTTCAGATTACCGAGCGATATCGGAACTGCCCTCGAAACCGAGGATTCCTTCGCATCGTGCCTGCTTTCAGGCGCGCTACAAACGTGGCTGCTACTTAGAGTGGACCCGAAAAGGGTTGCCCACAAACAGCCGGGAATCCGAGGATGCTAAAATAACACTCCCCCCGGGACATCTACTAGAATGCCACGGGGGGAGTTAAATGCAAGTACCGGGGCTAACTATTTTTGCTCGGCAGGGTAGCGCTGCTCCCAAAGCTTCGACATCTCGGCCACCGCTGCCTGGTGGTTCGGATGATCCTTCAGGTAGTAGGGGTGCTGGCGATCGCTCTTGATTGACTCAATGCGTTCCTTGGCCTGCTCAGGAGTCATCCCACCACCCTCGCGCGACGTGCCACCAGGGAGCTTGTCCTCTCTAAGCTCAGCCCCGATTTTGGCGAACACTTTGATGAGCCGCGAATCATTGTTCAGCCCCGACTCTTTCAGGTGCTTTATCAGCTCGTCGCCGCCGAAGTCGCGGATCGCGAGTTCCGCAATCTTGATCTGCTGCTCAAACCCGTTGCCCCACTCTTTTTTGAGCTCGGCAATTTCTGCCGTCTGCTTTTCGGTGTGCTTTGCTTTCAGGGACTCGGCCGCACCTTTGGCAGTGAGGCCATACCAGTTGAGGAGCTTTTCGGCTTGCTTCGGGAGGATGCCCGCCTTGTGTGCCTGTTCCTTGAAGGAATCGAGAAACGAGTCCTCGAGCCCCGCTTCCTTGTCGAGCTTCACCTGGTAGTCCTTCAACTCTTTCGGACGCCCCAGCTTGTCGAAGATGTTTTGCCAGTCTTCCTCGGTTGCGTGCTGATCGGGAACCGGGATCTTGTCTTTTCCGATGAGCTTCTGCGCGTTGATGAACGCCTTCGTCAAATTCGGAATGTCCTTGATGCTCGCAAGCGAGGGGTCAGCGCGGAATTCTTCCGGGAGCCCTTCCTTCCAATTTTCCGGGAACGAGACGCTACTTGCAGGGGGAGGCGGAGCTCCGGCTCCCGACTTGTCACCACCACCACTGGCAGGGGCCCCGCCCGCAGTCCCCATGAATCCTTCATTCGCCATTTTCGCTATCCTCCACGATTTTACGCAACCGCTCCGGGTTCACGTTTATAAGCTTCAGGATGCGGAGCACGACATTGCGCTCCCCCTCCCAAAAAATATGACGGTTGGGAGCTGCCGGATCAAACGTGCACGACAGGACGTGATGCTGTTTGATTAAATCACGCAGCACGCGCTCCCCTGCCTGAGACGAAAAGATTTGCTTGTAGTCCTTCACACGCGCGAGCGCGGAATTCTCGACTTCTTTATTGTCAGCCACGGGACTCCTTTACGCTTGTTTGGAAAGCTGCTCAAGTCCGATCGCGGTCGGCCCCAGTTTGGCGGCGCCATCGATCTGCTTTGCTTGCTGCTCCTGCGCCACGGCCTGCGCCTGCGCGTCGGCCCGTGCTTTCCGCTTCTGCTCAACCTCATCCGCATCCCGGATGATCTCTTGCGGGAAGTTGAACACGCGAGCAGCAAACTTCAAAGCGGCATCGCCATTCAAGTTGTCGAGCACGCTCTGATCTGCCTGCACGAACGGCGCGATGAAATCCATCGTCTTCGAGATCGATTGCGCTTCCGCCACACGCTGCGCTTGCGCAATCATGGACGTGTACGCAACATCGATCTGCCGGCCACGGAGAACTTCGGGGGCCTCGTCAATCATTCCCTTGCGCTGCATGATCTCAAACACGCGATCAATCAAGGGACGTAAGAATTCCGATTGCTGGCGACCGAGCATAGGGCCCAGCAAACGCATGCGCTCTTCAGTCCGCTGCATGACTTCCGTTGCCGTCATCTGCGGGCCAGTGTTGAGCTGCAACTGATCGATATAGAACGTCTGCTTGATCCGCTCGCGGCGCTCGCGCATGACTTCAAACCCAAAATCCACGCGCGTGTCGTTGAACACGGGCTCGATCCGGTCTTGCGACCCTGCACGGTAGTAGCTCACGCCACCAGGGCGAGTTTTCAGCGGCATTACAAAGCCGTCGTCGGGCGCCTGCACCGGAGGATCGACGGCTTTCTGGGCGCCAATCAGCACCGTCTCAGTCATCTTGTTCAGGGTCTTCACATCCGGGAGTGCATTCATCCCGGGGCCGCGTCCGTAGACTTCGCCCGAGGCCTTCGTCCACCGCGGCACTACCAGGGGGAGTTCTCGGAACTGCCCCTCAGAGAGCTCCACTTCGTCCACTGACTTCAGAATGAACTGAGAGACGTAGCGGAACTTGGCGGTGGAAACCTTGGCTGCATCCCGTGGATAGATCGCCTGGATCAATTCAAATTTGTCTTCCACGCCCTTTTCATAGGCGCGCTTCAGATTGCGCGAGAGCTCGAGAACTTTCTCTCCGAATTGCTGCACGATCTGGCGCGCAGTCCACTGGAACGAGCGGTAGATTTCATCAATCTGCCCCTTGTTGTTCTCAGCGATGTAGAGCTCTTTGATGTGGCGAGCGGCAAACCGCACGACTTGATCCTCGTCCTCTTCAATCGAGAAACCGGCGGTGCCAATGCAGGGGAGATCAAGATAATACTGGTGCACTTCCGTCTGGAAGTTTGAGCCGTTGAAGACATTAAGCATCTTGCGCGAGCTGTTTTGCAGCCACTTGCGCACATCATCGAGATCATCGATCTCGGGGTTGCCGGTTGTGAGCATGAACCACTGCCCAGAGGGGTTTGTCAGCATCCCATGCAGCGCTCCTGCCAGGAGCTCATTCGATTGCACTCCCGTCGAATCCAGGAGCACGAGATTGCGCTTCTGCCCCGGCGAGTACACGGTGTTGATATCGGAGCGGTTTGGGAGCATGTAGGTTGCGCACTCACGCCAGTGGGATTCCCACGTCGTGCGATCGGCCTTGAGCTGCTCGAAGCGTTTGCAAATCTTTTTTGCCGAGAGCTTATCTGCTGCCACTTATTTCCCCGAAATCTGGCGCGCTGCGAGCGACCCGAAATATTGCTGTGCCGGCGACGGCTTAGAGAGGCCCACGTTCGGAGATGTCATCAGCTTCGCCGACTCTTCCGTCTGTGCGCGAGCCGCAGCTGCCCGGGCACTTGCAGCGGTAGCCGTCTGTGTGTACCGATTGATGAGATCATTCTGTTTGTTGATGATGTCGGGCTGGGCCAGGAACGATTGATCGTCTTTGCTTGTGGCTCCCAGGGCTTCGATCTCGGCGAGATACGCCTTGCGCTCTTCATCCGAGAGCTCCGCATTCTTATTGACGGCGTTGATGATCGAATCCCGCCCGCGGAGAACTTCCTGGCTGTAAAGCATGCCCTGTGCCGTGCCGGCCTGGCCGCGATCATTGCTACCCATTGAAAGCCCTCCCCATCTACCCTAGAATATCGTAGCTTGAGTCGGTATGATCCGGCAAGTGGTCGCGACGCGTCCTGACCGAATTGTCAATATTCCCCATGGCTACCAGGCGGAAACCGTCCGCGCCGTGCGAGGCCCAGTTATGCAGGGGCTTCGTCGAAAAAATCTTGTTCTTTGCGTCCCACTTGCGCTCGTAGTTCTTGAGCGCATCGATCCCACGGGCGCACTTCTCCGCGTCAAACCACACCTTGGGTATCAGCAGGCGGGCTGCGTTGATCCCGTCTTCGACTGAGTGCCGGGGCAGGACCTTGGCTGTCACACCTAGATCCCGGAGCGACTGGATCCGGTTCTTTCCCGTCTGTAGCTCACGCGCCTCGGCATCGTGCGGAAGAATATGATCGCGGTACACGTAGCCACCACGGCGCTGAGCACGCTTCTGAAGCTCGGCCACGTAGTGGGGGAGCGCCTGCCCAGAATCCTCCAGATAGTCGATCGCATGGAACTCCCTCCCCACTTGCTGAATGAACCAAATGACGAGCGAATCGCCGATCCCGAGGTCCCAGTAGGTATCGACGGGAACCGCGGGGTCATGTGGGACTTCGCAAATGCGGCCAGCTTTCTGTGCCGCTTCCATCTCTTTTCCGTAGTAGGCCCCGATAAGCGCTGCCGTAAACGAGCACTCAAACTCCTGCTCAAACTCCTCCGGCGACATAATCGCCCGCGCGTCGTCCAGCTCCTTGGCTGGAACGATGCCCGTCTCAGAAGCTTTAAACACGCCCCAGTACCAGTCCTGATCAACACCAGATTTCGACTTCGCGACTTTTAAGATATCCCAGAAGTGGTTCTGCCCCTTGGGAGTACCGATGAAGATCGCCCAGCCCATCCGGTCCGAGAGCGCCGGGCGAATTACCTGCGACCACACCAGGGGGTCCATTTCCGCGAATTCATCCAAAATAACCCCGTCAAAATACATCCCCCGGATCGATCCGGGGTTGTCGGCTCCCAGGAGTACAATTCGGATCCGATCGCCCCCGTTGACGCCAGGGCGAGGAATATCCACTCGCAACTCAGCCTCATTTGCCGTCACCCCAGGGATATTCTTCGTGTACTCTTTGAGGTAATCCCACGCGACGCGCTTGGCTTGCCCGTAGTAGGGCGCAAAATATGCGTACTGCGGGTTCTTGCGCGGGCAACGGAGTGACTTGTCAACAACTTCGTTGATCGCAAGTACCGTTTTCCCGAAACGGCGATGGCAGACGAGCACATTGAAGCGCTTCAGGAGAGTATGAATCTTCTCCTGCAGTTTGCGCGGAACGTACCCGGTTCCGACTTTCTTTTGCTGCATCAATTCCCCCGGCCCCAGGATACCAGGGGGGAGGAAAAACCGCTAGGATTCACGAACGGGAATCCCGGGTTGCGCTAGATCATGTACCGTGATCGACAGCCACACCGTCCAGGGCTTGCAATTCTGGCACCCCGGATTCTGGCAGTGGGGCTGCTTCACCTTCTTCGTCAGCGTCGCTCCATGCAGGAGCTTCGCTGTGTCCCCGATCCCCGTGATCTGGTGTTCGACTATCAGCTTCTTGATCACCTCTGTCCGCAGTCCCGGAGCCTTCACCTGGAAGTGCTCGAGCTGGTTCCACGTCACCGCTGATGTCGTCTCGAATTCCACCCACATCTTTTGCCCCCTGGAATCCCGGATCTCCGGGCCTACGAATACCCGTGTCAATGATTAATTGCAGGGGGGCTTGCGCATCCCCCGAAATTTTGACCTTGCTTCCCCAGTTTTCGGGGTCGAGTTTTTCCGCCTGCCACTTCAAAGTCTCGACCGCGAGTTTAACTCCCGCAACTTCATCCTTGCCCGGCTCTGTAAGGGCGCGATTGACTGCATCCTGGGCAGCGTTTTCCGCTGCAATCTTTTTTGCAAGCTGGACCTTCTCGCGGAAGTTCGGTTTGTCCGTCATCCACTTCATCAACACGCGAGCCGGCGGCATGCCTTCAATCTTTGCGACATCCGTAAACGTCGCTCCGCCTTGTACCAGGGAGGCCACACGGTCAGCCAGCCCCATCGAGTACACAAAGCGTCCGTCAACGCGGGCGAGCTGCTCACGGCCTACCAGGGCCCCTGTCTCGACATCGATGAGGTTGTATTCCTGGATGCTCTCGTCCCATTCCCAGTGGACGTGCTGGCCCGCCTGCGAGGTTTGCAGGGGGGAGGAAGACGGGGCAAGTTCTAGGTCGAGCGGACGCGGAGTGGTCATTCTCACAGGATACAGGATTTAAAACAATCCGGGAACCCGCGACATAGTTGCCGCACTGCGTCAAATGAAAACTGAAAAACTTGTCCCGGTTGCAGTCGGCACCGAACGCCCTAACCGGTCTCGGGGAATTTGGGGGTGCACCCCTTTGAAAAGACCCCCCGGGGGGCCCCGGCATCCGTCTATCAATGCGCGGCGGGCCGCTCTTATATACTAGACCCCGGTACCCTGGGGCGCACACGCCTAGGGGCTCGCGCTACCCTTATCCCGGGGGCGCACATTTATTTCACTTTGCTATTGACAAGGCTAATCACTTATCATAATGCACTGACTCACAATGTACCAACACAAAGGAGTTCAAATGAAACGCACCCTTCGTAACCTAACTCTAGGCCTTACCCTCGGCGCCGGGATCCCCGGAGTCCTCCTCTACAGCGCCCCAGTGCACGCCGCGGCAGGTGCCCAGGCTGCCAAAGGGGGAACTCCCCGAACGATTGATCCCAGGAATCCCTGCCATTGGTCCAAAACCCACATTGTATGGGTCCCTGAGACCCGGGGGTGCATGACCCCGGCCGCTTACTCCCAATGGTTGAAAGAACGCGCTAAATAGATCGTACATGGCTAGATGGCATCTATCGGGGCATCAGGCCACTGAATTCTCAAACATCTTTTTGGTTCCATATATCCAACGCGTATTTTTGCCAGATATCCTTATAATGCCTTTCCAGAAAAAAGATATTTTTTTTAGAGAAGTATCTGCCCTAGTCACTACTATGCAAATAGATTTTAGAAAATCAAGTACTTAGGGGAGTGACGAGGTACTTTAGGGCCTCGTCACTGCCCGGTAACTCATACCCTGCTAGATACTATCTGACACTTAGTTAGGTCAGACGCAAATTAAAACCTTGTCCAAACGCCATGCTACATGGCATGTAACACACACAACATCTAACCAAGGAGATTAACGCGATGCCTGTAAAATTAGAAACTGTTAAAATTCGAGTACATGCCGCCGGTCAAGTGTTTGAAATGGAAGAAGGGGATAGCTTAGCGGCACAGTGCCTAATACGTATCCCGGAACTAAGGAAACCCTATGAGCGGGACCTAAAAACGCTCCCGTTCGAAGACGCCGCCGAGATGGCGCAACGCTTTGAGGATTGGCACCCCGGACTCCTAGACCTTCCCATCACCTGCCAGGTGTTATCCCTGCATTTGTACCGCGTAAGGCCCCGGGGAACCGGGAAGTACCGCCGCCTAGTGGCCACGCGCACGTTCTAATCCCCCTGCAAATAATCCTTGACTCTCAACGTCCCAACTATCATTATCAAATGTACCAACAGCCCTAAAAGCCGAATTGGAGCGGCTAAATCATGAAATACCGATTTAAAACCACGTTGATAGCAACCTTGCTCGCAGGGAGCCTTGGGGTTTCCTCTTCTCCTGCAAATGCGATCGCGAAGCCGCGCATCTCCCTGGAAGATGCCGTCGAAAAGCTTCGTGTAAAGTATTCGATCATGGATGCATCCGAGAACATGCGTGCACGTCACAAGCAAGAACGAGCGGAACTAAAAGAGCGCCAAAAAACTGAGCGCGAATCTCTCAAGTTCCAATTGGGGCGCAAATGAAAACAAAGCTTGCTGAAATCTTCCGCGAATACTGGAACAACTTTCTTAGCGTTGAAGGCTTTGCATCGTATTATGGAATCCCGGTTTCCAGGGCGCAACGCATGATTAATCTAGGCCGCTGGGCGCACGACAAAGGCGCTAAAGCCCCTTGGACAATCCAGGGCCGCAAGGCAGGTAGCAAATGAGTAAGGTCCAAGTAATTGAACAATCGCGAAGCGTCTTCATTACGTGGGACTTTGGCTCCCTGGGATCAAGCCAACGTTGGCTAAGAAAGATCCGGGGTGCCAAGTGTGTTTCCCCCTGCAGATATGTACGCAACTTATACGGCGAAGAGTTTTTGCTGCGCGAATATCAAGACAATCAAGGTACGCGTTTTTTAGTGAAGGAGAGTATTTAAATGAGACATTACATAAAACTTGACCGCAGCGGCCCTCGCGCAAAATCGTTTGGCTTTGGATCGAACAATAAGATCACGGAAGGCAAGCAGGACTTGACTTTTGAAGCTGAGTTCTTAACGCAGGAAAAACCCCGGGAGAATGATACACGCAAGTCCCTAGGTTCGGTGCAACTTGTCGTCCTCCCCTGCAAAACCCGAGAGCTACGGCATTGGCATAATGGTGTGTGCACGGTACTCGCTATGGTGAAAGTATGAATGTGGATCTTGGTTACGTGGCAACACGTAGGAAGCGTATACTTGTGGAGCAATGGGAGTTGCCGTTCGCTACCTGCCAAGTGTGGGAAGCGCATGGACCCCCGGGAGCCCGCCACATTCAGCACAAGTATGCGGCATGCTACTTAGATGAGTTTGGAAAGAAGCAATGGCTACGAGAGCCTGAAACTGATTTTGAAACGGTGTCGGGAGCACGCACGGCAATTCTTATCTTCATGGAGACTTTAAAATGACAGCAGATTACGGATGGAAATTGTGGGAGCTTGCAATTATTGTGGGTCTCATTATGCTAGTTGGAACAAAATTAGGGGTGATTAAATGAGTTCAAAAAGTCGTGTGAGGCCAGGTGTTCCCGCGAGTCGGAAGGACCCTATGCCACCGAAATTTCCGGTGGAGATCCCCCCTGCAAAAAAAGAGCATTGGCAGGAGGAGCCGGTTAAAGGATGGCTGGACCCCTGGGAGTATTTCATCCAGGATCAAGTCAAACAAAAATACCCCGAATTACTTGCACTCACGCCTAGGCGTATGCAAGTGGTTGATCCCAAGTGGGCGGGGCGTGACGAGGAGTCCCGCCTGCAATGGTGGGCATGCTTTCTCTGGGCATTGGCGGGCCCTGAATCTAATCGTTCTCGGACGATGATCTATGTTGAGGGGACGATGGATAAGGACCCCGTGACGGGCTTCCAGGTGCGCTCAGAGGGGTTACTCCAGCTGAGCTATCAGGACGTGCCCAACTATAAATATAAGGGTGAAATCTCCTGGGAGAAGGATCGGGAGCTTGCGCGCTTTGATTATGAGACGAAAGCGAAGTTCGGAGATGGACTGCGTACGTTGCATTCTGCTTACGCGAATCTTGACTTAGGTCTCTTCATCATGCGCAAGCATTTGGTTGAATTCAACTCGGATCGATCGTTTGAGGATGCACTAGGCAAATACTGGTATGTGATGCAAACGCGTAACAAGGAAGAGTTTGCGCAGGTGTTGGCTGGGCTTAAGACTCGGGGGATGCGGTGAGAATCATCAAATTCGTCTCACGCGAAATTAGCGGTGGGCAGATTGCGCTCTATCCTATCTATGAGAATGGCAGGGAGGGTGCGCTTGCGTGTAAGTGTACGCCTGAAGTTGCGCACATGTTCATGAGCGCGCCAAGCCTTATGCGTATGGCAGAGCAAGCAACTGGCTCCCCGGACCCCATCATGCGCAGTCTCGCGCGTACCTCGCTCGCACTCGCGAAGCGTGCGCCAGACGTTCTCCCTGCAAATAGCCGCTCTGATGCGTTCATGAGCATCATTAGGGGGCTTCGGGATGGCTAAGCGCATTGGACTCACCAAGGGTTTTCACTGCATTGTGAGTGATGAGGACTTTGAATGGATCGGATCATTCAAATGGCACGCATCTATTGCAACGACAGATGAGCGCAGTATCCAAAAAGTATACGCGAAGCGCCGTAGGCGAGTCTCCGAGCCTGGCGAGACAGCCATGGTGTACATGCACCATGAGGTCATGAAGCGGCACTTGCGCGAGCAAGGCCTTGACGTTGACTTGGAGCTTGCAGGCAAGTACATCGATCACGGGGATGGGGACTCTTTGAATAACACGCGCGAGAATCTTTGGCCTGTTTTGCCGAAAGAGAACATCCCACGCTACACGCTGATCCATAATCAGCCACGCGTGAAGCGTGCGCTTAAGAAAGCGAGAAGGAAATGACCCCCGAATCCAAGACCCCCAGCGCGTGGCCGAGTGAGGAAGACTTCTGTCACATAGCGTGGGAGTGTTTCGGCCAAGACATTGCGTCGCATAACTTCAAAGGCCTCTACGCAGTTCTCACCACCCGCCTCAAAGACCACGTCATCCTACCAAGGGATCAGGTGGAGAAGCTAAGGGAAGAGATTGTGAGCGACGTTAAGTCTCTGCGTACATTCGACTGCCTCAACATCCTCGACGCCGCATTAACAAACAACAAGTAAAGGAGACCTATGGAAATCAGTGCAAATGAAATTGAAATCAACGGCCAAAAGTACGTGAAGAAAGGCACACAGTCGCAGGCAACATCGCCTGAAGGACTTCCCTACGTCATCATCCGCAGCGAGGGGGCTGGCGTCTTTGCCGGTTACTTGAAAGAGCAGAATGGTCAGGAAGTCGTGATCCTTGAGTCTCGTCGTCTTTGGTATTGGTCTGGTGCCGCATCGCTCAGTCAGCTTGCCATTGACGGTACATCGAAGCCCAAAGACTGCAAGTTCCCCGAGGCTGTGTCGTCACAGAAGATTTTCAAGGTGCTTGAGATCATCAATGTGACCCAGAAAGCAAAAGACTCGATTGCGAGCGTGAAGCCGTGGCAACTGTAGAGGTTGATTCCGGCTCCGGCGACGGCTCCGGCGACGGCTACGGCTACGGCTCCGGCGACGGCGACGGCTCCGGCTACGGCTCCGGCGACGGCGACGGCTCCGGCTACGGCGACGGCTACGGCTCCGGCTACGGCGACGGCTCCGGCGACGGCGACGGCTCCGGCGACGGCGACGGCTACGGCTCCGGCTACGGCGACGGCTACGGTTGATCTATGAAAACTTTTCGCAAAGCCTCCAGCAACCGTGCCGCAAAGACGCCGGGGGTGGCGAGTGATTAGCGACTGGCACATGCAGGATGACCGCAAGTCAGGGAAAGTGATCAAAGTCCGCAAGACTTTACGCCCCATGGACGAGGCAGCCTCGGATGCGTGGCTAAAGAAGCTCGGCGAATGGATCGAGGCCAATCCTCCCCCTGCCAGTGGCGTGGCCCTAAAAATGGCAGAAGAGCGCACGACAAACAAGATCGTGTGGTGGGCTCTCAATACCTACGGTAATGTCCAACTCGCTGCCGACAAATTGGGTATGCTGAGATCAACTCTCTTTGAGCGTATGCGGGCTCAGGGAATTAAATGGGAGCGGAAGAGATGATTATTGAAGTATCGACCTACACCGACGAAGACGAATTGGTTGAATGCAAGTTCGATGTTTGGCTCCCCGGAGGCGACGACACTCCGCAAGCGACATTCGTCGAGGGTTGGAAAGACGGGCCCGCATTGAGAGAGGATCTGTACGATACGGCGTGGCTCAGACGTGCTGGCATCTACGATGAATTAGTCGAGGCAGCCTGCGCGAAGTATGATCCGGTGCTTGACTCAGAGCTTGCGGATATTGAGAAGGGTGACAACGCCTTGGATCTCGCGAGGGAGCTAGATTAAAAAAAGGGCTCCTGGTTTTTAGCCAGGAGCCCTTAACGGCGTTAACAGATACCATTGGAGCGGACTGAGAGACGCCTGATCCGGTAAGGTACTAGCGCAAATTAAAATCGTCAAGTAAGTTTCTGTCCGGGGAGCGGAGGGGATCGTCATTTGTTACAGATTTTGGGGCTGAGGGAAAAGTTCAATTCAAAGCTCGGCATACGTAGACCTAGCGAGGATTTCTTCGCGAAGGGCTGGCGCGCAATGGACTTGCGCACGATGTTTGCCTCCCTGCCAGATGTGCTGGCGCAGATCCCGGAAGATCAGCGTTGGAACCTGTTCTACACGATGCACCATGTGTTTGAAGAGCCAGGCCGGCGCATGGAGCGCATGGAGGCCTACGCCTTTGACATCGATCAGATCCCCGGCTTCTCGGGTACGCGCGATCAGGTACGCGAGATTGCGGGTGTGGTTGCGCGCACGCTAGGCCTCCCCCTGGAAGAACTTGGCGTTGTCTGCAGCGGGAACGGCGTGCACGTTCTCGTATATTTGGACCCGAGTTGTTGGCAGACATCGCCGGAATATTTTGAAAAGAACCGGGGGCATTACCGGGCAGTCTGCGACAACATCAATCGAGCCCTGGATGTGGCGGGCTACGGGGGCGCAAAAGCTGACCCCGCAATCTTTGATCAGGCGCGAATTCTCAGGCTCCCCGGAACCCTCAATCGCAAGACGAAAGAGGGGCAGTTACGTGAGCGTAACTGTTACCTCTTGCAGGGGGATTTAAAGCCCCAGAAAATCGATATCTCCGAGCTCTCGGGGATCCCGGAAGTCAGTCCCGAGGACGCAATCCCCGAGGCGCAGATGGCTAGGTTCCCGGAGCCAGACCCGGAAGGGGTGCTGGGCGGCTGCAGTTTCCTGAAAGAGTGCAAGGCGCTGCCTAAGACGGTGACGGAGCCCAACTGGTACGCCATGCTCTCGATCATTGGTCGCTTGCCTAATGGCCGCGAGCTTGCGCATGAATATTCAAAAGGCCATCCAAACTACACCCCTCAGGAGACTGAGGCGAAGCTTGATCAGGCGATGGCCCAAGCGGGCCCCCGCACCTGCCAGAACGTGCAGGATCTTTGGGGCAAATGTAAGCAGTGCCCCTATTACGGAAAGATTCCGAGTCCGATCGTTATCAAGGGCGAGAACTATATCGCAACCGAGAAGACGGGCTTTCACCACATGACGACGGGCCAGGACGGGAGACCGAAGCCTGGCAAAGCCGACTGGGATGGGCTGAGAAAGTTCTTTCAGCGCAAACACCCCTACGCAACGCTTGCCGATGGCGAGTATCTAGTGACCTGGACCGGCACCCACTGGCAGGAGTATTCAAAGGTTGAGGCAAAGGCATTTGCGCAGAAGCACTTCAGGCCGGTAGCGGATACGAATAAAGCGAATGAGTTCCTGGGAATTTTGCTACGCAATGAGGTGCGCCCCCGGGGTTGGACGCAACATGGGACGAAGGGGAAATTGAACTTTCTTAATGGAACCCTGGAGCCCCGTACGATGTCGTTTGGTCCGCACAACCGAGACGACGGATTCATGAACGTGATTCCCTACGCGTATGATCCGAAGGCTGCGGCTCCTCGGTTTGAAAAGTTCCTTGATGATGTGACATGCGGGCACCGGGAGCTTCGCGAAATCCTCCTGCAATATATCGGATACTCGCTCTCAAACGATGCGATATGGGAACAGAAATGCCTCATCCTGCAGGGGGAGGGACGCAACGGAAAATCCACTCTAATGCAGGTAGTGCGCGAGCTTGCAGGTGAGGGTAACTCTGCGTCGCTGACTCTCACTGAGCTTGAAAAAGACACGAACCGTTTCTCGCTTGACGGTGCGTTCTTTAATATGGCCGAAGAAGCTCCCACGCGTGGGATGCTCGAGAGCGGAATCTTCAAGACGCTCATTGGCGGCGGGAGCTTCCAGGTAAAGAAGCTTTACTCGCAGCCGTACTCAATTCAAAATCGTGCGAAGCTCTGGCTTGCGTGTAACGACATGCCTCGCTTCAACGACTTCACGGTGGGGATGTTCCGCCGGCTTGTGATCGTGCCTTTCCAGGCGAAGTTTGAGGGAGCAAACGTCGATAAGAACATCGGAGCAAAGCTCAGCGAAGAGCTCCCCGGAATCTTCAATCTTGCGATGGCAGCCTACGGGCGGATGCGCGCAAACGGAGGACTCCTGGATTCGCAATTGGTGCAGGAGCAGGCCGACATGTACCGGCTTGAACAGGACTCGGTGTACAACTGGTGGCAGGATAATGTCGAAGTTGTACCCATGTCGGAGACGGCCCCCCGGGTTGACTCAAGTAAGTTATTCCAGGAGTACGCAATGCACATGCGCCAGTCGGAGGAGAAGCCTTTGTCTGCTCAGCAATTCCAAAAGCGTGTGCGCACATTTGTGAAAGATATTGAAGCTAGGCGCGTGCGATCAAATGGCGTGCGTTGGCTCATAGGCATTTCGTTATTGACAAGGCGTATGGAAAACTTCTAGGTTAGTGGGTGGAGCGGCAATGATCGAATTCGATAAATTATGGGACCACCAAAAGCGAGCCGTCGCGCTCGCCATGCAGCAGCGAGACTTCGCGCTGTTCCACGACATGGGCGCGGGCAAGACGGGCACGATGATCAATATCCTGCGCCGCCGCTATGGCGAGGCCGGGCGCCTGCGCCGCACGCTGATCGTCTCGCCGCTCATCACGCTTGATAACTGGAAGAAAGAATTCGGGCAATTCTCGAAGGTGGATCCCCGGCACATTCTTATCTTGAAAGGCGCGGGCCGTAAGCGTGCAAAGGATTTCATGAAGTTTGTTTCGGACCCCGTGACCGAACGACTTGTTTTCAACCGCGTGGTCATCATGAACTACGAGTCGGTTCAAATGAAGGAACTGTATGACGCAATCAAAGCCTGGAATCCTGAGATCATTGTTTTTGATGAAGCTCATCGACTCAGAAATCACCAGTCAAAACGCGCGCGAGCTTGCGCGAATCTGGCTGACATCGCAAAGCACCGATATCTGCTTACGGGATCGCCGATCCTTAATTCAGCAATGGACGTGTTCTTCCAGTACCGCTGTCTCGACCTTGGAGACACGTTTGGGCAGAACTTTTACGCCTTCCGAAACCGATACTTTGAAGACCGAAACTCTGGCTGGGCTAGTAAGCCTGGTTACTTCCCCGACTTTGAAGCTCGTCCTGAGGCTTTTGCCGATCTCCACGCGCGCATGTACAAAGACGGCAGAGGGCTTGCCCGCGCCCACCGAGTGATGAAGAAAGACTGCCTTGACCTACCCCCACTGGTGAAGACCAAGATCGAAGTAGAGCTCTCGCCGGATCAACGGAAGATGTACAAGGAAATGTCAGACGAGTTCCTGACATTTGTTGAGCGCGAGAAACAAACGGGCACACCACTAGCAGTGGTGGCACAGCTTGCAATCACGAAGGCGCTCCGCTTGCAGCAGATCGTAACCGGCTTCTGCAAGGCGGAAGACGGAGTTGAGTATGAGATTGCAGGGGGGAATCCCAGGCTCGAGGCGCTAGAGGAATTGCTTGAAGACTTGGCTCCGAACGGCAAAGTAATTGTGTGGGCATGCTTTAAGCAGAACTACCAACAGATTGCACGCGTGTGTGACAAGCTGAAGCTCCCTTACCGGATGATCCATGGTGAGATTAGGAACGCTGATAAGCAGATAGCCATGGAAGAGTTCCGCAAAGACGAATCGATCAAGGTGATGATTGCAAACCAGGGGGCTGCAGGCATTGGCGTGAATTTGGTTGAAGCCCCGTATTCTGTGTTTTTCTCCCGGAACTTTTCGCTTGAGCAAGATACTCAGGCCGAGGCACGCAACTATCGCGGTGGATCTGAGATGCATACAAGTGTGACTCGCTATGATATTGTTGCGCGAAATAGTATTGACGAGTTAATCGCCGACGCGTTAGCAGGTAAGCAGAAAATCGCAGATACCATTCTCGATTGGAAAATATAAGGAGCGGACATGGCAAGTGAATTGGATTCCTGGGACGAAGCGACTCCCGTGATTGAGGTCTCAACGCAAGAGCTAGATGCTCTCGTGCAGCGAATGGACACCCTCTGGGACGAGTCAGAGAAGGTAAAGAAGCTGGCAAGTGAGGCTCGCGCGGCCTACGATGAGGTCGAGGCACGCGTGCTCGCGATGCTGAAAGCCGCTGGAAAAAAGAGCTACATCGTTGATGGACTTGGCACCGTGTCGATCACCAACAAATACATGATTACAACGCCCAAGGGGATTGAGGAAAAGAAACGGCTCTTTGCCTACATCAACAAGGAGCACGGGGAAGAGGGGCTATATGGCTTACTCACGATCAATTCCCAGACGCTCAATAGCTTTGTGAACGCAGAGCTTGACCGCAAACCTGAAGTACAAATTCCCGGACTCGATGCACCGACTCACCGTGAGTCTCTTTCGTTCCGGGCAAAAAAGAAGTGAGGAAGAAATGGCAACCAAGAAGTCCCCGAAATCAGATACCCCTGTGAGCCAAGCCCCGGCAGTCGTTGAAGTGAACGGGGCGCTCGTATCGGCAGAGGAGCAGGCAGCCTGGGGCGCGAGTCCCTTCCTGTCGAGCCGTGACACGATCATCCCGAAGATTCTGCTCATGCAGCCGATGTCAAAGAAAGTGCTGGCAGACGAGGCAGCCTTCGGTGAGCTCCGCGATTCGGTCACAAACGAGGTCTACGGGTCTGATAAGAAATCGATCGAGATCATCCCCTTCCACCTGCAAACGGTGTGGGTTGAGCACGAGAAGAACGTGGACCCTAAGACCGGCAAAGAGGACTTGAAGTACCTCCGCACGGTGCCGCTCTCTCCGCAGAACGACACGCTGCCCCTCGATGAGCCCAACTTAAAGCGCGTGCGCACGATGCAGTTCTACGTGCTGCGCCCGGAAGAGTTGGGATCCGGGATCCCTAAGGTGATCGCCTTTCGTATCACTTCAATCAAGGCCGGAAAGAAACTGGCAACACAAATGTATGTGACGAACCGGGCAGCCGGGCTTCCCCCTCCGGGCAGGGTGATGCGGCTTTCTGTCTCCCGCCAGACCAATGGCAAGGGCACGTTTGCGGTGATGGATGTCGAGCCTGTTCGCGCTGCCACCAGTGAGGAGCGCGCTTCTGCTCTTAAGTGGTTCAAGATTATCCAGACGGATGCGGCTGTTAAGGTCGATGATTCGGATGTGGCAGAGGTCGAGACTCCGGTCGAAGACTCGGGCACTACCGGACAATTCTAAGTAACGTTGGGGCCCCTGGGGGTAAGGGAACAGGGGCCCGTTTTTACTAAAGAGGGCATGTATGCGAGTGCTTTGCATTGACTTTGAGACGACACACAAGGACCCGCTACAAGCCCGCCCGTGGGAGTTTGCCGCGTGCGTGGCTACTAACAATTCGTGGGCATTTGCACAGGAGGGGCAATATACTGGGCGCATGTGGGCAGCTGATTACCCTGAGTTGTCGCCCGAGATCCAACGTGTCTGCAAGCTGCCGAGTGAGCGTAAGAACTTTGTCGGCTCTCCCAGCACCAAAGAAGTTCTTGCGAATCTGCACTCCCTGGCAGGGCAGGCAGATTACCTGATGGCTTATAACGCCGAGTACGACCGGACGGTGTGGGAGCAGGAATGCATCCGGCAGAAGGTGCCCTTCCCTACCACCCCCTGGCTGTGCGCCTACTCTGATGTCCCGTACCCTGACTATTACCGCTGCCGGCAGCTCTCGCATCTGGCGCTTGACCATGGGATCAAGGTCGATCCCGAGGCACTGCATGGAGCCCTGGGAGATGTGAGACTGATGGGCCAGCTACTCAGCCGAGGTGGATACACCCTGGAAAAAATCCTGGAATATAAGCAGGAGCCCTGGGTGTACATGAAGGCGGTGTTCAATGCGTTTGGCCCTGGAGGCCAGGAGCTCAAAGAAGCGGCAAAGGCAGACGGCTACGGCTGGCAGCAGTGCCGCGGAGATACGGTTACGTTCATGAAGACTTGGGTTAAGCGAGTGAAGCTATCCAAGTTTGAGGAAGAGAAGGCTCGCACGCTGCCGTTCAAGCGTGAAACTTTGGAGGCCTGATGCATACGAAAAATCTGAAACAACAACCTGCCCGCAAGGGGAATACTCCCCGCCGCAAACCGCTAACGGTCCGTATCGATCGCACGCTACACGACTTTGTGACCCGCTCAGCACATGCCAAGGGCGAGTGCGTGGCCGTGACGGTCTCGCGCATCTTAAAGTCCTACCAGCGGAGCGTCGGCCGCGCGAAGGCACTGCACGCGTGATTGTCACCGACTCCAATTTTGAAGAGGTCGTAGGCCTGCTCTCCCGCAGCGGGGAGTACGGCCTGGACTGCGAAACCACGGGGCTTGATTTCAAGGCTCGCTTGTTTTCGATCATCATTGCGAGTCGTGAACAGTCCTATTATTTCAATTTCCACGACTACGGGGACGGGACGCCGGTACTTCCGCGCTCACGTATCCGGGCAATGCAGCCCGTCTTCCTCGGGCAATCGATTTTTTACATTTCGAATGCGAAGTTTGATCTCCGAATGCTGCGGCACGAAGGGCTTGAGGTAGAGTCCCACGTTTTCTGCACAAACGCACTGGGCCGGGTGCTTAAGAACAATTACTTCGGGCCGAAGGCCTACTCGCTAGAATCCTGGGCTCAGCGGCTTGGCGACGCCAAGGACGATGCCGTCATGGACTACGTGGTTGAGCACAAGCTCTACTCGGTTGAGAATATTCCAGGGAAGAAAAAAGAATTTAAGCGGATGCGCTTTTGGGAAGTCCCCGCGAGCATCATGATTCCCTACGGGGAGAAGGATGCTGAGCTTCACTTGAAGGTCGGATCGCATATTGCAGCGGGGATTAAGTCGCTGAACGCTCCCGGATCTCCGGGAAATATTCAACGGCTGGCTGAGAACGAGGCGCAGCTAACAAAGGTCTGCTTTGACATGGAGTGGGCAGGCATCCGCATTGATCGTGATTACGTAAGGAAGGCACAGGCCTATGAAGAAGAGCAAATTTCCCGCTTCACCGAACGTTTCCGTGAGTTATCGGGTGAGACGTTCCGGGACTCGTCGAGTTTTCTGGCCGGTGTCTTCAAGCAAGCCGGCTACACCGACTTGCCCACAACCGACAAAGGAAACCCAAGCTTCACCGACGACAACCTCGACGATCTCGGAGGAGACCTTGCTCAGAGCGTGCGAGATATTCGCTTTCATGCCAAGCGAGTCGGAACTTATTACTCCTCTTTTTTGCACTACGCCGACGGAGAGGACCGAATCCACCCAGACATGAAGCAATCGGGCACTGAGACGGGACGCTTCAGCTACGCTGATCCGAACCTACAGAACGTGCCGAAAGAGGAGAACACCACACATGCTACCACCCCTTCTATCGTACGCTGTAGTTTCGTGCCTGATCCTGGTGACGTGTTTGTTATGGTGGATTACTCACAGCAGGAGTTTCGACTCATGCTCGACTACGCCGGAGAAACCAAGCTCATCGATGCCATCAACCAGGGGGCAGACGTTCACCAAGCCACTGCAGATATGTTGGGCATCTCGCGACAATATGCGAAGACAGTTAACTTTGCGCTTCTCTACGGAGCAGGACCGGCAAAGATGGCTCGAATGCTTTCGATACCTGAGTTCGAGGCACGGGATCTCCGCGCGCTTTACTTCGGAAGGCTTCCTCGAGTGCAGCGCTTTATCACGCAAGTCATCGATCGTGGTCGAGCCCGCGGTTACGTGGTTAATTGGGCGGGTAGGCGTTGCCACATCGATTCACCCGACTACGCCTACATTCTCCCCAATCACCTGATCCAGGGAGGAGGCGCGGATGTCATCAAGTTCGCCATGGTGCAGATCCACGCGCTCTTGCAGGAGAAAACCGGCGGGCGGTCGAGCATGCGGCTGCAGGTCCATGATGAGGTGGTCTTCCAATTTAACCCTCGCGATCTCGAGCTAGTTCCAGAAATCCGTCGTATCATGGAGGGGATCTATCGTCCCTTCAACGGGATGAAACTTACCACGTCGTGTGACCACTCCTGGAAATCCTGGGGGGCACCCGACAAAGAGAAGGGGCTCCCTGGGGATGAGACGGCCTGAGTCAGAGAAGGCGTTTGCAGCGAGGGTCAGAAAAGAAATCGAGGCGATGCCCCGTACGTGGTGCTTTAAGCCCTTCACCGGCTCGGTACGTGGGATCCCGGATCTCATTTGCTGTGTGTCCGGGTGGTTTGTGTCGCTTGAGTTCAAGAAAGCCGGCGCTGCCAAGGACTCATCGAGAGAGAGGCTGCAGGAATATGTGGCCTCAAAGATTCGGTTTGCGGGGGCGCCCATTGCTGAGCACCGTGTGACCCCGGCTTCCTGGCCTGCGATTCGCGAGCGGCTTGTGCAAATGGCGGGAGAGACTTTCTCTTAAAGCCTGCGGTAATCGTAGTAGTCTTTTGAGAAGCACTTGATTCCGCTCATTTTCCAGATGTCGTCAACTCCGATGCGCTCCTCGACTTCGACCCGCTTGATACAGGCACCTAGGAAAGTGCGCATGCACTTGTACGTGTGGTGGAAAATGCAGGGAGCGTCCGCACAAAACAGGTAGCGCTTATCCGCAAACTTGCAGACGAAATCAGCACTGCGAAGCGTGCTACGCAGGAACGCGTCCTCTAGATCAAGCTTCCGGTACTCAAGCTTTAGGCAGTCGGTGCCTTTGACTTCCGAGCACCGGGTTGTGACAAGGCCCTTCTCGCTCTCGGATGCAATAAAGATTTGCCGCACGAGATCCGGGAACTGCGTGATGGATCTCTCGGTTGCACATGCGGTAAAGAAAAGGGCCAGCAGGTATTTCATTTCGTGAGCTCAAGCCCAGCCGAGAGGTACTTGTTGAGCGCTGCCTCTTCGACCTTCAGTAGATCGTAGAGCTCAGCGATCAGAGCCATGTCCTGCTTATCTTGTTTCTTTTCTTCCGCCAAAATGTCCATCTGCACTTTACGCCAGCGCTCGATCGGCTCACGCTTGAGCTTGACCAGCCCCTTCTCGGCAAAAATCTCGATGATCGAGAGCGCCGTGTTGAGTGCCGTCATGCCCGGGATGAGCGAATCCGTTGCTGGCAGGGGTACAACAATGTCCATGGCAGCTTAGGCTTTGCCGAGGAATTTCTTCAGGCCGTTGATGACAAGCTGAACAATGCTGTTTGACTTGAAGGCCGGGATCAAAGCAAGAGCTTCAGACACCGCGAGAAGCGCACCGAGAATGAGAGCGATCGTCGAATTTTCCATTTTGTTCCCCCGAAACGCTAGGTTTTCCTAGCTACCCAAGGATCCAGGAACCCCACAATGGAGAACCTTGGAAACCCTTTTAAGTTACGCTTGACACGATAGACCCCATCGCCGTCCGAATCAAGGCCGGAAGGGTTTACATTTCCCTCGACCGTCAAAAAATTACCCTTGCGATCGGGCGAGGTCTCAACGATGCCGGCATGCCCGCGCCCTGAGTCATCCGTTCGCTTCCAAATGATGATGCGCCCGGGGCTGGCCTCTTTTCGCTGGTAAAGCTTGTTGCGATTCCAGAGGGTGAGGCAGTGCTCTGAAAATTGGATGTGATCCAGGCCCGACTGCTCGGCTACTTTCTGCAGGACAGTGCACACAAACGCTGCACACCAAGGCTCGCCCTGCGCCACGCCGTCTACCGTCTTCTGGAAGCCTTCAATGATGTCGCCGGCATTGGCGCCTGACTCGTGGACGCCGAGATAGATTCTAGCCATGTTCACGGTTGCTAGGTGCAGATCCATTAGCGTATCCGCTTCAGCTCTCCGCTGATCTCGCCCAGCTTACGATTCATGTCTTGGAGGGTTGCCTGCAACCGTTCCTCTTTATCATCTAGCCGGGTTTCGATCACGCCAAATCGAGTGACACTTGCGGCCTGCGCCTCGGCCTGGGCGTACTTCAGCGTGTTGATGTCGGCTCTAAGCATCGTAAACCAAATCGTACACGGGATCACGACGGCGCTTAGAAACCAAACCAGGCCTCGGAGCAGTTGCCCCGAAACCCCTGCGATCTTGTTGTGCCATTCGGCCATGAGCTATCCCCCGCAGACAGCCATTCTAAACGGATTTTTCGGATCGCGGTAGTAGCCTTTGACCCAGTTTTCTCGTGGCCCGCGGTTTGTTTCATGCACTTTTATGCAGCCATCAATCCACGCTTTCCCCCACCAGGGGAGCTTCACTTTCCGTAGGAATTTGATGCGGAGATCAGCCAGCCCCCAGTTTTTTGAGAGCCGCAGCCCTAGCCCCAGCCAGAGAAGCGAGATCGGATCGGGCTCCTCACCTGCTGCCAGCTCAAGGATTGCCCAGTCACCAGGCTGAAGCATCTCAGTCCACGACCAACGTCCGGGATCGCGGGGGTTGTACTGAAACCAGTGCTTGCGCCCATACTCGAGAATCGCCCAGGCATGCCCTGAATTGTAGTGGTGCGAGAGGATTGCAAGCGACACCACGTTGTCGTGCGACTGCCCGATGTCAAGCGGCACGAGGTCGCCTTCTGCATTCTCAAATCTGAGCTCGTGCCCAGGCCACCGCCCGTGGAGCCCCGGCTCAATCTCAGTCAGCTCCATGTGGCGCTTAAAAGCCAGGAACCCTTCCACTGATCTCGCCTCCGGGTCAAGCTCAAGGAGCCCCTGCGCCAGCGCGTAGCTCGCGTTCTCGTTGGTTGAGCGCACAGGATATTTCGGACTCAACGGGGGAGCTAGGTTGCCCGGCTCATCTTCAAACAAACCCCCGCCATCGGGAGCAATGTAGCGCTCGACGAAGGCGGAGAGGTGGTCCATTAGTTTCCGACCCTCTCGACGTTGAAATAAGTATTTGCAATAACTCCCGAAATTGTGAGTGTGCTTGCCGAGTTGTTTCCAAGGCCGTATAGGAAGATTTCAACGTAATCCCCAGCATTCAACTGAAGCGTCGTGCTTCCATTGAACGCGTTGATTGTCGTTGCGGCAGATGTTCTGTACCCAAACAGACGAGCGGACGCTCCGTTTTTATATAGGTAAAGCCCGTAATCGGATGCGAGCACGTTCGCGGAGGCAAGTAGGACTGCAGCACTTACGCGATACTTACCTGACACCGGGGCCGTGAACCGACTATTGCCGGAGCTAAACGATCCAGTTGTATCGAAGACTGCGGAAGAGAAGGCCACCTTAACGAAACTATTGTTCGTTGCTACTCCTGTTTGGTTAGCCCCTCCAAGTGTTGCATCCATCGCGACTGTCTCACTGGCCGCGATCTGCGATGGGCCGGAGATTCGGGAGATGGAGAAGTAGTTGTCAGCAACACCTCCTCCGACGTTTAATGCTCCACCTGAGTTTTGGAAGACTTGAATCCCTACCGTGTCCCCTGCGTTAAACAAATATTCTGTTGCACCATTCAAAAACGTACCTGCAGAAGCCGTAGGGCCGAATATGTATGCCAGTGTCCGGATATTGCTTCCGTTTACACGCAGACGAACCTCACGACCGTTGGTCGAGCTTGCGGCAAAAGCTACTTGAGTCGTAATCCTATACCAGCCAGGGACTGGAATCGTATAGAGACTTGTACCGGTATTCCAAGCCCCGTGCGTGTCGCTGATTGCGGCGTCGAAAGCTACCAGTGTTCCGGTACTGTCTGGAATCGACTGAGTGGCTGCGCGGCCTGTAGTCATCGCTACGACGCGAGTGTCCGTCTCAGACGACATCTGCACTTGAGACGACCATCCGGTGATGGGGACGAGGAAAGATCCGCCAAAAACCGTGTTGTTGGCCCAAGCCGTCCCTAACGTGCCATTGAAATAATTATCTGCCTGTTGGCTAATGATTGCGACCGTTGTTGGAGAACCTGTGGCTACGAGAATATTGCCTGACCATGGGGTTTTAGATGCGGTAAGCGCCCCCACAACAGAGTTGTTTACGGCTCTAGTTATGTCCATAGAAAGGCCGCTTGGCAGCGAAATAGAAACTGGTGATCCAGAATTTGTTCCAGAAGTAACTGTAAACATGACTTCAAGAGAATCACCTACGCGCCGATACTTGGCGATAGATGCAGAAACAGTTCCTAGGCCGACAAATGTAGGAGTGTAGCTCTGCCAATCCGTAACAGGCGTTCCCTGCGTAATAATTTGAGGCCCGACAACAACATCATCAAATGCTAGTGTGTATGCACTAGTGGACACGCTGCTAACATGAAGAATTAAGCGATAGCTGGTGCTGTTTGAGGCAGTTTGGAAGGTTCCACGCCATTTACTGCCACCAATGAAATTTTCAATAGAACTTGGTGCTGGCTGAATGAGTGTTGCATTTGTAATATCATAAATCCAAACAGTCATGTCGCTTGTAGCAAAGGTTCCGGAGACAACTTCGTAATCAAACGAAATGCTTTGTACTTGTGCTTTGTCAATGGAGGCGATTGTGAAGTCATAAGAGACGCCTTGTCCTTGACGGTTCGCGGCATCCTTTACAAAATTAAAATCATAAGCTCCGCGAAGAGGCGTTGTGCTCGAAACGTCCCATGTTACGGTAGCAATGCCTCCAGTCCCATCAACGGGAGCTGTTCCTGGAGCGTTAGTATATGTGGTCCAGCCGGTAGTAAGGCCAGACTCAGCATCGCCTTCTAGAACATAATTAACTACTTGCGTCTTATCTAAACGATAAGGAGCAGCACTAGAAGCGTCGTTCTTAAAATAAGGGTGTCCATCAGATCCGGGATAGAAGCTTCCATAACCAGAAGCAACAGTAGGACCAGTGGTAGGAGTTGAAAGTTCTACCATACGAGCGGCGTCTTCTAAACTAATAAGACCCGTTCCGTTAGCGTTAATGCTAATATTCCCATTAGTATCCGTGCTAGAAATTTCATTACCATCAACGCGAATGTTATCGACATCTAGCTGCGTAATTCCTGACATGGCTCCGGCATCATTAAGAGCAACGGTACTACTTTGAATAAAGTTACCAGTCGTTCCATCCCAACGAGCAACGCGGTCATCAACAACAACACCAGAAGCCGCAATGCCCCCAGAACCACCGACTACGCGCCATCGTGCGGTTGAATCGTCATATTTAAGAATGACAACACCGCCGTTTTTAAGGGAAATAGTCGAACCGTTTCCAGTAATAATACGGTTGGCGGCAGAAGGATTTGAATCTTCGTTTGGAATACTAATATCACTGCCGCTAGCATTGATGACATAAAGAACTTTATCTCCGGAAGCTGCAACAATACCGCGCAACGACGTGACAGCGCCGGTAAGGCGAATCGAACCATAAGTAGCGTTTACAAGAGCGTCAACGTTGCCAGTAGAGGCGTCGTTTTGGTCAGTGACTACAATACCATTACCGTCTAATAGAAGACCGGACGAGATTACCGTTCCAGAACCATTACGAGCAAGGATTTTATTAGCGTCACCAACTTCAGTTTTAAGTGAAGATAGTGCAAGATCTTGTACGGTGTTGCTGTCTCCGTCAATCGTTTTATTTGTAAGCGTGGCTGCGTGGGCTTCCGTTACAACCGGACTAGAAGATGTTCCATTATGATAATTAAGCTTTCCATCTCCGCTAGTGACATCCAAATCACCCTGGTCGTCGGCTGTGGAGGCGGATTCTGGACGAAGGTTTAAACCCTTCCAAATTTTAGTGAAAACATTGGCAGACATTTATACCCCTTTAATCTTGTTGAAGGATAGCTTTTGCGCTAAAAGAAATAGTGCCTGTATGGTTGATAGTACCAACGGCAGTTGTAGTGAAAGAAACGGCTCCAGCATCGGAAACTGAAAATTCAATATTGGCTCCAGGGGCCGTGGCCATGCGTGTAACCGACCATTTAGAGCCTGATGAATTGTCTGGGTCGTAAACGGCAGTAAACTCACCGGCCTCAGATAGGTGGGTAGTTGGTGAGTCCCCTTCACGATAAACAGCATAAGTAACAGTGAAGGCCCGAACTAATAGTACCGGGAATTGTAGAGCCGTAATAGGCTGGTCAGTTACAACGTTATAAGCGTCAATATTAAGTACCTGAGGAGGAACGTCATAGGGACCAACAATACCAGAAAGGGCCTGTTCGACTGCTTCGGCGAAAGCAATAATAGCCTCAGACCAATTTGGACTTTCCCCAGAATCCGGGAATGCGATAGGTGTACCTGAAATAGTAATAATTGGCATAACATTAGTTGTTAACCGCCAACTATAAAAGTATAGGGCCTATAACGTTTTTACATATTTAGCCTGACCGGCATCGTATATCTTATAAAGTCCTAACTCTTTAGCGTATTCTTTCTCGGAAAGCCCCCTGGCGTCCATATTAGCCTTACAATACAGTCTATTAAAGGTCTTTACCCCATCTGTCCATTTCCACCCAAGAGTGGTCCCAGAGCGTTTAAATGCGTTCTTTTCTAAAGACTCTCCGGTGGCGTAGCGAAGGTCAACAAATGAGACGATTTCTCCACCAAAAGCCTCTAAAAACTTGCAGAGCTTAGAAAAGCCACCAATAATGGACGTATTAAGTTCATTTGAATAACGAACAATCTCAGAGCCCGTTTTTGTTTCTTTAAAAGTCATGACAGAAACGAGTTTATTATCATAGAAAAGACCGAGGGCTCTGGAAGCTGGACCTTTCCCCATCAAGTGAGTCCTTTCTAGGAATTCTGAGGCTTCTTTAAACTCGATTTCTTGAAGAGAGCATTTTCGAGCAAAGATTCTTGTATTCGATTTCTTGATATTACCAATCATGCTTTGAATAATAAGGGGGCGTTCTTTAATCTCGTCTTGTCGAAATTGTAGAAGCCGCAATCCAACATTTTCATAATCAATTCGTTTATTAATGTGATATTTATTATCTTTCTTGTATAAATCTGAATGGTAAATTAATCCATCAACGTCAATATATGTATCCTCTGATAGTTTAAAGTCCGGCTTGTATTTCAGATCATCGCAAATCTTTTTATTAAAAGATGGAAGATTTTCTATGGTCTTTTGGATTTGCGTTT